TCCCACAAAGGGATTAACTCTTCAGGTAAAGCCTTTAGGATATCCTTTTCAAGGATACAGCCATTAGCATTAGCTCTAAGATTAGGTGCTGGTTTCATGTTTTTACTTTAGTATATTGACAGTATCTCTATATGCTGTCAAAGCTTTAATAATGGAATCTAATTCATGGTTTTCAAAAGTCATAAAAGTTCTTGGCCTTCGATCAGCAGTAAGGTGACTCGAACAAATATCTGTAGTTAGCATTTCAGTATAATCATAATTGTCTGGTGATTGTCTGAATGTTACAAAAAAATCTTCTAGCTTTACGTTTATTATTACACTTATGTCTTCTTTTTTCATAATCTTATTCTATAATAAAAAGGGACTAGGTCAAGAGTTTTTAATCTCAAGACCTAGCTGGGCATAGAACTTCTTTCTCAGATCATTCCACTCAATAGGTGTATAGTTAATCTGCTCAGCTGAGATACAGAAGTATCTAGGATCAGGTACTCTGAACTCATCTCCATCAAGCATCATAACTGTCCTCTGATGAATATGGCCATGAATGTTACCTTTAAACCTACCTAAGCAATCTGGATGAATAGGAATGTGGGTGATACAAAAGTTATCCAGAACATGAAATGCCCTGATATCATAGAAGTATGGAAGATAAACCTTAAGCTCGCCAATGTCATGATTTCCTTTGACAAGCACTTTTTTTCCATTGAGTCTCTCCATAATATGGATCTGCTTCTTAGCCTTCATTACAAGGTCACCACAAACGTATACTTTATCGACTGGTCGAACAACCTTGTTCCAGTTCTCGATCATTGCCTCATCCATCTCTGCAGCATTGTCCCAGGGACGAAGCTTAGTTCCATCATCTCGAAGGAACTTACAAACTCCCTGATGAGAGAAATGACAATCCGCAATTAAAAAAGCATTATGCATATCGTTTATTGTTAAAAAGATAATACAGTATTATTAAGGAATAGGCAAGATAAAAAGGTCCCCAGGTGCTGTATCTTCTGCAATGAATGATCACACAACTCGTAGGATGTATACGAAAAGAGCACCTGGAGACATAAATATATATGCAATGAATGATATTAATACCACACAAGAACTTTCTTATTATCAAAAAAATAAAGAGAGATGCAGACGAGCCGCGCTACAAAGCTATTATAGAAATAGAGAAAAGCGTAAAGAGAGTATGTGCTCTTATAATAAAACAAATAGAAAGAAAATTAATGAACGTGATAGAGAGCGACGAAGAATTGATAAGGCTCAAACATTAAAATTGTATAAACAGGCTCAAATAAGACGGAAAGAACGTTTTCATACTGATATACAATACAGATTATCTGTTAATTTAAGAGTTAGATTTTATCAGTCTATTAAAAAAATAAAAAATAAAAAAGATTTAAATGCTTTAACATTAGCAGGTTGTAGTTTAGACGAAGTAAAAGAACATATTGAAAAACAATGGTTACCTGGAATGAACTGGAGCAACTATACAAAAGATGGTTGGCATATAGATCATATTAAACCTATAGATACGTTTGATCTTACAGATATAGAACAACAAAAGTTATGTTTTCATTATTCTAATCTTAGACCTTTATGGGCTACTGATAATTTATCGAGACCTAAAGACGGTAGCGATATCTAAATCTTAATAAACATCTTTGCTGTAGAGTTTGTATCCTCTTGACCCCAATCAACTAAAAGTACCTTAATACCAGCTTGTTTAGCTAATACACAAACCTGAACATTGTCATCAATATGAAGAGATGTTCCGAGGGATAGAAGTGTAGGTGTCTTATTCTTTCCACCCACAGCCACTACAGACTTAATTGGAAGGTCATAGAGCTTAATAAGGTCCCAACATTCAGGAACATCCTTTTCTTCTCTTGCTGTCACAACATGAATCTCAAATCCCTCTTTAGCCTTTTGATGAATGAAATCATGAACTCTCTTTACAGGCTCAGCATCAAATCCAGCAGGAATCCAAAGAGCTCCAGATGCAGACTTGTAAGATGGATCTTCAAAAAGCGTGTCGTCGAAATCGCAAGTTATAACTTTCTTAGTCATTTAGTAATTCCTTTAAAGCTTTAAATTCTTTCTTAAAGAACATCTGACCAACTATAGTCAAACGACTCTTAACAGCGTACAAGATTTGCATACTTTCTCCGTTCTCCAAAGCTCTAACAATATCTTGAATGTAGAGCCTATCAGCTTCATAGTGCTGACGGATCTTATCATTATCATGCATTTGTTCAAGCATCTTTTTAAGACATTCCTTCTTATACTCCATTAGTCTTTGACCAAAGCTAATAGACATTTCTAGCTCGTTAACTGTTTGTTGATCAATCATTAATAATTAAGTGACAGGATTTCTTATTCTTCATATCCTCTCCATATTATACGAAATAGAAAATAAGGCAAGTAAGCAATGCTAAGAATATAGAATCTTTTTCTCCAAGACTTTCCTTCAGTTAAAAATAAGAATCTCCTGAGCCATTTCATCCTCTATCTCTATCTTCAGAAATAAAATCAGTTGAGTCCATTTTACCTAAGAGCTTACGAATAAGACTATTACAGGAAATGTAATATTCACACATCATTGGATCCCTTGAGTCCATAGCCATATCTAATTCTTCATCATTATCTTTTAGTGTCTCTTCAAGGTCCTTCTTATAATCAGGATTGAGCTTAGTACTAATCAGGTCAATAATTGGGCTAACATCTTTATCAGATAGATGTAAAGTAATCTCAGACTGTTCATGTCCAGATCCATAATTAAACTTCAATGTTAGCTCAACTGGTGGGTGATAGAGTCCACTAAAAGGTTGACCAGTGAAGTCAGAAAAATAACTTGCTTCTTCGTGCTGTTTTGGAGTTATAATCTTCTTCATAAAGTATGTTAAGCACTCCAAGCCTGAGAGTCAATGGTCTTCATCATAGCATCAAAGTCTTTCTTTTTAGCCTCATAGTAAAAGTTCTGCAGATCTGTTTTTAAAGGACCTGCAGAACCATCCTCATGAATTCTAAAGACTTCCTGAAGACCACAATCAACATTTACATTAATTGAGTTATCATCAGTCTTATCAATATCAATAAGAGGACCTACTGTTGTACTATTAGGAGTATGACCATAGACCTGCTTAATACCAGGAATAGTATTAGACTCTCTGTAATGGTCATGCCAAAGGATACCACCAGTCTTATGAGTACCACCTCTACACCTTCCAGCAGCTCCAAGAATATCTGTATACTCCCTGTTCTTATACATCTCTACAGCCTCATCAATCTTCTTAATGATAACTTCAGGAGTTGTACCAAGAACAGGATGTTCAAACCAATGACTGGAAATACCAGCATGAGTGAAGAACCAACCATTCTCGTAATGATACATCTTAATCTTATCCCAATCCTCATTGGTCATAATCCGATTAATAGCATCATCCTTTTGAAGAGTGTATCCAGAGCAATGATAAAGGTTTTGAAGATTACCCTTATTATCCTTTCTATAGTTTAGATAAGAATAATTGATATCATGGTTACCCATCAAAGCGACAATATTCGGGTGATCGAGAATACTCTTAAGCCACCTAGCAGTCTGATCTGCTTCAACGGCAGAATCGCCAAAGTCATCGAAGTAGTCACCGACCATGACAATTTTATGAGTATCAACATATTTGTCAATAATCATCTGTGCTTGAACGAAGTGATTGTGCACGTCTCCAACCACTATAATTTTCTGTGTCATATTTTTATGATATATGAATTTTATTTAGAGGCAAGGAGAATATTGCAATGATAGGTATAAATATTAATGTGAATATTAAAGACATTTTAAATGAGTATATGCAAGGTATTTCTGCAGCAGCTATTACTAAGAAATATAAAATTCAATATAACACTATAAAAAAGATAGTTGAAAGTAACGGAAATAAAATGAGAAGTCAATCACAAGCAAACAGTCGTTATACATTCAACCACGACTTCTTTGAAAATATAGATAGTGAACAAAAAGCTTACTATCTCGGGCTTATTTTAACAGATGGTTACGTAGGTGAGAAAGATATTGTTATAGAATTAAAATCAATTGACAGGCATATAATTGAATCATTTGTTACAACTATTAGCGGTACAAACAAAATACATGAAATTATAAGAAAGAGCAACTCCTTTTCTAAAAAAGGGTGTATAACATCTAGATTAAATTTTCGTTCAGAGAAAATGGTTAATGATTTAGGTAAGTTAGGTATTAAAAAGGGTAAAACATTTAATATAAATATACCTAAATTACCTGATTACCTTGAAAGACATTTTTGGAGAGGTGTACTCGATGGTGATGGTTATGTTTCCTGTCTTAATAGAAAATATAAATATACTACTTCAAAAGGAGAAAAAAAAATAAGTTACAACAAGTATTTAGAAGTAGGTATATGTGGGCATATTAATACTGTCACGGCATTTTCTGAATTTTTAAAAAAGAACAATATTAAGGGTTCAAAAATTTTTCCAGATCATTCTATTTTTTCGATTAGATTAAAAAATGCTACAGAAGCTAATAAATTTTTAAATTTTATTTATACAAATTCTAATCCTATTTTATATCTACAGAGAAAATATTCTAAATATAATGAATTTTTAGAATATAAAAAAACAATTAATAAAAATACAAAAAATAATATCACCTATGACAAGAATTTTAGACATGACAGAGAGCGTAAAGGTGCTTATAGATAAAAAACCAAAAGACAAGACAACTCAAGAATAGAATAAGATTAACTGGAACATATTTCATACCTTTATAGTATGATCTCTATAAGAAAAGAGCAAGCTATTTTTTAACCATTATAAACAGGTATCCATCCGGCAAAAGTACCATTTGCTAAATAGACAGGCATTTTATATGCTACAGTTGTAGGTGAGCCTGTTGTAGCGGATAAACTACTAACCCAGAGAGCACTTGTTGAAACAAAGCCTGTCGAACTTACACTACCGCTAACTGTTAATTGTTGGTTGGGCACAGAAGTATTGATACCAACAAATCCGCCGTTTCCAACTGCATTAGTATTCTTAATTCTTAACCGTTCATTACCACTGTTTACTGAAGTACCACTCAAAGATCCACCAGTGAAGAACAACAAGTCCCCTGTACTTCCTGTGGTACCATATGCTAAATTAGCAGATGTGGCATAGAGATAAGAATCATTAGCACCCACAACGTTAAACTTTGGACCGTAAAGATTACCATTGTATATGCTACTAGCAATACCCATATCAAGATAGTTGGTACCAAGATCATTATAGAGAGAAATATCAGTACTAGCACTAAGACCGGTAAATGTATTCTGAATCTGATTGAAAATTGACCCACTAGCTGTTGATACAATTGTAAGAGGTGAAACATTAGGACTTGTTACAGTGGGCTTTATGCCAATTGTAACTGTACTAGCAGCTACTGTACCTTGAGAGGATATGTTATTGACATACGTATAATTAGCTGAAGTTGCTGTAATACGAGAACCGAGGATGAATGTATTATCGGCACTAAGACTTGAATTATAATAACCACCTGCAATGTATGAATAAGATGAGTTTATCGTATTAGTATAGCCACCAACAATACTTGAATAACAGTTGTTAATTATATTACTTTCACCAGCGCCAATAAAGGAGTAATTTGCACTCGTATTATTTCCACAAATTGTATTATTACCACCGCCTACGATAGCTGTATTTTTAATTAATCCATAGTTACCAGAATTAGTTATACAATTCTGATTACCACCACCGAGGAATACATCACTATTGTCATTTTGATTATTGAAAGTATTACAATTTTGTATGCAGTTATTTTCGCCACCAACAATTACACTAGCATCGGCTGCTGCTATGTAATTAGAAGTTCCACCTGCAATAACACCGCAACTACCCTGATTACAATTAGTATCACCACCACCAACAACTGAGTATCCCCCAGAGGCAGTATTACTACAACCACCTGCTATTACATTGTGACTATTGGTTATATTATTATACTCTCCACCGCCAATATTATTATAAGTTCCACTTATACTATTATTATTACCACCAGCTATATCAGAATAAGCTCCAGAAGCTGTATTAGTTCCAGCTATAGGTAATATAGCAGTATTGTTAGCAATATATGGATACCCTCTAAGAGGAAGAATTGTATTAGCTAAGTCATTAACAGTTGTTCTTAACTCTGCAGATCCATCACATGCATAGCCTACAATATAATCACCAGAGAGAGGTGTAGATCTAAGGTTAAAATTAGTAAAATTCTGTGAACTCATTGATATTATTTATTAAAAAATTAATTAATTAAAAGTATTTCAGCTAACGGATTATTAATAAGAGTAATAGGCTCAGAGTTTATTAATAACATTGCATTAGCTGTTGATTGATTGCTTATTAGATATCCGTGATCAGATAATTTACTATACCCTGCAACATTAAAGAGAATAATGTCATATGTACCTGAAGTATCAAAACTCGGTAAATTTACATATAAATGATTATTATCAGTGAAATAATAATTCGTAGATGGTAAAGCATACCCAGAAAATGGTGGAAATGATGCTGATACTAATGGATTTGTAGAGAATAAATCAATAGCACTTAACGTTCCTGGTATCTGCATATTACCAGAACTAAGGTATACCTGCTGCAAGTGATTATACATCGCTCCTTCAAATAGGAGAGATGCAGTAAGCGGGTACTTAATAGTTAGGTAGTTCACTACCTATATTTAATATAATAACCGCTATTTTGCGGTATTAATTATTTCAGCTGTTCTCGCTCTATTAGCTTTTAACATATCTTTTAGCTGTTGAGTTTCAGCCTCAAGATCTTCAATTACTTGTTTAAGAGACAAGTTTTCTTTAGTTAAATCATATACAGCTTCCCGTAAAAATGTTACCTCACTATCCATAATATTATATATTAGTTGTTCTCGTTATAGCATCCTCAAGACCCTTTGCAATATCTTCAGGATCATCCATCTTTACATCTATTTTTTGTACTTTAGTTCTATCCGGAAGATCAAAACCCTCTTCTTTATAATAGTACTCAGCAATGTACTCGCTGTTTTTAGTTAAAAACTGTTCAAGTTTTTCAGGATAGATAATATCATAGATTTTTTCAAAATCTTGTTTACCAGGAAAGAGAACAGTTGACCGATAATAAACCCCGGCCATCTCATCGAGTTCCTCAATGGATGACCAGGGGTAATTGTTACCAGGTATCTCAGTATATCTAATTGATACCTGCTTCATTCTTACAACCAGCCGCCGTTAGGAAGAGGAGGCTGTGCTACTGGCTTCTTTACTACCTGAGTATTAAAGGCGCTGTAAATCTTCTGAAGATTTGTATCAAGAACAAGAATGTTCTTTTGAAGACCTGCAATGGTTTCATTGAGGGTGTTAATCTGAAGCTGAAGGCTAGCTAGAGCTTCGTCGGTTGTTGCTGCTGGTTTTGTCATATAGAGTATTTACAATTTAGATAGATTAAAGCAACTAGTTTTAAAGGTTAATCAATAAGATCCCAATCTTCACCATCTTCAATATTAATAGTACTAGTTGTTGCTTTCTGCCATTGATTATCGGTAACAATAGGTCCGAGACAGTAATCAACTGTTTCCCGAAGCTCATTAAGAGAAGCAATAAAGTAATTGAAATACCTTCCACTTCTATCTGTATGAATAAGATTTACAGATCCGTCTATAGAAGTATACTCGGCAATAAGTTCTCCTTTGCCTTGAACTGCTAGTTTATAAAATTCGATATCGTTCTGTACGCTATCGAGGAGAAATACATCATTAAGATATTCTTTGACTGTCATGGTGTTATTTTGTATTTGTATTTTGGTTCATTATTGAGAAATATATAATAATAAGAATTATATGAAGATGCAAGAATTATTTCTTTAAAATTGTAATTACTTTATCCTTAAGACCAATCTTATATTTGTTCTTAAGGTTATTCTTTAATAACTCTTCAGCAAGAAAGTCTTCAATCTCGTGCTCTACCAATCGACGAATACCTCTAGCCCCATATTGTTTGTCATACTTTGATTCTACCAAGTAGTCAAGTACATCATTATTTACAGTAAGAGTAAGTTTATGATTCTGTTCAATACGACTAAGAACTTTATTGACTTCAAGAGCAATAACCTTCTTAATACTATCATTTTCTAGCTTATTAAAGACAATCAACCCATCAATACGGTTTAAGAGTTCTGGTTTAAAGTGTTTCTTTGCTTCCTCAATTACACTCTCTCTTGAACTCGACTTACCATTAGGAAGCTTATGAGCATTAAATCCCATAGATTTATCCTTTGTACTAGTTAAAGCCTCGGCACCAAGATTGGATGTCATAATAATAACTGTATGTCTGAAGTCTACCTTACGACCTTCTCCATCAGTTAATGTACCATCCTCTAAGACTTGAAGTAAAAGATGAAGTACATCAGGATGAGCCTTCTCAACCTCATCCAACAATACTACACTATATGGATTACGACGAATCTTTTCTGTTAATTGACCTCCCTCTCCATACCCAACATAACCTGGAGGTGAGCCAATAAGTCTAGAGAGAGCAAACTTTTCCATATACTCTGACATATCAATCTTAATAAGAGCATCTTTGTTCTTATAGACAATATCAGCGATAGTTTGAGCTAGATAAGTTTTTCCGACACCAGTAGGTCCAAAGAATATAAAGGAACCTGTAGGACGTTTTGGGTCTTTAAGATCAAGTCTACCTTTCTTAAGAATACGTGAGACTTCTTTAATAGCTTCATTCTGTCCAATAATTGTTTTAGATAGTGTTTCTTCCAATCGAAGAAGCTCTTCCTTACCAGACTCTCTAAGTTCATTAAGAGGAATACCAGTAATTGTGGATAGAGTTGTTAATACATCTTCACGATCAAGAATAATATCAGCATGTTCTCTCTTCTCAACCCATTCCTTCTTAGCCTTATCACGTTTAACAATCAAACTCTGTTCTTTATCACGAGCCTTTGCTGCTTGTTCAAACTCTTGATTAGCTACAAGACGTTCCTTTTCTATTACGATTTCTTTAATTTGGTTATTAAGATTAACAACTTCCTCTGAAGTAGAAAGAGCTGAAATTCTAGCTCTCGATCCTGTTTCATCCATAATGTCTATAGCCTTATCAGGTAGAAAACGTGAAGGAAGATAACGATCTGAACATTTAACCATTTCCTTAATAACAGTATCTGGTATAATGACACCATGATGGACTTCATATCGTTGACGAAGTCCACTGAGAATCTGAACAGCTTGTTCTACTGTTGGTGGATTAACAGTAATTGATTGAAATCGTCGTTCTAAGGCCTGATCTTTCTCAATATACTTTCTATACTCGTTAAATGTAGTAGCACCAATACATTGAATCTCTCCGCGACTAAGTGCAGGCTTAAGAATATTAGAAGCATCCATTGTACCCTCTGCTGAACCTGCTCCTACCATTGTATGTAATTCATCAATAAAGAGAATAACATCTCCTCTCGTCTTTACCTCCTGCATTACTGTTTTAATACGTTCTTCAAATTGACCACGATACTTTGTACCAGCAACCATAAGAGTAAGATCTAATGCTAGAATCTCTTTGTTAGCAATAATTGATGGTACTTCTTCCTGTACAATTCTTTGTGCAAGTCCTTCCACAATAGCAGTTTTACCTACACCTGCTTCACCAATTAAAACAGGATTGTTCTTACTACGACGACAGAGAATTTGAATCATTCGTTCAATCTCTCGCTCACGTCCTACAACAGGATCAAGTTTATTCTCTTTAGCAAGTTTTGTAATATCTCTTGCAAATACATCTAAAGCTGGTGTCTTACTATCTGTTTTACTTCCCTTACTACCAGCACCTACAGATTGATACTTGTCATCATCTTCATCTTCATCTTCATCAAAAGGAAGAACAGAAGGATTTAATTCATTTACAATTTCCTGACGTACAATATTAAGATCAACATTGAGTTTATGTAGAATAGTAGCTGCCATTCCATCTTTTTCTTTAATAAGACCAAGAAGAAGATGTTCAGTACCAATATAAGTATGACCGAGAGCCTTGGCTTCTCTTCCAGCTAGAACAAGTACTTTGTTAGCACGAGGAGAGTAAATGATAGAGGGTAACTTTTTTGCATTGCCTGCAGCGTGCTTTTCAATCTCTTCAAAGATTATACTAACATCTGAAACAATTTTCTTTAATACATTAACAGCAAGACCTTGATTAAGTCGAAGAATACCCAAAAGGATATGCTCTGTACCAACATAGCCACTCTCTAGTCGCTCGGCTTCTTTCTTTGCAAGGGCTAGAGCTTGCTGTGCTCTTGGTGTTAAATTATTCACAGATTAAGTTTATTTATAAATCTATAATAACAAATCAATGAATAGAAAAGCGATGATTATTTGTTGTAACTTCTACTCGATCCTGTTCAAAATTATTAAAACGTTTAGTTAAATCTTTAATTTCCTTTCTCGCCTTAATGAGCTCACTCATATTCTTATCGGCCTCTGAACGTACAGCAATAAGAGCATTTTTAAGTTGATCAACAGTAAAGCCATCTAGAGATTTAATTGTCATAATTCTATTATTGTATATTTTTTAGGAAATAGCAAGAATTAAGCGCAGATACTCTTACTAAAATTCTTCATTACACTTCTCGCCCCATTCGGTACGTAGTATTGTTTCTCTCTTTCGTAAAGATCTGCGGACATGATTTGAATTTCTCCCCCGGTCTTATGACCATAGCACATAACTCCCTTCCTAGGCTTAACAATATTATGCTTATTCGCACAAGCTGCGCAGAATAGGGTATTAGGAAGAATTTCTAGACGCTCGGCTTCAATTGTATTATCACAGGTACGGCAGGTATTAATCATTCCACAATAATATAGGAATCTAAAAATACTGCAAGAAGAAAATTAAGACTGTGATTCAGCCCAAGATAATCTTACACCAATACCCTGAGTGGTTGTACCGAGATTTGTAGCAAGAACAGTTACAACGTCAGGTCCATCCGGATATACATTATAGCCATTATTTGATGGTATGGAGTTAGTACCGCCACCGATAGCAGATGTTCCGAGATCTCTTACTGATGTAAGATCGTATGTTGTTTCATTATAACCTGTATTTGAGTTAGAAGCAGTATAGAAACCAAAGATTGATTCACCACCTGATAATGTATCTTTTATTGAAGTACCAAAAACATTATTAGAATGATAACAAACCTGAGCTAAACTTGAGTTAATAGTAGTACCAGGATTTGTTACTGGTACCCAAGGTTGATTGGTATATATATTACCGTTGAGAACTAGACTCAATCTAAATAATCCGTTTGTTATTGCATCCATGCTCTGTAACTTGAGCTGCATTCTGTTAATGACTTCCTTGGCTCCAAGAAGACCGGTCTTACCTGAATCAACACTAGGTGCAAGTCGAATACTCAATAATGGAACTGTTACGTTAGGTGCTACTGTTGTAATTGCTGATAAGGATGCTGTACCAGCATCCTGAGAGCCTGTATTAAAAGAATAGACAAGATCTGTTTGATACTGACCTTCCATGATAACACTTGAGCCCCAATGGCTAAGAGCTGCTGCTGGTGGTGCTCCAGCTAATTCAACAGCTATAGGGGCTGCGGCGTTGTATGTAAATGTTGTAGCTTGGCTACCACCGAATACGCCTCTTGTTACTGATTTCAATGCTGTTAAACCACCGCTACTTTGTGTACTACCATATGTAATATATTCTATTACACCAGTGGACCCAGGTGCCATAATGCGTGCTGTTCCAGAGGGAGGAAATCCAGAAACATTTGCTACATTGACTACTGTGTCGCTGGAGTTAACTGTACCTGTGATTGTTGTAATTGGTTGAATTGTATTCTCTTCATAACGTGCAGGTAGATTACCAGCACGCATGTACGCGACTGTATTAACATTATTGTTTAACATTTTATGACAATAGGTATAACTACCGTCAGCAGCACGTAATCCCCATCGAATAAATCCTGCACCATACCAAGAATAATCAATACAGAACATTTGCATTTTCGTTAAGTCAATAGTATATCCACTAGGACCCGTACCATCCATTTTATCGAGATTCCATTGACTTTGAGGAATCTTTAAATCAATTGTCTTTGCAATAATAACTCCACCTGTTTCACTTACACCTCTATACTCAGGTGACATTGTAAGCTGGGTATCACTAGGAATAGATAGTACTCTATAACTCTGTCCTCTTAATACAATAAACGAACCTGGGACTAATTGTTGAGTGAAGTAAGTACCTACGCCTGAGAGTATATTGGTATTTTGTGTAAGGATACCTGTTCCTTGTAAAATAGTTGTACTACTACGACGTACTACGGAAAGAGTCTGACCATCATGTTCAAAAAATACTCCATTCTGTGAATCAAACATTCCAATTCTAGATGTTTGACCATACCAAGAATTAGGTGTAATGGTAATTGGTGTACCTACACCATATGAAATAGTTGGTATTGATGGTGCTGTATAGACAAATACATTTGGATTAATAGTAGCTGTTACAGGTAAGTTTGTACCGTTATAATTAGGATCATTTGTTACACCACTAACATTAATAAGAACATTATCGTAAGTAGTAACGCCTGATGGAAACTTAACTGTAGCTGTTATAGAATTTGTTAATGAACCACCGGGTACATTAGCTGTCAATGAATCAACAAACATTGCAGGCTTAAGAATAGTACCTGTGCTAAATGATATTCCCTTGCCAGCTTGATATCTGAAATAACGACGGGTCTGTCTAATAGCTTGTGTATTAGGTGCGACTGCACCACAGGTAAAAAATACACCACCATCATAAGAACGGTGAATAGCATATCCATTTGGTCTAGCAAATAATGCTCCTGTTAAACCTGCTGTTGCTGTAATTGTTGTACCATTAAAGATAGAGCTAATATTAAATGTAAATGTATTAGCTGTTGGTGTAGTAAGAACATTAAATGATCCGTTAATTGCAGATATATAAGCTGCTGCAGTTGTACAATTGACAATATAGATAGGTGAATTAACAGATAAGCCGTGAGCTGATAACGTAGTTCCTGTTAAAGTTGTTGTACCTGAGGTATATGTTAAGAAGCCACCAGCAGCTTGCGATACAGGTATTGCAGATTGTGTATAGAAATTACCGGGATAAATATACGTTCTGCTACCATTTAAAATATTGCCACTTACGGTTGTTTGATTTGTTGTAGTATAGGTAAACCAATTTCCTTGACCGCCAACACTATCTGTTAAAAACCAACCATTAGCGTTCGGATCGTATGATTCTTGTACGAAAATAGGTACACCAGAACCTGGATATGTATTAGTTGAAACTGTAACTGTACGTGTGTTGTTTGCTGAGAGGACACCTACTGTTAATGGCAGAGCTGCATTAAAGAACGCAGTTGGGCGATTATTGTTTAAATTTAAAAATTCCCATTTTGCTGGCTGTAAACCGTATTCAAAGTCAGTATCAATTAATGATTGGGGTTGGATTACACGCTGTTTATTAATTGCATCAAATTGTGCTTCAGCAGGTGTTGTTGTTATTGCGGGTGAATCAAAAATTACTTGAAGTAAGTCAGAAGAGGCACATGATACTGTACTAGCAGTGAGGGTTAAAATTTTTCCTGTTGTATCCCAAGTACCACCGTAACCTGTTAAACCTTCTCCATAGATGAGAATATTCTGTGTTTGATCCATAATCGCCATTAAACGATTATTAGCAAATCCAGGTATACCTGAGAAGTTAATTGTGCCGGCATTAGCAGCACCAGGTGTAAAAATAGGAGAGTAATTAGAGGCTAGAACGGTTTTCACAGTTTATTATATTTATAAGATTGTTTACTTTATCCACCGAAGATGAGTGCAGAGATTGCGATATTTTGATTTAAGTTAGCAGATATAACACAAGTGGCAGAAAGGTTAGTAGTTGTTATATTATTAGTTGAAATTATACCACCACCACTTGTTGAAAGATTATTAACATATGTGTAATTATCAGCTGATGTTTTAATATTAGATCCTAAAATATTACTATTAGCATTTGTATTAAGATTATTTTGCCCACCAAGAATAGCGGAATATTGTACGTTACCATTAGTACCACAAATACAATTATTATAACCATTGACTATACTTGAATATGATCCAAATCCACCAATATAATTATTATAACCACCACCTATGAAGGTAGAGCCTACAGTAGATATGTTACCACAAATGTAATTATTTAAACCACCAGTAATTACATTATAACTACCTCCAGAATTAATAACATTGTTCTGTCCACCAGCTATATTTGCATATCCACCGGAAGCGGAATTACCTCCAGATACAGGTTGTATATTATTTGTATTTACAATACTGTAAACTTCACTTGCTAACCAATTACCACTATTACCAGCCACTGTAGTATAAACATTATTCCAATTAGTGGAACAACCTGTACCATCATATACTTTGCCTTGACTGGAAAGGTTATTTACAAATGTAAAGTTATCAGCTGATGAGCGAATATTGGCACCGACAATAAAGCTACAATTATTTGTATTACAATTGTTAGTACCACCTAGGATAACAGAATGTGCTCCACTACTACAGTTAGAGCTACCACCTACGATAATATTACAAGCACCTACAGCACAATTTGTAGATCCACCACCAATAAAAGTATAGACATTGCATGCACAATTACTAGCACCACCACCAATAACTGAATTATTAGAATTAACAAAATTATTATTACCTCCGTTTATAACGGAATATAAAGAAGTAATACAATTACAGCAACCACCACCTACAAATGATTCATTATTTGTAACTGCATTACACTGACCACCGACAATACTAGAACAACATCCGGAAACATTACTACAACTACCACCACCTATGGATGAGTAATTACCAGAAACTGTATTACGTCCACCACCATGAATTGCAGCAGCTATACCTGTACCTACATTTAAATTACCGCCTGCTACAACAATATTACCATTTGTATTAATACAGTTTGAAGTACCACCACCAATAACACTGCATCCTGAACCACCGTAAATACAATTACTAGCACCTGATCCAATTATATTACCAACACCTGAAGCTGTAATACAATTATTATTACCACCAGCTACAAAAGAAAGATTTGAAGAGACATAGTTACAACAACCACCAACAATAGTAGCACATTGACCGGTATTAGTATTACTCAATCCGCTAACAATTGTTGATATATTACCACCAACACTGTTTAATCTACCACCTAAAACATTAGAAAAATAACCTGATGATGTATTATTACCTAAAACAGGTACAAATCCACTAACACTCTGTACTAAAGTTGGAGTTCCTAATATACTCCCAATTGCTATAGCTGCAGCAGAGATGGAAACTCTTGATGTCGTACTACAATTACCAGTTACAACAGGTATAAGATCACATGCTGCTGGATTATTACATATAGCTAATTCAGAAATTCTAAGGTTTGACATGTATTAATATTTATGTCAAACTGCTTACTAACTATTAATTATGTATTTTTAAATTAATGTACCTGTAATAAACACTCTACCAGATAGAGTTGTTGTTGGTGTACCGCCATTAACATAAGCAGCATCAATCTTAGCTATTACACTTGTTCCTCCTGGTACATAGCTCTTTGATGCGGCAGATATAACTAAGGAACCTCTAAAGTAATCACCTGCATTAACTTGTCCTGTTAGAACAGGAGGTGCGTATTGATTAGAAACTTGTGTTGTTCCATCAGCCCAATATACACGCATTACTGTCATCGTGTCACCAATTCCTGTTCCACCAGTCTTTGTATCTATAATATAGACTATTGAATCTGGGAAAAATATCTTACCAGCAGGTACAGTGAATAGAACACCTGTCGATGATCCGAAAGCACCTTTAAAATTAAATCCATTTAATGCTGTTGTTCCAAAGCCTACTGTTGTTGCATTTCCTCCATTTAAATTAGCATAGACCTGCGCAGCACTTATACTACCATTAACTGTTAAATTAGTATTAGGTGTTGTTGTACCGATACCAACAAATCCATTAGTTGACAGATACATTGTAGCTGTCGGTGTTGACTGACCGGGTCCGTTATTATAAAAAGCTAATGAGTCAGCTCCTGTTCCATTACCAACACTAATTCTACCTAAACCAGGAGAGCCTTGAAGGTAATCAATAATAACACCATCACCACTGACCCCTGTATATACACTATTATTCCATGACCCAGCATGGATTGTATTACCGGTTGCACTAATATTGCCAACAACAGTTAGAGCTTGATTAGGAGATAATGTACTGACACCAACAAAACCGGTATTAGTGATTCTCATTCTCTCATTACCAGCAGCACCGCTTAGAGTACCACCAGTGAAGAACGTTAAGTTACCATTTGCATTAGCTGCACCTAATACGAAGTTACCACTTGTAGCGTATGCATATGAATCACCGCCCCTTACAACATTAAACACTGGACTGTAAAGATTACCATTATACTTTGTACTCGCTATACCTAAATCAAGGTAGTTAATACTATCGTCATTGTATAGAGAAACGTCTGTACTTGCACTAACACCGGCAAACGTATTTTGTATAGCATTAAAGACCGAACCACTAGCTGCACTTGTTATTGTTAAGGGAGCGGAATTTAAAGCTGCTATTACTGACGTTGTACCTAAGAAAGCGCTCTTTGCACTCAAGACGTTAACATTAAACGTAGTAGCTGTCGTGGTATTGAGAAGAGTATACGCGCTTGTCCAATTAGCTGAATTAGCTGATACTGTAGTATATGTATTTTGCCAGTTTCCAGTTAATCCTGATACGTTACTACCTCCACCGCTTCCTAATAATACGCCATTTGCATATGCCTGACCAGCAACGCTTAAATTATTAACATATGTGTAATTCGATGTAGTTGGGTTTATATTTGAACCTATAACAAACACATTTGTTAAGAAGTTGCCTGGTCTATTTAAGGTATTATTGCATCCACCTAAAATGGCTGAATAACAGACTTGAGCTCCAGCAGTTGTAATGATACAGTTATTGGTACCACCAAATATTGATGAATAACAAACTTGAGATACCCCGGTACCGGAGCCTCCACCTAAAGATGAAATACAATTGGATTGACCGCCTAATAAAGTAACATCATAGATATTAGAAGCATAATAACAACTAGCAGTATTACATATTGCGTTATTTGTACCAGTAACAAAAGCACCAGAAAGGGTAGCGTTAACACAACAGCCACATGAAAATAACCTATTATTATTACCATTAGCTATAGTAGCATTTTTAATAAGACCGCAGTGTGCTAAATGACTTACTTGACAATAACCACTCGCCGTAATGTTATTCAAACAACCACTAGCTATACCAACACTATCTAAACACCCATATGTTTGCGTACAAATTAAATTGTTACACCCATTATTAATAAAGGTATAGTTATTACCATTATAGTTATAATAACCACTATTAGTAATAGTATTATTATTACCATTTGTAATGGTGCTATAGCATATAGCGGCACAACAATTTATTGCGTTAATACAGTTATTACAACCATTTATTGTAGCGTAAGAGATATTAGTTCTATCGCAGCATGTTTTTAATAAATTATACGCACCGGTCGCATATACCTGCGAAACATTTGCATATTGCCCGGATATGGTAATGTTGTTTCCAAAGCCGGTTACAGTCGATGCATTTACAACTGAATTATATCCAGAATTAGTAATATTATTAACTTGTCCTGTAATTATCGCTGTAAAGTTTACAGCACCGCCACCATCGGTAACAACTGTATTAAAAAAACCTCCTAAAATACTGGTTCCGGTAATTGACCCATATTGACCACTATTTGTTAAACCTTGACAAATATTGCTGCTTCGACTTCCAATAATATTTGAATCTTGAATATTGGAGCACGGTGTCAATAAGTGTATACCACTACCATTACTACCAATAATATTTGAATCACAAATGTTACTATAATACGCTGAATTTGTTGTACCGCTATAAGCACTACCAATGATATGACTATCATACAAAGAAGCACAACATGCTGATAACGTTATAAAATTTGAACAACCTCTAATAGATACAGTATCAATAAAGCTAGAATCACCGCACTGTTTGACACAATTATTAATACCGTCGATGTTCGCATCATTAATTCTAACCGGTAATACCGGATTAACAGTATTATTTTTCAATAAAATTGTATTTTTAAATCCTGCCATTTTAGCAAATGAAATATAAGCGGTCGAGTCACCAACTACACAAATATTATTCTGACAGCCATTAATAATAGTATTATAAGTACTGTTAGTATTATTAGATGTATAGATAGCGTTGCATATACCATTAATAACGCTTGAATAGGGCCCTAAAACTACGTTACTCAACCCACTAACAATACTTGAATAAGGACCTGAAACTACGTTACTCAAACCACTAACAATTGTATTATAACCGCCTGATAATATCGTATTATGATTACCACCTAGAATTGTAGAATATCCACTAGTAACATTATTAAATGTACCACCTAAAATAGTAGAGCAACCTGCAGATGTATTATTATTACAACCACCTAATATAGCGGAATATCCACCGGTAGCAAAATTATTATCTAATGTACATATATTATGATTAACAACATTACAATAATATGGACCTTGTGGTTGTATATTTGTTAATCCAGAACCATCGCCACTAAAATAACCACCATAAAAATAAGGTGCACATATATTACCATCAGCACTTAAATTATTAACCCTAAAAGTAGTAGCTGTTGAAGTATTGAGAAGAGTATAGGCAGATGACCATTTAGCTGAATTAGCAGATACTGTTGTGTAGGTATTTTGCCAATTACCTGTAAGCGCTCTTACGCCTGTATCTACTGTACTACCGCTAGAGCCCCAACCTGCACTATAAGCACATACTGTTGTATAAGCGTTTGACCAATAAGCTGAATTAGCAGTTAACGTTGTATAAGCATTATTCCATGTACCAGATACAGTATTAATATCTGTATATTTTACAAATGAACCTGTATTTAAATTACTATATGTTACCCAAGTACCACTATTAGTTGATAATGTTGTATAAGTGTTTTGCCAATTAGCACTATTAGAACTAACAGTTGTATAGGTATTTTGCCAAGTAGCTGAATTAGCGGTCAAATTTGTATAAGCACTACTCCAGTTAGCACTATAAGCACATACTGTTGTATAAACATTAGACCAAAACGCTGAATTAGCAGTTAACGTTGAATAAGAATTATTCCAGTTAGCACTAAATGAGCTAACTGTTGTATAGGTATTTTGCCAATTACCAGTTATTGCTCTGACTCCTGTATCTATTGTACCACCACCACTTCCTAATAATACACCATTTGCATAAACAGCCGTAGATGCTGAAATGGTACCAGCTACAGTTAATTGCTGGTTAGGTGTTGAAGTATTAATACCAACAAATCCACCATTAGTTGCAGTATTAACGTTAACAATACGCATTCTTTCATTACCACTATTACCAGATGTACCACTTAATGAACCACCTGTATGAAATATTAAATCTCCTGTTGATCCTGTATTACCGACACTTATATTACCAGTTGTAGCAAAGAAATACGAATCATTTGGTCCAATTATATTGAATGCTGGAAAATATATATTACCATTATATTTTGAACTATTAATACCTATGTCTACATAGTTTGTTAATAAATCATTATAAAGAGCTACGTCAGTACTCGCGCTCACCCCGGCAACCGTATTTTGTATTTGATTGAATACAGAGCCAGAAGCTGCTGCTGTAATTGTTAAGGGCGATATATTAAGAGCGGCAATAGGTGTGGTAGAGCCTATTTGTGCAGCAGAGGCATACACAGTACCGGTAGTACTTAGTAATCCATAAACTGTCGTTCCTCCTAATAATTTTGCCATGGTCTTTTATATTTATCTAATATTCTTTAAATACCAAATCTGTTTCTTTGAGCATTAAAATTTTGTGAAACTTCACCTGCCTGTATAGCTCTATTATACATTTGAAATACAGCGACAGAGCCTGTTAAGTAAGCATTTGTTCCCATATTTGTGCTATCAGCAGGTCCAATAGCATAATAGTAGTTAGATCCATTAACCTGTCTACTGAATGTTGTTGTTCCGATAGCAGTACCGTTTAAGTAACCAGTCAGTGTAGCTCCATCATAAGTAAATCCAACATAATACCAGTTATTAAATGATAAGTTTGATGTTGTAACTCTATTATTTAAACTTCCTTGCCATATAGACATGCTTATAGCTCCTGATGAATTAATTTCTATATTCGAATCATGCCATCCACTGCTAGGTGTTGTTGATCCAAGCTCTACAACAATTTGACCTTGAGCCGTTGGACGTACCCATATAAATTCAGATATTGATGATGATGCACCTAATTGCGAAACAAGATTATTTGATACTGTATATTGGTTACTACCGTTAAGATTTATAATACCTCCATTAGTTGTACTGAAAGTCGGACTATTAACCAGAGTAGCGCTATTTCCATAAATAGATAAATCCGTCCATGTACTACCTGCACCTGGATAGCTAGCAGGATTACCGGCATCTAAAAAGAGTATTAAACCACTTGTTATTACGTTAGCTATACCAGTTATTTCATCAAAGTATCCAGATACAAGAACCCGGCCATCGGATGTTTCTCTTTTAGCTACACTACCTCCTTTAATAGCAACCTCATCAAACCCTCCACTATACATAGCTGTAGTAGAGATTTTATTATTCGTATACGCTATTTCATCAAAATATGTATTAGTAAAATATACACCGTTAGATGATAATCTTGCGACTGTTGTTGCCATTTTAGTTAAAAACAGTATCTATACTGTTTGTTGTAGAATTATAAAATTGATAAGCTTTAACAAAATTGCCTCCAGTCAAAAATTGTATTTGATTATTTGTAGCAATATTAAGACCAGTAAGTGTACCTTGAGCAGATAGAGATGATAATGAAGTTACCGGACCGGTCAATTGACCGCCACTTAATGGCAGATATAATCCCCCTGTACTACTACCACTTCCTAATAATACACCATTTGCATAAACAGCTGTCGAAGCAGATATCGTGCCATATACCGTTAAGTTACCTGAAACAACGGCACTTGTAGTAACTTTAAATGGTGTAGGTATAATACTCATCTACACATATTTAACTGTTGCATTAAATTTATCTATCTAAAAATTAATCACTAATTGCTGTTCCGTAACTATTAATAGTCCAGTTATTTGAATTAGAATTACTAAAATTTAAATATAAATCAATAGCGGAACCTGCCGAAAGGGATACAACGTTTAATTGGTTATTAGGATCAACAAAATTTGTAACCGTATAGTTCCAATTTGTACTAGCATCATCATAGTGAGCAAGCATTTCAAAAGCAATTGTATAATTTGTAGATGCTTGTTTGCCTCGTGTAAGAAACTTTATTGTACCCGGTGCACCTAACCCGGCTAAACTAAATGTTGGTAATGTAATATAAGAACCACCTGCTGCTGTTATTGTAAATAATTGATTCTGTACGTATGTACTAGGACTTGCACCTGTATTGACAAGTGTTTGAACTGGTGAAGTTCCACTAATCCATGTATTACCAGAACTAAGATTACCGGTTACAGTTGCAGTATTAAACGTGGTTGTACCGTTAAATTTACTACCTGTATTGCCATATACAATACCACTAGTATTTGCAACAAGTGTACTGATTGTTGCATTTGATATAGGAACGTTAACTGCTGAAAGAACACTCGCTGTTACTGATAGAGCATTAAAGAGTGTCCATACATCGCCATTATTGATACCTTGACCCGATAAACTACGTGATCGTAGAAGACCAGAAGCAAGACCACCATAAGGTAATCCTGAAGCGCTTAATGCCGACAGAGCATTATAGAAACCCATTACACCGATATCATAAAGATCGGTTGTATTATCAAGACCCATATAGATGATTGGATCACCTACGATTAATGATTGAGCATTTGTTTGATATGAAGAACCAGCTACAGTTAAACTACCACCAATTGCGACATTACCTGTTGTATTAACTGTAGAGAAATAACCAGCACCACCACAAATTGCCGATGTACCACATACTGTACTACCTTGTATACAATTAGTAGTGTATATATTATTTGTTGAACATACTAAATTAGAACAAACTGATGCACCACTAACAGTACCAGTTATAGTATTAATATTACCTGAAGATGTACAAATGTTACCTGAAGAGGTACAAATGTTACCTGAAGTTGTAGTAATATTACCGGTTGAAATTAAGGTACCACCCTGTACACAATTACTTGCTACAATACAAGAGGAGGCGTTTATATTACCTGTAGAACATAATGCACCACCACAAACAGATGTTGAACCACAAACTGATGCACCACAAACGGCACCTTGTGAACTAATATTATTAACGTATGTATAATTATTCTGAGTTGCACTCAATCCACTACCAAGAATAAATGTATTACATTGACCTGTATAGTTATTTTGACCACCAGCAATAAAGTTATAACAAATATAGTTTGAAGCTGAATTTATATTGTTATTACTACCATTTATAATAGTATTGCATCTATTATAATCAGCAAACGGACCACCTTGACCATTACGAACACTACAAATACCATTATTACCACCACCAATTAAATTATAGGTTAAATTACTATTTAAACAACATTGATAATAGCACCAACCGTTTGCTGCAGTTATATTGGTTATGTTAGCACCATTACCATAAAAACCTGTTGTAGCACATATCGTACCGCCTGATAAATTTGTAAAACAACCTGCAGCAGGTATAGTATTTCCTATTATTGTATTATCAATAGTACCACAAATAGCACTAATATTTTGAACAATCGTACAACCACCTGAGTTAATACGTAGTCTTTCATTACCACTGCCTACAGCTGCGGTTCCTGAAAGTGTACCACCAGTAAAGAATAATACATCACCAGCGGTTGAAGTTCCAATTGCTAAGTTAGCTGATGTATTATAAAAATATGAATCCTGTGGTCCAACAATATTAAACTTAGGAGTGTATAAATTACCATTATACTTTGAACTATTAATACCTAAGTCAATATAATTACCCTGATCATTATAAGCTGCGAGATCAGAACTTGAACTCAATCCAGCTGCTAAATTTGTTACTGAATAAAATACAGAGCCAGAAGCTGCAGCTACGTTTGTAATAGGAGCAAAATTAAAAGGTAAGTTAGCTGGAACAGTTGTAAGCGTACTACCAGCAGTAAGAGTCTGAGTTAAGATACTACCTGGTGTACTAAGGTTGTTTACATATGTAAAATTACTTTTTGATGCATTAAGACCATTACCAAGAATAACAACACAACTATAACCTTGATCATTATTATTACAACCGCCAATAATATTGTATTGACCAGTTGTACAGTTAATGTTATTATAACCATTAAGAATTACAGAATAACAAGCAGATGCTGTATTTTGTCTGCCACCGATAATTGATGTATTACTTGTATTACAAATAATACAGTTAGTAGTTCCACTGCCGATAAAGTTATAATAACCATTACCTGCTGAAAGAGAATTACTATTACCACCAACAATTACACTTTGTGAAACTGTATTATAAATACAATTACTAGCACCACCAACAATGACGTTACAACCTCCAACGCCGCAATTACAATTACTAGCACCACCACCGATAAAATTACCTTGACCGCCAGTATAATTTTGAGAACCACCAACAATAGCACTATAAAATCCACTTCCAATCTTATTACCACTACCACCACCAATAATAGAACTATATGATACTAATATACAGTTATTAGAGCCACCACCAATAACACCAAGGCAACTATCATTAGTATTAGATAAACCGCCTCCTATATGACTATAACAAGCATTTGCACATAAACAGTTACTACCACCACCTCCAATATTAGAACCAGATCCTGAAGCAGTGTTACTACCTGATAAAGGTTGAATTGAAGATGCACCTGGACCTTGTTGATAAATTGCTGCAGGTAAATTTGTGATATTTGAACCATCACCATAAAAAGTACCACAAATTGTTCCATTACCGCTTTGTGTACTAAGATTGTTAACGTATGTGTAATTAACTACAGATGCACTTAAGTTAGTTCCAAGAATAAAAGTATTATTAGCACATGTATAATTTTTACATCCACCGAGAATTGCACTATTTAAGGCATTTTGAATACAATTATTTTGACCACCACCAATAAATGAACATGCTGCAGCTGATAATGTATTATTATAACCACCAACATTTACAGACCAATTACCGTTAACAACATTGCTTTGACCGCCACCGTTAAATGCGGCAGTACCGTACACACTATTTGTATTACCACCAACATTAACAGTATTTTGACTTAATGCACAGTTATTATAACCAGCACCGACAAATGCAAGTACTCCATTAGCACAATTCTTACAACCTCCAGCTACAACTGCACATCCACTAATTACATTATTAAGAGTACCACCACCAATAAAAGCACCATTTCCGTTAGGACCAATAATATTACTAGTACCACCAGCTATACTAGCACAAGTTGTATTAGAATTTATTGTATTAGACCCATAGATAGGTAAAATACTATTATTTGTTGGTGTACCTGCATAACAATATGTTGAATTAGCAGATAAAGCAAATAATGTAGCTAAATCAACTCCACCTGATAAAATTTGTCCTGTAGTATTAGAACTGCCTTTAATTGTAAAGCATGTATTATTAATTGCCATATTCTATACGTATATTTATAGCTATAGGTATCGTTTATATAAGGAAATGATTTGTTCTTAAACCTTTTATATAAATTACTTTATTAGATCCTGGTATTGGAGTATATACAGCACTTAAATTAACAACAGTAGGTGTCGCTTGGTTATCAACGTCAGCTGTATAGCCATTAATCAAATTCGCTGACGCAATCTGCCCGTATTCACTACAATATACACTTGGTGCTAGGGTAGCTAATAAGTTTACTTCTGAGTAATAAACATCTTGACTCCAGCTTGCTTCAACCTGTAGAGTATATTTTGCAGTTTTAAAGCTATTGAATGAGAACGTATCAATTATTGTACCTCCACTTCCTGATAACGGAATAGCTACATAGATCGGTAAATGCGGATTGAGATTGACCTGTAAATATTGATTAGGATCTGATGGATTAGTTCCAGCAAATATATACATTCGATTATTATAAAGGGAAACTGTATATCCTTTAGGAATCTGAATATTATTCGGTGCTATGTAATTATTAACATAACTTTGAATTGTTAGATATGTATTTGATGCTGAAAGATTTTGATAACCTAAAGCTGAAAGTGAAACTGTATTACCATTTGAGAGCGTAAGATTATAAGCAGATGTAGTATCAACAAAACTCAAAGTCTGACTTCCACCGCCTGATACACTACCTCCGGAGATAGCTGTAACAGTCAAGTCACTATTAACAGTATAAATTGTTGTTGGTAATCCGCTTAAAGCTAAAATTTGACCGGGGTAGGCAGTTCCATTAGTTGCTGCATATGAGGTTAACGCTGTTAAACTACTATATACAGAAGTAGAGTCAAGAGGTCCAGAAGAGACTCTTTGAAATCCATATGGTAATGTATATGTGTAATATGACATATTAAGGTATAGTAATAGTTAAATTAGGATTAGTATATGATGCATTATTAGGTAATAAGAATGTCCATACATAATAAGGAGTAGAACCTAAATTGTTTTGTCCGGGTATAGATATTAAAGCACTACCTGAAGTAAAGCTAGGTGTTATATAATGTCCAAGGTTATTATCATATACAGCAATTGAATTGGTATTACCGTATATAGAAGCAGGGTATGCAAAAGCAATACGAGTAAACGTACCGTTTTGATTTAATGTAATAGTAGAGTTAGGATTGTATTGATTACTTTGATATGTATTTGTAAACACCGATCTTATATCTGAAGAGGTAGCAGGTGTAGAGTGTATGTTATCATATGTAACATAGATAGAGTACCAAGGAGAAAGGGTAAATGTGCTTGTAATTGAATTAGCTGATATCTGTCCAACAGTATCTGTTTGACCGAGATTGTTAGTTTTTGCTATACCTGTAGGATAATAAGATGAAGCTTCATAATATACTGTACTCGTCAAATAATAAGATGGAAACGTTTGTGAGGTATTAAGAGTAGAAGGTAAGCTAAATTGTTGGGAGTATATACTTGTATAATTTATACTATCGGCACTTGAAAGGAAAGCATACCCTACTCCAGTACCCGCATCATTCTGAACCCAATTAAGAGTAAGTTGAGGATTTGTTATTTGTGTACCAATTTCATAAGCTGAGGTAAAGCTCTCACTTATTGTAAGAGTGGGTTGGGTGTAGGTAGGGTGAGTTACTGTTTGAAGTATGTTTAGGAGTATTGCCGAGAGAGGGGTATTAGCGACAACAGTATTACCACTTGCATACAAACCAATATTAGTACTAACATTAATTTGATAGGGCATCTTACCACCAACACCCCATGAAGCAGAATTAGCATTTACCGTTGTATAAACCCCGGCTGTATTACCTCCAGCTGTCCATAGAGCACTATACGCACATACAGTTGTATAAGCACTACTCCAACTAGCAGAATTAGCTGAAACAGTATTAGAAGTATTTGTCCATTGAGCAGTAAGGGCATTTGCAAGTCCAAAGGTTACCGCTGAACTCCACGCTCCGGAATTTGCACATACTGTATTATATGTACTTGTCCAAAAGGCTGAATTACTGGAAAGTGTAGTATAGCTATTATTCCAATTGGCGCTATTATTGTTTACAATACTTGTTGTATTGACCCAGGTAGCACTATATGAGGTTAATGTAGTATAGCTATTATTCCAATTAGCAGTTAAATTAACAAAATTTGTTATACCGCTCCAAATAGCACTATATGCGCATACAGTTGTATAAACACTACTCCAATTAGCTGAATTTGCCGTAACAGTATTGTAGGTATTATTCCAATTAACAATACTACCGGCAATACTACTTAACGTAGTTTGTGATGTTCCAATTACATTACCAACAGCTATAGCTAATCCAGATACAGTAATCTGAGCTGTTGTTGGTACATTATTAAAATTAAATGAATTAACAACAGCAAGTACGTCAGTTGCTGATAGGGTTTTTACTACTGGAAGATCTGTAATCCTTAGATTAGACATATACTATAACCATATTTATGGCTATAGTCTCCAGTATGGTATTATTAACCTCCAGCAATTGCTGGTACTATAGAAATAATATCATTCTCCTGAATAATTGTTTTTCCTTGTTGGAGAAAACGAACATCTTCATCATTCTTATAGATATTAATAAATCTACGCACAATACCATCAGCATCAAAAATTCTTTCTTTTATCTCAGGATATGATAAACAAAGAAGTTTTAAGCATTCATCAATATCTGTACCAAATGTGTTAATCTCTTCACTACCTCCAACGAGTTTTCTTAAAGGTACTGGTATTCTTATAGTTGCCATATTATAACTTTACCATCATTCCTTTATCGGAATTCCAGTCTTGAAAATTGTATTTTGGTGAATATGTTTGAACTTTCTTTTTAGGTTTGTAATCTTTAATACGATAAGGATATTCATTAGTATAATGCCACCAATACTCTTTAAGGTATTTATTAACCTCTCCCATTGTCTTATAAGGAGAACACATTGAAGCATACCAAGCCTTACCCGACCATCGTTCAATTACGTATGACATTATTTTCGCTTCTTACCAGCATCCGAACGCTGAGCTCGATACTTTGTTTTACAGCTCTTAGGAAGACCTGCATTAAGCTGACGACGAAGAAAAGCTGCAGTCTCATACCGACGCTTACTACCGGTAATAACTTTAGTCTTAGGCATTATTAAAAAAGAATAGGTGTTGAAGATACAACCTCAGTTGTTTTTGATACAAGAATATAATCTTCAGTGTCAGCAGCGGTCTTCTTTAATGGTTGCTTATTTGGTATAACAACAGCTTTTGAATCTGCTTTAATAACAACAGCTTTACCGTTTCCATGAATTGATTGATTAACACAGTTAACACACCCAGTAGAAAGGGCAAGGATTGCTAGAATTGTAATTAGTGATGTCTTATTCATATTTTTTAATAATATAGGCATTTAAGAAAACGGCAAGTGAAAAATTGGCGGAGTTGACGGGACTCGAACCCGCACTCACTAAAGTGACAGTCTAGTGCTTTAACCATTAAGCTACAACTCCTTTTCTCGGGATGACAGGATTCGAACCTGCGACTTCTTGGTCCCAAACCAAGCGCTCTACCAAGCTGAGCTACATCCCGTTAAATTATAATTTAGGCTTAGCAGGATTCGAACCTGCGACATCATCCTTATCAAGAATGCGCTCTAACCAGCTGAGCTATAAGCCTGAAAATGGTACACGAGGAGGGATTTGAACCCCCGACATCTTCGGTGTAAGCGAAGCGCTACTACCACTGAGCTACTCGTGCAATATTGTTAATATATAGGCTATTCAGTATAGAGCAAGTATAAAATTAAATATCTTTATGGTAAACGATAATAAAAGTATAGGTATTAGACTTGCAGATATAATTGCATCGTTCATTGGTTCTTGGACATTTATTATTATTCAATCTACTTTATTAACAATTTGGATATTTGTAAATATTATGAATTGGACAAAATTTGATCCTTATCCATTTATTCTTCTTAATCTTTTTCTCTCTTTTGAAGCTGCATATGCTACACCCCTTATCCTTATGTCCTCCAATAGACAATCAGAACGTGATAGAGAGCATATGCTTAAGGATTTAAAGATAGATGAAGAGGATCATATTATAATAGCTGATTTAAAAACGATACTTACTGAGCTTCACGAAGATATTAAGCTCGATAAACGTGCACTTAAGGATCACAAGAAATTAAAATCTGATCACGAAGAATTAAAGGAAATCTTAGCTGAATTAGTACAAGAAATAAAAAAGAGAAATACAGGTTCAGTTTAAAATGGTGCGTCGTGGTAGAATCGAACTACCATTAAGGCTTTAGAAGAGCCCTGTCCTATCCGTTGAACGAACGACGCGTAAATTAAAGATCTTTAAACATACTTAAGATCCCTTTACTATCATCTAGAGCAGGTATAAAACCTTCCTCCTCTAGATAATAACGAAGAGATTCAAACAATCTATCTGATGGCCATCCTTTAGAGATAATAGCTACCTTTGTACCCTCCACCTCACAGACAAACTTCTGTCCTTTATACTCAATCTGTAATACGTAATTAAAGTCTGGATTTTCCATGAAGTTCTGTAGTAGGTAGAGGTCGATAGGATCGAATAAAATTCTTAATAGGATTACTAAAGATAAGACTTGCTGATACTATGAGTATAACTATAGAAAAGCTAAATACAAGCTTCATTTTGAGAGTCTGAATTAGAGTTGGTTGTTGTTCTAGTTTCATAAAAATGGTACTCCAGATCGGATTCGAACCGATACTTGAGGGATTTTAAGTCCCTTGTCTCTGCCGTTGGACTACTGGAGCATAATTATTAATACCATTTTAAATGAACTGGTTCACCTTTGCAATTAAGAAATTCATTTTGTTTAAACTCTACATACTTAAACGTTCCCATCTCTTCTAGGAATAGTTTATCTCCAGATGTCATAGGATTAACATATCGTTTTCCATCACGGGTAATAGGATTAGCATTAACAATAAACCCTAGTTCACAAGCTGCTTTAAGAAGAGATTTATCCTTACCAGTTCGTGATACTTTCTTCTGAGCGCGTTCGATAACTCGATGCATTCTCTTAAGAGAACGTTCGAGATCTTTAGCTTTATCAGATACGTCGTTTAGAATGTATTGTTTCATTTAAAGTAGTGGGCCTACCAGGATTCGAACCTGGTAAGGTTATGCTTGAACTTCAGAAGTTTTTAGAATGGTCCGCCTAGCAGGATTCGAACCTGCACTGCGCCAGAGTCTCCCAGCTTCTTGTGTATAAAACAAGGGTTCTACCATTAAACTATAGGCGGTTTAATTCTAATAAATTTTATCTTGCTTCCAATTACATTAACCCTCCGTTAAAATTATCTATCTAGATGATCGAGTTGTTCCTTATATTCATCTCGTTGACGAGTACATTCAATGAGATCGTTTTGAGCTATTTGAAGCAATTCTTTAAGACGAATATTTTCTTCTCTTAGACTGTAGAGCTCTTCAACAGGCCAGGGTTTAAAATCATCATTCATTACCAAGACATAATATACAATATCTCACCAATAAGCAAGAGAAAAAAGAAAAAACTTATTACCCAACTATTCCAGATGTTTTGTAAGAAGATTTTAATTGGGTTAAATCTAATCATATGTTTATGATATTATTCTTCTTCAGCTGAGTCAAGTAAATTTTTTAACTCCTTCATCTCTAGGTCATGACGCGCTTTAAGTTCGTCACACTCTCTATTAAACTCTTTAAGCTTCTTAATATTAGGCTTTGTTAAATTTATATCACATCCACTCATAAAGATATAGTCATTAATCTTCTCAGATAACTCATCCATTCTATCCTGTATCCAGTCTAGATTCTTATAGATATCAACTATCTTTTTTATTGTTTCCATTATCTGTTTTCGTAATCTTTTAGATTTGAATATAGCCAGTGAAGTTTATTAATAAATTTGTGATATGCTTTAGTAATTTTTGGATTGTCTTTATTATTAAAAAGAGTTTCAACAAATTCATGTTTACCTATTTTCTTAATTTTATTACCTAGTGTATTATTTGGTAATCTGCCTCCGCGAGCAAATTCCTCTAGTTCATTTAATATCTCTTGTCGTTCTTCTGAGGTTTCAGCTTCTGAGTAATCCTCTTGAATAGCATCAAGTACATTTGTAATATAATTATTAAGCTCAACAGGATCAGTATAATAATCTAACGTACTTCTACCGTAATGTTTTCCAATAATCTTATATGGTTGTTTAGCATGATAGAGTTCATGAACTAAAGCATCTTTGACAAATGCTCTATCGTGTTTTATCTTATAATAATGTAATACAATATACTCTTCATTAGTTTCAGCATCATAGATATATGTACCCTTATCTGCTGAATTTTTATCAAATCCTACATAAACAGGAATCTCTTTATCTTCATCATCCTCATCATCATGAAACTTAACAATCCCTATAGTAACAAATCCTTTCTTGTTAATATAATCTTTATATACTCTTTCAGGTCCAAGGCTAATAATTTTAACCATTGGCATTTTTAATCTCTTTGGATCAAAGAGATTCATATAGAAATCTACAATATCGTTTACACTCTGTTGCTCAATACCTGATAGTCTATAGGTACGTTCAGAAATATATTGTTTAAACGATAGCATTAAATTATTTATCTACTAAACTTAATCCTTTTATCTAGTGCTTTCTGTTTACGCTTATATTTTTGTTTTGGTGTTTCAAAGTATCTTTTAGCTCTAACTGTATCCAAAATATAATCAACATCCATTTTATTTTTTAATCTTTTGAGAGTACGATCAATATCCTCTCCTTTTCTTGGAATTACTGAATGCATGATTACTTACGTTTTGGAAAAAAAGATTCTCTACGTGCTTTTTCTGAACCATACCAATGAAGCCAAGCATCCTTTAATTTTGCATCCTGTTCTGGGGTAGTAATATAATATTTTTTAATTTCGCTAAGTGCCTTATCGAAATATTCATTAACTATATTCGGATCATACGATCCTTCTTCTCTATGTTTAGTTGCATCAACTGCGTCAAGGTAAGCACGGGTTACAACTCTATAAATATCATAATCAAGCTTATGTTTTTCTATTGCTGCTTTGCTTCTTCCTATTTGTTTTGGTACACTTAAGAATTTTTGCCAGAGTATATCTTTACCTAATTGACTTGCATCGTATTTCTTGATATCAGCTTGAGCTGCTTCCTTATCTTCATGCTCTAAAGCACCAGCACGTAATTCATCACTAATGTAATCATTATCGGATTCAAGATAAACACGCTTATAAGCTTCAGCAATTAAGTGTTGGTCGTTATTCATATATTAAATATTTATAAATATTATAAATGAAACTTAAAGAATACCCATATATTTCCGGTGTACCTGCAAAATTATTTTTATATATTTCTATTGCATCATTTTCTTCTCTTCTAAGTGATCTCTCCCATTATACATGTTCTCATGATCATTGGAGTGATATTACACCTATTCGCTGGATCACAATATTTTTAAACTTCTTTGTACAAGCTTTAATTGCATGGAGAGCGTTTATCGATGGTTCTGTAGAGAGACTTGCTGAACGTGAACGTGAGGATGATAAGGCAAAAGAACTCGATCACCGTCACTAGGAGTTGCATTAATATATCATTAATATAAATCCTTATATGTCAGACTCAATCGAAACATTCAAAACAATAACAGAAACATTTGTAACAGAGGTCACAAAGTTTAGAAGTGGTAATAATTCCGCCGGGACTCGTGCACGCAAGGCTCTTCAAGAGCTTATTAAGTTTGCACGTACTGAGCGTAAATCTATTCAAGAAGAAAAGACTGCTAGAAAAGAAGCTAAGTAAAATTTGTTGGTGCTAAAGGAAGGCTCTATCTTTAATTAGATAGAGCTTTTTTTATTCCGCTGGTGGTTTTACAAACCCTTCATGAACAAGATATTCTACAATAGCTAGAAGTTCATTATCGGGGATATCTTCTTCATCTTTATCACGTTCTACAAAAATTTCTACATCATCGTCTTCTTCAACAACATCAATTTTATAACTAATACCCTTAAAATCTATATCAAATGACTTCATCATAAAATTGCAATCTTTCTATAGATATTTAATCAAATTTATGGAATATAATTTTGATTAAGGAGTTGTAAGGCTTTAACAGCTGTTGTGAGATTTAAATAAAACTTTTTATCATCCTTCATGTAAACAGTACCATATGCTGTAGAATTACTTTTACTTTCTTTTTGTATTGATTCAACACGAACCCAACCCTCTTCTGTAAAAGCATCCTGAGCCTGAGCAAGTAATCTCAAGTCCTTTTTTAATTCATCTATAGTCATATTAGTATATCTTATTAAAGATTTAGATTTTTTCTACTTGATCAATTGTTTTTTCTAACTCATCACCTTCATTCCAGTTATTACCGCAACAATCACACTTATATTTAACGGCTTTACCGACAACATTACCTGGAATTTTCTTATCAACTAAATCTAAAATTTTAGTTATAAGTCCTGTACTACCATAGTGCTCACATTCTGGATTACAGTTGCGTACCCTGTCTCCTACTCGAAATTGAGTAGGAGTTTTTTTATGAAAGTCTTTAAAGCTAAGCATACAAGTATTTATGTATGCTAGTTTATATTACTTCTTATTCTTAGCCTTAGCAATAAACTTACCGCTCTTCTTACAACGGAGTTGTTTCTTTGGCTTACGGAGTTCTGATACTTTCTTTTTATTAACAATAAATGTAGGTTTTGGCTGTAACTTAAAACCACACGTAATAAGATATTCCATACGCTCAAAGAGATAATCCTTATTACCAGCATATCGACCATTGAGAAGAAGCTTCATCTCCATAAGAATATCTCTCATTGTATCACTACCGACAATACTCTCAGTAACAAATTTCTCCCTATTAATAATCATCTGCCTGTTAACATAAAGAGTATTACCGATCTTATTCAGAGTATTATACTTTGAACGAAGGGTATAGTTAATAATGGAATCAATCATGTTTGTCATATTTCTAGTTATAGATTAAAGCAAAAGAATATGCAACTCTTTTAATTTCTCTATTGATTATCTATTAAAGCGGTCTAAATTTAAGATATGGATAAATTTGCTATCTTTCACATTGACGGTGGTTGTGGAAAAAATATTGTAGGTACGGCTGTAGTTAAATCTATTAAAGCTGCCTACCCTGAACATAAAATTATTGTAGTATGTGCGTACCCTGAGGTATTCATTCATAATCCAAATATCTACCGAGTGTATAAATTTGGCAATATACCATATTTTTACGACGACTATATTGATAAAAAGGAAACAAAGATTTTTAGAATGGAGCCTTATCATACCGAAGACTTACTTTATCGGAGGAAGTCCTTAGCTGGTATTTGGTGTGATACATTCGGTATACCTTGTATTGATGACAAGCCAAATATTTTCCTAACAGAGCGTGAAATTATCTTTGCTCAACAACAGATGCAGAAAGATGGTCCTGTTCTTCTCATTCAATCTAGTGGAGGTGCTGAGCAACAGGGTCATCCATATTCATGGTCAAGAGATTTACCACCAGTATTTGCTCAAGAAGTTGTTGATGCCGTTCGCGGTAATTTTAGTAAGATTCTTCATATCCGTAGAGACAATCAACCAGATATTGGTGGTACAATTAAAATAACAGATAGCTTTAGAAATCTTTTCTGTTATATTGCTCTCTCTGATAAGTTTCTTTGTATTGATTCTTTTGCTCAGCATGCAGCAGCAGCTTTTAATAAGTCAGCAACAGTAGGGTGGATTTCTAACTCACCTGTTGTATTCGGTCACGATATTCATACTAATATTGTTGCTACTGGAGCTGAGACTTTCCGTCACCGTATAGATAGTTATCTTGAATCAGATGACTGGACTGGTGGTAGATTCCATGAATGTCCATATGATAATATTAATAAGATGTTTGATAAGGATCAGTTTGTTGAATCTCTATTAGGTTCAAAAACAGGTGAATTATTATTTGATATGCCGAAAACTGTTAATACAATTACCATGTAATATGATATTCTTTAACTCCTCTATGCCTCGTAGTATGAGTACACTTCTGCAGTGTATTCTCAATCAAAATCCTGAAATTGCAGCTACACCAACTGACCCTGTATTAGAATACTTGTATGGAGCTAGAATGAACTATACAAGTACACCGGAAGTTAAAGCTATAGATCCAGAAATTGCTGCTAAGGCATGGAAAGGGTTTTGCTGGGGTGGATTAGAGGGGTATGCTAATAGTTACTCAGATAAGCCTAATCTCTGTATTAAGACAAGAGGTGGTACAATTCATTACCGTTGGTTTGAGCATATGATGCCTTATAAGCCAAAAATGATTTGTATGGTAAGAAATTTAAAAAGTGTATTTTCTTCGATGGAGAAGATTTATAGAAATAGTCCAGAACACCATCAAGCTATACAGAATCACGCGGAGATGAGAGGAACATCAACGGCAAAACGTATTGACGCATGGGTTGCAGGGCCTCCAGTAGGTCTTGCTTTAGAACGTCTTCAGCAAACAATGCTAGAAGGCATTAATAAGGAGGTTCTTTATATTAGGGCTGAGGATCTTACATCGTATCCTGAAAGAGAGATGAATAAGATCTATCAATATCTTGGATTGAATCCCTTTAAGCACGACTTTAATAATGTTGAGCAGTCAATTAAGGAAGATGACTCTGTTTACGGTTTAACATCCGATCTTCATACTATCCGTCAATCTGTTCAACCTCTTACACCTGACTACAATACAATTTTAGGAAAACAGGTATGTGATTGGATAGATAATAATTTTGCTTGGTATCAACAGGGATTCGGGTATACTAAATAGCCCAAGGAATAGAAGAAAGAGCAAGAACTGCAGAAGCCTGAGCAAGAACTGTATCATTTGTCCAATTTCCAGCAGCAGCATATTGATCAGGTCCATCCCAAAGAATAACAGCTTGCGGTAAACCTTTAATTCTAGCAATAATTCTCTTTTGAATAAATTGATCTCTGATAGCTTGTATTACGATAGGGTCAGGTAGAGTTATAATTTGTTCAGGCTGCAATATAATGTCCATATATTTTATTTATATTAAAATTTTAAAATTAAAAGATATTATCTTACAACCTGTACACACACCAGTGTCGCGTCTTCATTACCTGTACCGTAACGCGCTGTTTGTAAAGTGAATCCTGTTGTTGACAGTGATACACCATTAGCTATATTACAAGCAACGTCAGAGTTACTATTTGGGGTTTGTGCTGTTGCCGTTACACTGTAATTTGCATCTGGCATAGCTGTACCAAACGTAAAGACATAGGTACCAGTACCTGATCGAGATACACTTAAATTACCGCTTCCATTCGTCGTTATAGCACCATTAGATGTATTAACACTAAAATTTATCCATGCTCGTACCCCATAAACTGGAGCTACAGAACCGTAACCGGAATTCATTCGGAAGGTACCAAATGCCTGTACACCTCCAGAAGAGTTCTGTCCATTTAAGACAATATCACTACTACTATTTGTATTAATCCAGATTGAACCGTCTGATGCCGTAATATGTAAATTACCATCATCGTTTATATAACTATGACCGTTAAATGATATAGCATTATTACTTGGAATATTATTAGTCTGTACTGTTGTCTGTTTGAGACCAATCATACCTGATTGAGATACAGTGAGTGTTGTTGCTGTATAGGGACTATTAAGAAACTCAATACCACCAGTATAGTTAGCTCTAAGGTACATACTAGCTATACCGTTACCACCAACTACTCTAATAAAGTCATTATAATAATTTCCTGCACCTCCTCCACCCTTATCATTTCTACCTGTAAAGAGTAAGGATGAATCTGTAGCTCCAGAATAATTAGATGTTATTATACCAGCAGCTGCTATTGCTCCTTGTGATGAAATATTATTAACGTAAGTATAGTTAGCAGCTGTAGCACTTAACCCGGTACCAAGAATAAATGTATTAGCAAATCCTTTTGTATCATTACCGGATCCTGCTGCAATAAACGATCTTAATCCAGAAGATATGTTATAAGCACCACCTGCGATAGATGAGTATGTACCTGATGCTGTATTATTACCTCTTATTGGTCGTATGGAACTTGTAGCATTGATTAATGTATAAGGAATAGTAGAAACAGTTTGATATGCTGTATTCCAGTTAGCGCTATTAGATTTTGTCATTGTATACGCGCTAGTCCATTGATTACTACACGCAGGAATTCCGGTTACACATATATCAGAGCCAATAATAATACCAGAGCAAATATTATTTGTATATGTGTAATCATTTGTAGGTGCATTAATATTTGATCCCAACACGAACACATTACATGCACCACTAATTGTATTACAGCAACCACCTGCTATAAATGACATAGAACCAAGAGGACTTGTTGAATTGAAATTCTGTATACAATTCTTATAACCACCGACAATAGTAGATGCAGATATACCAGCAAAATTAGCATTAATGCAAGCTCGACTAGATATTACATTACTTCTTCCACCTATGATAGTGGAATCTTTAAGAGAACTTTGAGTACAAGTACTAGCACCGGTATTTTCGTTAATACCATCTGCGGTCATACAAACTACATTACCATACCCGTTCAGAATACCCACATTATCTATTATTGCTGACGCACAATCATACGAGCAGGCAGTAACACAATTACTATTACCTGATCCAATTACGGTGTTGTTAATTATTGCACACGTATTGCAACCGAACTGACTACTACAACCTACTGTATTAATTGTATTACTGCAACCGTTTATAATAGAAGCGTTTGTTATACAACTATGAGAATTAATATAACCGTAATTGTAAGAGCAAATTACATTTAAGTTACCGGATCCTATAAATGCAGCAATTAAACAGGCAGCATAGCTACTATCTGTTGAACCTAAACTAATACAATTGTAACTACCGGCACCGATTATAGAATAGTCACCACATCCGCAGTTATAAAAACCACCGCCAATAAATGCCTGGCTGGCACTTAGTGAGTTATGTGCACCGCCTACAATAGAGCTATTAGCACCCAATACATAATTGCTACCTCCTCCAACTATTACCGACGATCCAGTATTACATTCTGAACTTGTACCGTCAATACAGTTACAATAACCTGCACCAATAAAATTATTACCATTATAAGCTGATGACGTGTTATGAGCACCACCGACAATAACGTCGGTTCCGCTATAACCAGATGTTGTATTACAATACCCGCCACCTATAAAACTACTTCCGTTATATCCACTTTCAGTATTGTATGTACCGCCACCAATAAAATTACCTCCACAACAGCTTGTTATTTTATTAGTATTACCACCTACTATTACACCATAATTGCCTAAATTACAGTTATTTAAACCACCTCCAATTACAGCATTACTTACATAGCATCCAAGAGCTACATTATTATAACCGCCAGCTATAACAGTACCCTCTATGAGATAATTGCTATTAGAGCTGGAAATAATTCTATTACGCACACCACCACCGATAACAGAATCTGTTATACAAAATCCTGATAGAGCATTACACGTTCCACCAACAATTGTTGATGTACATATACTACCAGCACCGCCCCCATCCCATCCGTTTTGGCAAATAGAATTGTTACATCCATTTAAAATTGTGCTATTTTGTATATGACCATCATCATAACCTGTATTAGCAATAACACTATTACCAACACCACCACCAATAAAAGTATTACAGATACAAGCTCCTGTATCTAGACCAACGCCTTGAGAACATACAAATACAGTATTATTACAACCGGAAAAAATTGATACATTATAATTACAAGCACCAGCATATATAGAAGTATTAGTAGCGCAAATATTATTATTCTGACCGCTACCTACATAAGAACAAACTGAACCTATGGATTGATTGTTACCAATAGTTGGTAAAATAGAAGATGTAGAAGGTATTAATGTATAGGCTTGACTAGAAAGTTTACTAAATGTGGTTGCGTTATATGTTGGATTATTTGTGGCTGAAGTAGAATTTACATAATTATAAGCACTATTCCATAAATTACTATTACCACCGCTTGCGTATATTACTTTATTTGATGAAATGCTACCGTTAACAGTTAACGCAATACCCGGAACAGGATTTGAAGTATAAATTCCAACACCAGGTAAACCTAATGAAGCACCAATATGCATTACTTCACCATTGGTATTACCATCATAGAAAGAAGCAATGTCGCCAGATCCTTTTTGTATAATGTATAAACCAGGTCCCTGACTGTTAACTACAGCACACAAAGCACTTGTTGTTGTAAAGAAAGTGTTGGCAAAATATGCGCTACCTTGTGCTGAGATATTCCCAGTAAATGTTACACTGCCTCTTACTGTACCGCCAGTTAAATTAAGGTAATTTGATTGTACATAGCTTGTTGTAGCATAAGAACCGGAATTAGCTTTTACACTAGTATAAACACTATTCCATTGACTACTGTTTCCGGTTTGATCATAAACCAAAGCATTACCACTAATACCACCGACAACAGTAAGATTCTGATTTGGAGTATCGGTACCGATTCCAATTACAGAAGAAAGAGAATAACTATTAATTAAGTTTGGCATTTTATTTTATAGTGATTCAATGACATTCATGTTACCAACTAGAGTTGCTGGAGTTGCACCACCTGCTGCTATTATTTTAGCTGTTAAGAAAATCTTGTCAGCATCTGTATATTGAATATTAGATCCGAGGTTAAGGAAGTTTAACTGAGTATTAACGTTAATTGTATCACCTGATGATGCATATCCTGTTAATAACTCCCAACCTCCACCCATATTAGCATAGCCACTAGGTTGACTACCTGTTAGTCCAGTTGTTGAAGTACAGGGCCAATACTGAATTGACTTACCTGTATTAACAGGAGTTGGTAATCCACTTAATCCTGGGTTTAATAAGAGCCGCCAAAAGATGAGTGATTGACTCGAATTTTTGCCTGGTCCATTAGCAGTATCTTGAATACCAATACTCTGAACCTGAATGTCTCCTCTCTGCCATGGTTCACCAAATCTCTGACCGACTCCTAGAATAACTACTTCTTGGTTTAAATTACAGTTAATTATTGTATTATTATATACGGAAGAAAAATAAGGATTAAGCTCAACATTTGCTTCAACGTTAATAGAACAACCGAACATAGATATTGTTGGGTTATAATTAACAGTTCCTGTATTATAAATTTCTTTTCTAACTGGCATTGCTGGAGCATTAGCATAAGGAGAACCAAATTGACCGTCAAAGGCCATTGTATGTAGAATGACTTCACCCTTATCGGTTACCTTACCGAAACGAACTTGATTAGTTCTATTACCAATAATATCTAACCAATAGGTATGGGTTCCGTGGAAGGCAGTTTGTATTATATTTCCAGTACTAGCCCCTGAACTATAATTACCAACACTTAATGGGTAGGTTAGAGTAATAGAAGGAGTAGCCGTATTATAGGACTGAACAATAGCAGGTCCGTTAAGCGTAAACGGAGTAAATCCATTTACAGTAACTTTAGAACCAATAGGGAAGGCACTAGCCTGAGCAGCATTTGTTACACTATATCGTACATTCCAAACTGTAGTACTACCAACGGAAACAGCAGTAACTGTTGGAGTTATTGTATTAGTAGTATAAGCAGATAAGGCAGGTAAATTCCAGTTCTCTCCACTCGGTCCATTACCATCTATTTTATCACCATTAAATTGACTTCTTGGTACTCTTGTTTCCAGTAGAGATCCATCCATTAATCTCATACGAACAACCGCGTTCATGTCCCCGCCTGATAATTCAAAGAAGAAACCATTAAAGCCAGTAAACCAACCCTTACGCTTTACAACATTTGTATCATAACCATCCCAGCACCAGGTACCAAAATACTGCATACCTACACCGGGACGTAGTTTATGTCTACGACGACTTGTTCTAATTGCTGTAGCTCCATTTGCCGTCCCTGATGTCATCAATGTACTAGCATAATTCTGAACATAGATACTAGTTGCCGTCGACGTAAAGGATTCAATCATTCGATAATCTCCATCCTTATCAGTTGTTGAATTATACCACCATTGTTGACCGAGTATAGCAGTTCTTGCACGACCGGTTTGATCAAGCTGATAACCTGGTGCGTTACTTACTAACTGAATACCAGATGGTATTGTTGAAACAGCATTTGTTATCGTAGCACTTAATGAGGTTACAGGGTTTGTTGTAGTAACCGAAAGGGGCTGTGGTAGTACGTAACTACTAGTCGGATTTAATAATGAGGTTAAGTAGATCATCGTCGTGTTTATTTATTCGTTATTGTACAAGCCTCCATCCGTATGTACCACCAACATAGATAGCTTTTAGAGAAAAACCTGCAATATTCATAGCAACTGTTTGATTTTGATTCTCTATGTTAGTAGAAGCAGATAGAGTAAAATTATTAGTAGCCCAGGTATAATAGGGGTCCATAAATCCAATTACTGTTCCAATGGTCGGTGTTGTAGGTAATACGCCAGTAACTCCAGAAGTTGTAGTATCTACCATATAATTACCAGTTGGTACATTGACAGAGAAATTACTATTTACGTAAGCATATAACGGGTTATAGGTACTCGAACTAACCGTTACTACACTACTGTTTGTTATAACACCATTACCAAGAACCTGGACATCGATTAAAGCTCCAGCTCTAGGGGTAAAATTAAGGTTAAGATAATTCGTTCCACTATATGTTATTGTAAAGTCTGTAGTAGGAGTTTGAATAGCTCCATTTAGAGATACAATATACGCTGCAGCATTCGTGAATGGCGCTGTTGTGCTAAGATTAAAAATAGATGTACTGCCATTGGTAATAAAAGAGTAAGCGCTTAATGGATTATTCCATCCTGCAGAATTATTTTGAACCAGGGTATAAGAAGTATTCCAATTAGCACTATTTGAACTAACAGTTGTATAGGTTGATTGCCAATTACTACTTAGAGAGGTTAATCCAGTAGCTAATGTATAAGCAGTATTCCAATTAGCACTATTAGCTGATACCGTTGTAAATGTACTATTCCATTGACTACTATTACCTGTACCATCATAAACTAATCCCTGTGAAGAGATATTGTTAACAAATGTAAAGTTATTAACAGCACTAACAAAAATATTAGATCCTAAGATAAATGAATTATTAGCACTTAATGTATTATTAGTGCCACCGATAATAGAAGAATTATCTCCATATACGCTATTATACACACCACCGAGAACACTCGATGAACCTAACGAATAGGGAGCTGTAGGAGGAGTAAAATTACCTGAATAAGGAGAATAACCGTTAAACACTCTTACCTCATCAATATAGCCTGTATAAAAACTACCTCCACCAGAATTACCTATACCTAATCTAAAATTCCAGTTATTACTGTAATTAGCACTGTCAGCATATGTACCAACACTAACACCATTTAAATAGAGTGTTGTAGTACCACTAACTCGACTTAAAGCAACGTGATTCCAAACATTTGGTGTAAAGCTAGATATTATTAGATCACTACCAGTAGATGTTGTGCGATAACTTATATTTCCGTTATTTACGTATATACGAGGATTTCCAGCACTACCAGTAGTATAGTTTCCAAGTATAAATCCAGTATTATTACCACTATTATTGAACCATAAGTCGACTGAAAAATTACCAGTTCCTATTGGGGAGTTTGTATTAATAGCTAGGAAAGCTGATCCTGGAAAATAAATTCCATTATTAAATTTACCTGATACACCTACTGTTAAATTACTCGGATTAGTGACTGTAAGCCCATATATTGAAGAATCAGCAATTCCGATAAATGAATCAAAATGTAATAATATTCTAGGGTATGGACCTAAGCCATATGTAGCTGTATTTTGTTTACCATTAACAATAGTAGAATATTGACTACTGGCAGTATTACAAAATCCGTTATTAATTGCTACACTCAATGCAGTTGCACAATTTAGTGAACCATTTAATACATTAGAGAAATTACAAAAATTTACATTACACGTTCCATTTAAAATAGTACTATAATTTGCCTGTAAATTATTACCACAACCATTACCAATTAATAAACCAGCACCAGTTATTGAGTTACAAATACCATTTAATAAAGCAGAAGTACCACCACCGTTAATAGTATTATTACAACCTGTACCAATAAATGTTAAACCACTATTAACAGTATTACATGAACCATTACCAATAAACGATAAAGCTGCTCCAATATACCCTGAAACACCATTAGTAATTGTACTACAAGATGCACGGCCATAACTACTAGATATAGTATTATTACTACCTCCTAAAATTGTAGCGCTACCTGTACAAGAATTAGGTAAACCACAATTAGTAGCTCGTATTAAATTTTGATTACCGGTTAAAATAACAGAATTATAAACGTTGGAATAACTATTACCAAAAGCAACACTACTATAATAGCCAGATGCTGTATTACAAATTTGATTTTGTACACCACCTAAAATTATAGAATTTGTAATACAAGATGTCCCGGCTCCATCACTACATCCACTATCGTTAGCGTCGGTACCAACGGCATAAAGAGCATTATTACATCCCCCTAAAATAGACGAATTACAAATATATCCATAGTTAGGGTGATTTTGATTAGGTGTAACAATACCATATCCGGATAAAATATTATTACCAATTACTGTATTGACAGACGATGTAGACGGGATATACGTAAAGGCTTGACTAGATAACTTACTAAATGTTGTTGCATTATAGCCTGGATTATTTGTAGCAGAAGTTGAATTTACATAGCTATATACACTATTCCAGCTAGCACTATTTGCTGTTAAAGTTGTATAACTACTATTCCAGTTAGCACTTAATGTAGGTATTTGACCGAGATTGGCAGATGTACTTGTTGCACTTAAAGCCGAGAGACTAACTGTGTTACCATTACTAATAGATAAAGCCGCGGTATTAGAGTTGAAGGAAAGAGTTTGCGGTGTACCACCTGCACCCCAACTAGCGCTATTGCCTTGTACGGTTGTATAGGTATTATTCCAGTTAGCAGAACTTGAAATGACTACACTATTAACAGCTGCATTTCCGCTTCCACCGCTACCGCTCCCTGTTGAGAACAATGTAGCAATATCTACACCACCGGAGAGGTATTGACCAGTGACGTTTAAGGTACCGTTCATTGTACCGCCATTAGCAAATTGTTGAGCTACTGAGCCTCCACCTCCTGCGTACTCAGCCATGACAGCAGCCTTCTTAAGATACTTCTCCATGTACTCCTCAAGAAGTTTCTTAATACTCTCCATTTTAACAGGTTCGGTTTCGCTAATAATATCAGTACTAAGTTTATCAAGTTCTAATGTATAATCATTAGCTGTTTTTTTAGCAGCAGGCGGTTTAGATTGTCTCTCCAGTTCCTGAATATAATCGTTCTTTGGTGTAGCAGTAACAATAGGAGCTTTTGGTACTTCTACCGGTATTTCTTCTTCAATCTCTTCTACAATCGGTACTTTAACTTCAGGGACAGTAGGATCTTTTGGGTTTGCCAATATATCCTTTAATTTACCTAAAAAATCACCAAAATTGTCTTTATCTTCTAAAATCTCTTCAGACTCTTCTATAGCTATTACTGGTTGTTCTACAGTAGCTTCAGTAGAAGGAAGGTGAGCCTGAACTTGTTTAGCAATTTTTTCTTGTAAATTAGCTAAGGTAACAGCAAGAGGAGTAACAGTTTCCGGAGCCTCAAGTCCTTCCATAATGGCCTTGTGCTCTTTCTCTACATTAATCTTTTGGGAAAGATTAGATAGAAAGTTTATTAACGGATCCTGTTCCACGTCATTATTTAAAGTAAAAACCCTTAAATTATAGTGCTTTAGACTTTATTATCTTATTTAGATAACTTCTTAAATGTTTAGTATAATTTATAGGAGCTGTGGTAGCAGCATAATTAGAATTACTTTCACGAATAAGAGCAGGTGGTGCAGATATTTCATGAAAATCTGAGGGTAAATCAAATGCTAATGTATCTATAGTTGAATGAGGTAACTCTACCTCTTCACAAACTGCTAATTTAAATTTTACATTATCGAAAACTTCGCCATCAGATAGCTGCACACTTGTCACTAGATAATTATCACCTGTTGACTCAGTAATAATTTTATGAACAAATTCACTACCATTAGTAACAATTACAGCAACATTATCAAGACTCTCTTCAAAAGGTCTACAATAAATTACATTTTCCGCACCTTCTATATCTACAAACTTACATGTTGTATTATTGTTTATTAAAATATCATTAAGCACATGAATATTTAAGACATAAAAACAGATTTCAATGATGCAGATAGCTGTATTATTTCAATTCCATAATCTTTTGCAATGTTTTCAGGTGAATATGATTCATCAAATTTATATGACTCTACATAAACTATCTTTTTAATTCCGTAAGCTGCTAATGTTTTTAGACAATCATTACAAGGAGCGTGAGTTATAGCAGCAAGATAACACTCTCCAGGCTTTATCATTCTACAAGCATTAACCTCAGCGTGAATTACTCTTTTATGTTTTTCCACTCGATTGTGCCACTCAATTTCTACTCCTGATGGAGCTCCATTATACCCTAAACTTGCTACTGTATGATCATATCGTAAAAGACAACAACCAACTTTAGTTCTTGGATCTTCTGATCTTAATGCTGCCACCATTGCAAGTTGCATGGCGTATTCATCCCATGAAGGTCTACTCATAGCTTTAAAAAGATATCCCATTCAGGAATATTCTGGTGATTGTTAATATAAAGCATTGTTGGAACTGCTCTAGGCTCATATGGTTGACGGATGAGTTTGAGTCCAGCTTCTTCAGGTGTTCTATTACCTTTCTTATGATTTACTTCTTTGTGGGAGAGAACACAATTTGTCCATGTTGTCCTACCTCCCTTACTTCTTGGTAAAACATGATCGATATTTGCTTCATTCGGTGTTAGCTTCTTACCAGTATATTGACAGGTACCTTCATCTCTATTCCAAATAGCTTTAGATGAAAATTTCGGTCTTCTCTTTGGAACTTTATCATATTCACATAACACAATAACCTTGGGGACCTTTATTTGACCACGTATGGTGCTGACATATTCAGCCTTTTCATCAAAAGGTAGAGAGACCCAATTCTCCCACTTGTATGGTACCATATTATCAAAGCCGGCGATATCTAAGCCTGTAGCGTTACCTACATACATCATAGAAAGAGCCTCTGCCGCTGATTTTACATGAATTGCTTGCCAATTTCGGTTTAAAATAAGAACGGATGCGCAGTTTAAGTTAGTCATAAATTAAAATTGTATTTTAAGTGTAGTAAAAGATGTTATACGATTCAAGGTATAATCTTTAAGAAATTCGCCAGTTATAATAATATTATTCTTTTTAAGATAAAAATTCTCTTCAGTATATTTGTTAATAATATCGTATTGATTGAGATAAGGGTAATTTGTAGGTGATGTAGTATTATTAGTATCAGCAAAACATACAGTACATAGAATTAAAAACAATAATAATGTTTTCATTTCTTCTTATATTTATTTTTTTTAAAATGTCTTAAATGAGGTACATACTCTGGTGGATAATATTTTTTACGTACCTCTTGATAGTACTTTCTATCTTCTGGAGTCATATTTACATAACCATCAATTTTGTAAATACTCATAAATATCTGGAGTTACTTGCTTCCTTGCCTCCTCTGATAGGACATTTGAAATCCATGAAAGAGCTTCCCTCTTTTTACCGTCTCTTATAAATTTTGGTATTTCATTTAGATCATCAAAATTTTGTTTAATATAATGTCGTCGTCCGCCTCGTTTCTCAGCTAAAAGTAGTGTAGCATTACCTACCATACACTCATTCTTGTACCATTGATAAACATGACCTGCAAAAGTATCTGCGTAAAAGTACGCTAGTATATCAAAATCATTATTGTCGTCCATTTCCTTTAACAAAAAATTTAATCTTAACTAGCTCCATTGTTTTTTCAGTTACAATAAAACGGAATGGCTTATTTTTATACTGCTCTTGCTCAACGTAAATAGCACGATTTATAATTGATTCTCGCTCCTCGTAGGTAGGTTCATATTTAAAGACAATTGTCCTCGTATATGACTTTTCGTTCTTAACTGGTTTTTTTGCTTTAGTAGCTTGTTTTGCCATACCACCTATAATAGCGATATTATAAATTAATTCAAGCGAATACTTTCAGGTTTTGTAGAACGAATATAAACTTCACCGTATACCTCTAAAACACCCATAGCAGCTTGAAATTCACGTTGAGACATCTTATCCCAATTCTTAAGCTTTCTATAGGTCTCATCAGCCATTGCTTTATAATGAGATTCTTTATTATCTTTTTTAGCATGTCTAATAGCATCTTTATATGGAGCAAATTTTGCCTTGTAATGAATTGCTGTAAGTAAACTATATCCACCTTTCTTACGAGTCATTTTTTCAATCTTAATAGCTCCAGCTAAACGCTTATGGAGAAACTCTAAAAAGCTTTCTGCTGTATTCAATCCCGACTTAACTGCTTCCATTAATGCTTCTAATCTCATAGAATTATTTATGCTTCACAATTTGCACAAGCTAGAATAGAACGAGCTAATTCTTGTGCAGGATTGGCTGAACGCTGATAATACAAAGCTTTAATTCCCTGTTCCCAGGCAAATATCATAAGTTCATTAACGTCCTTAGGTTTGGTATTCGGTGGAATCATTACATTTAATGACTGACCCTGATCAATGTATTTCTGACGACCAGCAGCTTGAATAATGACTTCTTTTTGACTAATCTCACCAAACGTCTTAAAGACATCTTTTTCATGTTGCGTTAAGAAATCTAAATGTTGAACAGAACCGCCTTTCTTTAAGATAGACATCCATGTCTCATCATCATGCTTTCCTTTCTCTTTAAGAAGATGTTTGAGGTAAGGGTTCTTAAAAGTAAACTTACCTTTAGCCAAATCCTTGACATAATAATTTGAATTCTGTGGTTCAATAGATGGACTTACTTGACCGAGAATGAATGAACTAGAAGTGGTTGGAGCTACAGCAAGTGTTGTTGTATTCCTACGACCGTACCCCTTAAGAATAGGTGGTTCACCAAATTCCTTAGCAAGTTCTACAGAAGCTTTATCTGCTTTATCTCTAATTGTTTTCCAAATTTGAGTATTAAGAAGCTTTGCTTGCATGGATTCAAATGCTACCATCTTCTGTTGGAGAAGAGAATGCCATCCGAGAACACCAACACCAATTGCTCGTTGATTAATAGCGAAGTTTCTAGGGTGATCCATGAACTTCATTCCTTCGGTCTTATTAATGAATTCTGTCATTACAGCATCGAGAAAATAAACTAACGTTTCAACAGCATCTGTTTCCTTCCACTCTTCCCAACGCTCAAGATTTAACGAAGATAAATCACAAACAAATGATTCGTCTTTTCCATTGGAGAGCATAATCTCTGAACACAAATTGCTATGATGAATCTTTAATTTCTTATCCTTATAGACTTGAGGTGCTTGATTGTTAGCATTATCAGAAAAGAAGATATAAGGATATCCAGATTCAAAACGCTTCTTAATAACTAATCCCCAGATGGCACGCTTCTCCTTATCACCTTCCATCATAGCTTTCATCCACTTATCAGTGATACAGACACCAATTGAAAGATTCTGAATATCATCTCCTTCTCCTCTAATCTTAAGAAATTCTTCAATATCTGGATGATCAATAGGAAGGTAAGCTGCAAACGACCCACGACGAACATTACCTTGAGAGATATAATTCGTTAATGACTCAAAGACAGATAACTGATGATGTACGCCTGTTGCTTCACCACCTGAAGAAATCTTAGCCCCTCTTGGTCGAATTGCTCCAAAGTATCCTGATGTACCACCACCCACTTTTGACATAACACCTACTTCGGACATCTTATAAAGAATATCATCCATATCATCATCTACATATGAACCAAAGCACGAGATTGGTAATCCGCGATCACGACCAAAATTGGACCAGATAGGAGATGATAAGGAATAAAATCCCTTATGCATATAGTCCTCAAATTTATGAGCAAAGCCTTTTTTCTTAAGAAGCTTTTCAGCTGTCTTGGCAATGTCAGTAATACGTTGTTCAGCAGTTTCTCCTTCTAGAAGGTAACCCCTTTCAAGAAACTTTCTTGAATCCTTATTAAGCCAATAGATATCCTTATGCATATAGTTTTATATTAATAGCTAGTTTATAGATAACAACTAGAATAGGTCGTCTTCTGAAAATGATTGATTTTTCTTTGCGTATTCCGTGGGCCTACTATGAAAAAAGTCGACCATATTATTACCGTGAAGTTCTTCCTCAAACCATGTTGATGCTTTTAATAACTCTGTATCAACCTCGAATGGTTTATGAAAGCCAATACCTTCTAAAGAATGATTAATTCTGTTCTTAATAAACTCTTTAAGAAGAGGAGCATTAAGATTCTCTTCATCAATACCGTTAAGCATCCAATCTACAATCTCAGCTTCTGCTTTAAATGCTTCATGGGCTTCATGTAGAATCTTATCCTCTAATTCCTTATCAAAAAGCTCAGGATATTCTTCTCTGATTGTATTAATAATCTTTGTACCAACAAGACCGTGAATATTTTCTTCATTTCTTGTGTATTTTACCTGTTGATCGGTATCCTTAAGAACGTTCTTAAAACGTGCAAACCAATTAATGACGTAGAACTGACTAAAGAGAGATACATTCTCAAGAAGAAGAGTAAAAAGAGTTATAGCATAAAGATACTGTTTCTTGGAATCCTTAAAACAGCGTTTTGTATACTTCTTAAGATACTTCACTCGACCTTGAATCCAAGGGAGCTCTAAGTTTTTTTCAAATATATCTTCTAAACCAAGTACTGAAAGCAAACGTTCATAAGCATTATTATGAATAACTTCAGTATTAGCCATCACATAACCAAGATCGTAAATTGAGGGATGTGGTAGATTATCTCCTAAGCGTGCCCAGAAAGTCTTAATTGATACTTCAATCTGACCAATAGCCGATAATACTCTAATAATAGCTTCTCTTTCTTGGTCTGATAAATTTACTTTAAATTGTTGTATATCGGATTTAAAACTGAATTCCTTATCAGTCCAGAAGCCATTATGCATAGCTTCGATGAATTCCTCTGTCCATTTATAGTTGTTAGGTTTGCGTGATATTTGTTCGTCGAAGATTGCCATATGTGTCAGTATAATTTATTAAAATTTTAGTGATAATCTCGAAGGATATCACAGGAAAAATTTATATTTTCTAAATAGAATTATAGACTAAATACCCCTAATTATCAAGGTTATTTTCTGACTCTTTCCACACAACGTAACCCGCTTTTTCATCATAATCTAATGAAATATTCATAGATTTTTGATATCCTGACCAACACGCTCCGCAAATAAGCTTACGTGTAATTTCATTCCAATCCGTCCAACAGATTATCTTCCACAATACATCTCCAAGGTAATAAAAAAAGTATGCAAGTAAGGTGTAGTATTTTTGTTTCATATGTATATTATTGGCAGTGATAATTTTGATAGCGACGAGCTGCTTTAGCGGTTAGACCGCCCTTACCTTCTAATTTACGAGCCTTTGAACAGGTTAATTTGCCCTTAACCTGGCGTTTGAGAATACCGGGATGACGTGGTTTATCTATATTCTTTTCTGTCACGTATTCTTTAAATGTCATAATAGTATTTATGGAGCGTAGAGCCAGATTTGAACTGGCGATTTTATCCTTTTGCAGAGGATTGCCTTTGACCACTCAGCCATCTACGCGTTAAAATTGGCGGACAGGGTAGGATTCGAACCCACGGTACCCTTTCGGGTACTTCTGATTTCAAGTCAGATGCAATAGACCAACTCTGCCACCTGTCCATTCATTTATATTAGAGTATTTAAGTATTAAGTCAAGAAAAAAAATGGAAGGAGCGGTGGGATTCAAACCCACGGAACCTTATTAGGGTTCAATCGATTAGTAATCGATCACTTTAAATCACTCAGTCACGCTCCCGTTAAGTTTTCTACCTCTGCCTCTATTTTTACCTTTATATGTAGGTAGTATAGAGTCGCAATTATTACAAATCACTCTAAAATTCTCTAATTCACAATTTTTAGCAGATCCGTCTATGTGATCGCATACAAGAGGTATAGCATGTCCTCTCCATTCAGACAGACCACATATTTGACATTTATGTCCATATTTGTTAATTAGATATTTACGTATACGGCTCCTTATACCTGCTTCGTGAAGTTTTTTATATTCACCGCTTTCAATAAGTTGTGTATTGTATGCCAATGTACGTTCTACAAATTTCTTTCCTTTATTCGTACCGGGTCTACCTTTCTGTTGACCAGCATTACGTAGCTTTACATTATTTTTAATAAGAAAACTTGAAACAGGCCCTGGTCTTATTTTAAATTTTAATCCTATTTGTTTGCATGTTAATTTTTCATCAACATACATTTTTATTACATCTTCTTTAAAAGGTTCTAGTTTAGATTTCATAGTGGTTTATTGCATCCGTTATTATTTATGTGTGCAATAAACCTTTATCCGTTATTTGATATCATTAGTATATACTAGCTCTCCACAAAAGGTAAAGCTAATATTTCCACTATTATTGATAATTAGTCCTTCCCCTGGATAGAGAATAGTATTATCAGCTGGTGTTACAAAGTCTCCAGCTACTATTCCGTTTGAAATATAAATGTACGTTACACACCCTCCATTACCATCAGGGGTAGAGAGAGCATCAGAGTAGTCTTGAAATCCTGTAGAATTAGAAACAAACTGTTGAAGAGTAGTATGTTGTCTAATACTAATTGCTAAAGTTTGTCCTTGAAGCTCAGCTGGTACATTTGTAGCTGTAATAATGTTTTGTGTATTTGTAGTTATATCAAAAACATATCCATTATAGTTTGTACTTGTAACTTCTATATAATGAGGAATGTCTATAATATTATTTGTTATGACATTATTAATTGTAAATGTCTCTCCATCTACTATAGCATTGCCACTATAGATAGGAGGATTAATAAACGGGTTAGTTACTAGACACCATCCACCAGGAAAGGACATTGTATCATATCCATAGACTGGAGAATACGCTACAGAGGTCTGTGCTTTAAGTGATGCTAGGCTTAGCAACAAGATTAGTAACCACTTCATATATAAAGTATATAGATAATATTGTATAAATCAATTATTTTTTATAACGAAAATAAAAAAATAATGTAATAATATAACAAATAATGCCAAAACAATAATTTACAAATAACCAGAGTTGAAAGCTTGTATTGAACAGGTAAAGCATTGCAAAGATATACCCTGTGAGAACTAAAAATAACATCCATGGAGAAAAATCATGTGCTGATTTTGTTTTAAAAAGCTTATAGAGCTGAGGAAACCAACTTATTGACCAACATAAAGACATAAGGAACCCACAAATTTCAATGGCATTTTTCGTAATCTGCACATTAAATATTTAATCATATGCTAACGGAATATATTTTTGAGGTAATAACAGATAAGAATCCTGTAATTCTTAATGTTACGGCTATCTCAAAAGAAGATGCTATAAAAAAACTTGAAGAGCGTTACGGTAAGGAAGTAGACTTTAAGCTATTAGATTTAAGAAGGCTTATCTATTAACAGATTTAAGTAATCCGTTTACTATTTGTATTTGTAACTTCACTCTATCCTCTAAGCTATATGACTTAATAGGTGTCTCTATGGTTACACTAGGGATATCACGTTTTCTCAATGCTTTCTCAAGTGTTCCTGCTGTTGGTAAATGACCACGGGCAATAACACCCTTATCTGCTTTGTCTCCTATTGCCGTTTTTGCTAACGGTACTCCTAATTCAGCTAAAACAGCTTGAACTTTATCTTTCATACCTGGAGAACAATACGCATAAACTTCATCTGTTATATCATCTTCATGAAGTGCGATAACTAACCTTGGTTTTAACTCTTCAATTTTAGCTAAGATTTCATCCTCAATTGGGAGAGAATCTTTTTTGTCAAAATGTCTATTTGGATCTACTCCATCTAGTCTTCTCTCTCCAGTTGTATTAACGTCAGCTATTACAATAATACCTTCTCTACCTTGATATTTTTTAGCAGCTATATTACCAGCTGGTTCATCACCATGAATACCACCAACTATAACAACTGGTGATTCAGATTGATTAAAATACTGTTCAAACGTTAACATCAGTATTATTTATTGTTTCCTGGCAGTCTCACGGAGACTCGAACTCCGATTACGCGGATGAAAACCGCGTGTCCTAGCCGTTAGACGATGAGACCGTATGGAGGAGATGACCGGGCTCGAACCGGCAGTATCTTCTTTGGCAAAGAAGTGCATTGCCATTATGCTACATCTCCAAATAAAGACCGGGCGTGAGATAGCTTGCATGTGCAGAGGCCCGCCCGGTTTACTTTATTTACTTAGGCGTTAAGATTTGCTGGTGCAACCTCACGGAATGGATCCGGTGCGATTGAAGCGAAGTCTGGTCCCTTGAAGAACAACTCAGAGGCAAGTCGGTTGAGCTCCATCCTGAATGCTACGTTCTCGTCAGAGACACTGTGAGTAGCAACGTTTGTGATCTTATTAAAGAGATCGTAAGCATTAACGTTCGAGTTAGCCGTTGACTGCCAACGAGTACCCTTCGATTTATTAAGATCAATACCGACCTCTTTATACCGTGAACGAATCTCGTGATCAGAGAAAGCAGTTACTGCTAGCTCCTTATCATACTTCATCGTAATACTACGAGCAGCATTGAATTCTCTAAGGGAGGCATTGTTATCCCTAAGGCGATTAGCACTTGACGTAATCTCCTGACGAAGAGCGTCACCAGTTAGGAACTTACGAACCTGAGTATCGAAGGTCTTCTGACTGAAGTCAGCACTATCGATGAAACGCTGGGCCATACGATGAACAGCGGTCATTCCATTGGAGCAAACCAAACGGAGGAGATAGGGATAGAACTGAGACTTGTTGAGAGAGAAGTTCATTCCAAAACCACCCTTCCACATATCATGACCATCTCCGAATACGTCAATATCAGAATCAGGGTTCTTGAAGTTAATTCCAATACTAATGTTAGTAGGATCAAAGTTAAAGTCACGAAGTTCGAGATTATTCTCGTTGTCCTTCAAGAAGGCCTCTGTATAACGGAGACCAGCTGAGAGGTCAATCTGACGCTCTTCCTTGATAGGGCGATCGAAGAGATTAACAATCTCATTGTTGTGGTTATTAACAATCGCGGTTACACGCTTGTTCTTCTTAATGTTCGTAAGAGCATTATGGAGAGGAGCCCACTGAGAGCTGTCATCCTTAATCTCGTTAACGAGCTGATCCTTAACTCCAAGAACTCCAAGGAGACTCTTAAGAGATGTACTGGATAGGCGGTTGTTATTGTAAGAGAAGTTATTTCCGTTCTTCTCGATGGACTCAATATCCAGAGGAGCGAGGGTATAACCTTGCAGCGTCTGGCGAATATCGTTGCTCTTGGCGACGAACTTGTCTAGTGTGTTTGTTGTGCTCATTACCCCTTTATAATATGGGCACTCGAAAAGGAATTCAAGAATTATTTTTTGATTCCCTTAAAATACTTTGCAAGTAAAGTTACCAACTTAGTAGAATACATTATAGCATAAGCTGTTATAAAACCTAAAGTAAATAAACCCACCATAGCAGCTTCCAGTGGATCGAGCATATAATTATTTAATCATTCTAGAACACAGAAAACCCCTACTACCTGATCAGGGTAATAGGGGCAGACTGCAGTCTATGTTTTCATTCTCTCTGCGTTTCGTAGGAGAGGCCATCTCCTATCGCTCGGACTTGAGACCGACATCATGGTAGCATTATATGAAAATTTGTGGTGTTTGAAAAGCTTTTGTTCCGGATTTTGTTCTCTCCTCATCGAGTGCCGGCATGGAGCCAGCTCGTCGACCAGTCTGTGTTTATTAAAGCAAGGGATCGTAGCTGTATGTAAGTTTTTGGCTCCTCCTATGAAAATACGTCTACTAACATACCAACAGACAACTCAACGTATCTCTCCCACGGATTATACCTACAACGTGGGAACTTAATTTGTATGACTAGAAAACCTCATTCGCTTTCACGGAGATTTATCTTATAGGCTACACGTTCACTCGGCCGAATGCTTCGCTATCACCTATCGCGGGAGTCTTTTAGCTTTTAAGACTTGCGCCTAGTCAAATTTCAAAATGTACTATCAAAGATCAATTCTTATTCTTTTAATATAATGCCTGAATAAGGAAGTGGCAACTAAAAAATTGGCAGAGGTGGGAATCGAACCCACTGCCTTCACGTTATGAGCGTGACGAGATACCAGTTCTCTACTCTGCGGAAATTAATGTAAGTTCCTTTGTCCTAAAAACCTCAAGCGTCCTTGATTATGTTCTAGTTTTGTATGAACTTACGAAGAACCGGTTCCATGCATACAACTCTTCGAACAGTTGTAGAGAGGGTTTTGCCGATTACTATAATTCTATTTATGGCACGCCGGGTAGGAATCGAACCTACCTAAGGCAGTTTTGGAGACTGCTGCACAGCCAATGTACCACCGACGTAAAATGTAAAAGATCAAGTATGGAGCCCAGTGTGAGAATCGAACTCACGACTAAGGTTTACAAAACCCTCGTTTTACCATTGAACTAACCGGGCGTTAATTTATTTATCTATATTAATACCAAGTATTGGTTCCTGCAAGCTATTTCTGAAAATGATCTTCTTTTAATTTAGCGTTCCAAATTTTAGCATCTTCTACAGAATTTGGATTTATGTTTTTATAATCACCTAAATGACCAACAAGAATATGACAGATAATACCATAACTTGCACTTTCACAAAGAGTAATAAAGTTACTTGGATCGAGTTCTAATTCCGGATGTAAATGAAATGGTTTAATATGATGTACATTAAGTTTTTCTGTACCTTCACAAATTGCACATTTTGGATTATTCTTAAGATGTTCCTTGCGTACAGCAGCCCATTTAGGAGATCGTTTCACTCCTGTTGCTGGAAATTTACCATGTGCTATATCGCGAGCTGCGCTTAAACGTGTAGAAGCCATGTATATATTTAATAAAAATTGTGGAGAATAGCGGGATCGAACCGCTGACCTATAGCTTGCAAAGCTATCGCTACTACCAACTGAGCTAATTCCCCGTAAAATAAAATGGTGGAGGCGAGGGGAGTCGAACCCCTGTGTTTATACTTTTCTATTTATACTTCTACACGCTTAGCTAGCTTTCGTACTTTGGTTGACTAAAGGTAACCAGGCACTAGCGACCTATCCATGTTTAGAGTCCTACCTGTATGTGTGATTAACGACCACATACCACCGCTTGCACTCAATTTTCTAAGAATCACAAGACCTTCTAAACCTATTTTTATTTCCAAAAGCTTTAATAGGATTATCTTTTGGTTCCTTAGGCAGCTAGGAGTGCTGGCTCTTCAAAGCTGGCGAGGATTTCGTCAGCGTTCTCGAGACAATACAATGCTTCCGCAAGGATAGCGTCAGAGTTATCTTCTGCATTTATGTTTTTAATCAGCTTTTTAAAGTGGCCAACTGATTAACCACTACGTGCCATACAAACTTCGAGTATAAGTCGAAACCAGTACGCCCCCAAAATTATTTATCAAAGAACAATTAGAGTCTATAAAGAACCCAACTAATCTTACTAGAGATAATTGAATTAAGCTTTAATAAACTACTAATCAATTTGCGGTAAATCTTTGACTTACGTAAAAATTTTATAATACGACGATGAAGAGTTGATTCCTTTTTCTTAAGATCCTTAGCCCATTCAATATTTTGAATAATACGAATCTTAGCAGGTTCTTTCTTTGCTTCAGTAAGAGTAATTTCAGTAAGCTTACCTTTTACGAATTCAGCTTCAAACTCCACCCACCAATCATATCCATCAAGATCGGTATCATCTTCAATTACATCTGAAAAAATATTAACGTTTGATTTATTAGTAGAAAAATTATGATAAAATCTTACTGTACCTGTATGCTTGGTATCAACCCACTTAGAAGATACCTCTTTCATATACCCCTTAAAAAAAGCCCCTTCATCATCTACCCACTCCCTCTCTACTTTTTGGTAGCGAAGTTTACCGGTCTTAGTAACTTCGTAGATAGAGAGAGAATTTTCAAGATCTTTAGTCTGAAAGTCACATTCTTCCCACTTAATATCTTTTAGAGCTTTAAGCTCTTTATTAAGAGGAAGTGCTTTCTTTATAAAAATTATATCAAACATACCCATACAAATAATTATGGATGCATTTAGAGAGAATGCAACACTTTTCTTACGTATTGCTCAAACGTTGGTATTTTAGGTTCAGGTTGTACACCATCAATTTGTTCTTTAGCTGCATTAAGTTTCTTAGTGAGAAATGCTCTTACTTCTTCTGGACTATTCAAGCTATCTGTACGCATTTCTATTGGAATACCACCAGCTGCTTTCCATTCTTTAATATATTTTGGAAAATCATCAATAAGAACATTGGGCTTACCTGTTTCTTTATTAATTGCGTTAATAGTTTTATCTCTAACAAAGGACATTTCATCAGGAAGTGGGTTAAGGTGCTTATGAATCCAAATTCTCTTTCCAGCTTCTGAAGCCTGTTCATCAATACCAGCAGGACAGGAGCAAATACTATAACCTCCTACCTCTTTCACAACTGTGTTAATAATAGCGTCAGTTAGAGGGCCAAAAGTAGGAAGATCGGCAAAAAACTTCTTAACTCCACCCTGTTTTTGAAAGAACTCTTTAGCTTTACCTTCTCTATCTGTCCAAATTTGACGTGTATGTTCTTTTTCAGGTTCCGTTAGTGCTTTATAATGCTTACCAATCATTCCCATGGAAACTGTATCAAAAAGGTTAGCAAGTAACCCATCCATGTCGAGGTATACCTTCATTATTTTCTATCCTTTCTATGTGTTCTCTTCCACCACTTACACCAACCATCAGGTTTAATAACACCGAATACGGCAGAACACTTATTTGGAGGTCTCCACATCGTACATACATCACAGCGATGACCATCAACAGGATGAGCCACATAGCCTGCCTTCTGTTTAGAGTGCATGTGTTCGGTTAATAATGATTCAAATATCTTTTTAAAGTTCATTTATTTGTTAATATTACAACAAAGCGATAAAGAAAATATCCTTTAAAATGTCTGTTTACAAACTCTTTCTTAGCACTTACGACCAATTTATTTTCGTTTTCTGCATGATGCTTAGTCTGTTCTTTTAAATGCTCATCTGCCTGCTCTGACGTTGAAAAATACCCACTCCATTTAATGGTATTGCGATCTATTATAGGTGCTGTATTATGTGGTGGATTGTGATCCATAAGAGTCATAGCATATATTATTTAGTCTGGGCAGAAGTGGATTCGAACCACTGAAGGCAATAGCCAGAAGATTTACAGTCTTCCCCGTTTGTCCAGCTTCGGTATCTACCCATTAAATTTTATGACCAAAAGAAGTAACGATATTTAACAAGTTGTGTTAGAATATCACTATCTTTATCTTGAATAAGTTGCTCAAGACGATTAACCTCTCCATAGAGTTCTTCGTATGACTCTTCTCGTGGTGTCATCTTAAACATCTTAACCTTACCCTTATCATCTGTCTCACACGGTACAAACATTTCCTTGAGTGGTTGATGAGGTGGATAGGCATTATCCATATCTTTTTCTAGCTGTGGTCGTTCAATAGTAATATAATTGTAAGCAGATTCAAGCCATTTAGCGAACGCTACAGCGTGCTCACCTGTACCCTCCCAATCAGTGTGACCATGAAGGTATTCTGTTTCATAAAAACTCTTAATAAACTCAAAATTTATAATCTCAATAAGGTGAGATGTGTCTGTCCAGGTACGTGGAATTGCCTTACGAATACGATTATTTTCTGGAGCAAAGATTGGACGAATCTTATCGTAGTATCGTAGCTTCCAACGGAATGGAAGTACATCCCATACACTACGAATACTAAACTTATCGTCCATAAAGTTCCAAAACTTACGACTAAAAGACTTTTTATAGGTCTCAAGGTCAGCAAAATCACACCGTAAAGCATGATTGCGTGCTTGGAATTTTTCTGGTGTCATTAGTATTTCTTTACAAGCTTTCCCTTGATCTTTACAAAGCCTTCAACCTTGCCTGATGCCTTAGGAAAGTTTTCCTTGTATTTTTTTGTGTCGCTTACGCGTGATTTTGATCCTTTGCCTGCCATATTAGTGTTTGGTTATGATTGCTTCGACTTTATTTACCCTCCACCGGCACTTATTGCCACGGAGATCATTCTTAGTAAGCTTGCCCTCAGTCGTAAGCTCCCGAAGAAGCCATCCAGCCCTGGAGGCATCAACCTTAAGAGCTGTACAAACGTCAGAGACTGAGAACTTACCGTTCATACTAAGAATTTGCTTACGAGCTTCTTCCTTCTTATCAGACTTAGTAGTCTTACCAGCACCCTCGGTTATCTTAACCGGAGTAAAGTCATAACCACGACTAGTAAACGCACAGGTATAGTCAATACCAGGACCGAAGCGATTCTTAGCGAAGTAAATCCGACGATGACCAGGCTCTTCCTCTGAGAGTTCAACAAAAACATTGACATCAACAGCGTACGTCAACAGGTTTGTACCCTTAATAACACCACCCTTAGTAAGATGACAGATAATAAGAACAACACACTCTGTCTCCTTAGCACGGTTAATAAGAGTCTCAATGAACTCCTTCTCTTCCATATTGCTCTTATCGACAGCATGGAACGAATCAATGACGATAACGTCAACGTCGTTCATAAACCCGATAATCTTCTTAGCATTAGACTCGTTACAAATACCAACATCTTCAATACCAAGACGCTTACAGGCAAAGGCAACCTGATGAATAGACTCCTCCGCCGATACAAATCCAACCCTATGACCGTTCTTTGTTATACCGTTAAGAATCTGAAGAACCATCGTCGACTTACCAACACCTGCCTTTGATGAGATTGTAGTAACTGAACCCGGAAGCATTCCACCTCCGAACATTTCGTCAACCTCGGGAATACCCGACTTGACGCGACGATTGTAAATGTCAGGAATCTGAACATCTTTGACTGCTGTAAACGACGTACTCTGTAGGTTAATTTTCATACTATTAGTATATGGGAATTCAAAAGGAATTAAAAGCTTATTTTCCGTTTATTTTTAAGGCACGGAGAAGTTTTTTCTCATCCGGAGGTAGGATAGCTGTAGAGACACCGAGTGCAGATCGAACATCATACACTGTTCTCCCTTGTTTAAGCATTGTTAATGCCTCACGACATATATAATGGTTAATAAACTCTTCTTTTGAACCGAGTTTCTTTGATTTCTCTTCCAAATATGCACTGTTAGTAGGTCTCGTCTTTCCTGTTACAATACAAGTAAGAACGGAAGGATCGTTTGAGATACTTTTCTTAAATCTAGCGTTAATTTCTGCAGCATTCATTAGTGATAATAATAGGAAATTTAAAAAAGAAAGGCAATAAAATAGTTGACAAAAAAAGACCGGCTGCTAAGTAGTAACAGCCGGTCTTCTCATTGTTATACCGAATTAAGCAACGGTAATATCGTTTGTGCGGATGGCGCGAGTGAAGTCGCGTGCATCAACCTGACGTGTGCTGCGCTCGAACTGATTGGTCTTCTCGAGGACCTTAGCGCGCTTAACGGTAAAACTACCGTCACGGTTACGCTCCATCTTGACGAAAAACGTCTTTGGACGGAGATTCTTATTTGTGTAATCGATCATTGTTATTTCACCTCCTTTTGTTTCATAAATTTGATATTATAGTGATTTTAGATTATTGCAAGAATTACTTTGAATAAACATCTCCATTAGCAGCAATCTTTGCATCTTCGTAAGGAGAAACAGCACGACGATACATCTCGAGCTTACAACATTCTAAAGCTCCGACAATATCATTATAGGATTGATAGCTCTCTGTTTTGTTTTCCAAGTACTCTAAACACACCTTGGTAAGTACAAAATTTAGGTCACCAGGATTCTCTATAGTACCGTTTCCAGTCATAAAGTTGTCTCTTTTTTCTTGTGTAATGTAAGGCATGACAGCATACTAGACTATATATTTCAATAAATCAACTCTTGAATTATTTTTTTAACTCTATAATATAACCAGCACATGAAAGGCAAAAAAGTCAAAAAACCACTTAAAAAGACCGTTAAAAAGGTCAAGGTAAAGGCTGTATCTAAGAAGATAAAAAAAGTAAAACCTATTAAGACTAAACCTGTTAAAGTAAAAGTCGTTGATGAAAGTATTATTAAGAGTAAAGTTATGACCTGTATTGTTACAGGGTTAGAGCGAAGAGTGTCAAAGGCAGGAATTGCTAAGGGAAATAAAAAATTTGGAGGACCAGTTCCGTTTGCTGAACATTATGTATCTAATGAAGCAAAGAGATTACTTCGTCAAAGAATTTCTCCTGAGGAAGTTCAAAAACAATTACGCCCTGTTAATATAAAGCCTTTCTCCATAAATAAACAAGTACTGGCACGACTTAAACTCCTTAAGAAGCCAAAAACAAATAAACGAATGAGCTTAGAAGAAGTACGTCAAATTTCAGTAAAATGGATTCCAAAAGAACCGCGTACATATTCAAATTTAACAGAGTATGTTGTAGAAAATACAAAGAATGGCTCCTGTATTGCTCCACAACTTTATCTTAATTCAGATCGAGTTTGTGATCAATGTAAATACACTAAGCACTGTCTTTCTACAGCTAAGACATTCTCAAAAAAGTACAAGGGTTAATACCCATCGTAACTTTTAGTATATTTTACATGACGAAGAGTATCATCTGACGATGATTTAATAATTGGTGTAGGTATTTTCTTTTCATAACGCATTACAAACGTTATAATAATATCACCTATTTCCATAAGAAAGGCTAACAAGAAACATATGATAGCTGTAATATCTCCAGTTGTTAAAGACCCGAAAGATACTTTAATAATGTTGTCAGATCCTATAATCCGCACGGGGATATAAGACACACTGAGATTAGAGGCGATCGAAGATAATAGACTGTTGGCATCTATTACTGACAACTCTAAAGCTTTAAAGTTTCCTGCATTATTGACTTCTTTTTTACAGTTTAAAAGTTTATCTCCCAATAAAACATTTGATTGTTTAAGTGCTTGAAGTTTTTCATTTGTTTCTTGGTCAATAACATCATTTTGACGTTTGAGTTCTGCTTTAGATTGTTGATTATCAATATCAGATTGTGCTTTTAGCTTACGAACCCGTGCTTGAAGTTCTTTAGCTTTAGGTCCATCTCCAGCTTTCCCCTTAACACCTTCCTTTTCATCTAAAACAGCTTGATTTGCATCCTCTACCTGTTTTTGTATGTCTGAAGATGACTGCAATAAAGTTTGTTCTGCTACTGTCTTCTTATCTCTACCGGTATTTTGTATTTCAAGTTCTTTATCTTGAGCAGATTTCTTACTTTGTATCTCAAACGATGAAATTGATTCAGATATCTGTACTTTACTTTGTTGTAAACTATCTTGAAGACCAGTTTCTGAATAAAATCCTGTAAAATCAAAGATAGTAGGTAAGAGACTCAAGAATAAACACAATAATGCTGCTTTTAATGGAAATTCCTTGCGTCCAAATAGAATAATCTTAACACAATAAGGTAATCCGACAACAGCAAAGCTTGCAAGTCCTACTAACAACCAATTCCATGTAATTAAAATGTTATTCAATGCATGGAATGCAAAACAATAAGCAACAAAGATAATAAACCAATAAACCACGTCAATAGCAATAGCTGCTACCTTACTAAAGGTAGGAAATCCAAATATTGTCAAATATTCAGGCTGTTTATTGTTTTCTGTAATAGGTTCTTTTTTAAATAAATGATTTAAATCCACATAGATATTTAATCTGTAGGATCCTTGAACTTAATTCATAAATACTTCATGTAATGCCAACATCTCTACCATATAATTATTTGTTAGAACCGAATGCTAATGCAGGTGTTGTATTCCTTAATCAGGGATTCGATATATCAAAAGATATTGTTGTAACTTTTGATTATGCATGTTATGGACCTGGTACTGCCGGTGGTGAAGGGTTTAGTGTATTCTTTACTAGTACATTGAGTGCAATATCTGGGGGTGGACCAGGTCCAGGGTTATGTTATAGTCCAGTACAAGGTGTAAGTGCTTTGAGTGGTGCATCTTTAAGTTCATTTCCTGGTGTATATCGAGGAGCGCTTGGTATTGGCTTTGATATAACAGGAAATTTTGGTACAAATAATTTTGGAGTTAATGGTTTGAATGTACCAGTACCGAATTCAATAACAATCCGTGACTCATTCGACAATAATTATAATTTCTTGTATAATAGTGGTGATGTCTCAGGTAGCTCATTTCCCTTTAGTACAGTTTTTTATACAAATACTGGTTCTTTTGGTAATACAAACACTGTTACATATAATAGAATCCGTGTGCGTTTAACTGACTTTGGTCAACGTGTTGTCGTTGATATGAAGCGCCCAACGGATAACTTATTTTCTAATTTTGTAAATTATATTTTACCGACTACTGCTTGGTGGCCGGATAGTGTTTATTGTTGCTTAGGATTTGCAACAGGTGAAGATGTAACAGAGTTTAAAATACAAAACTTAAATGTTAATGGTGTATTTTTAAGCGGATATAGAACTTGGAATTATGGTTTAGATCAAACAACACTTACAGGTTCATATTTTACTTTCACATCAAATTTAACATCACTGTCATCATACCTAAATGTAGGTGATACTATAACAACAGTTAATAGTATTACTAATAATCAATATCTCAGTGCATTACCACTTATAATAGCAACTTCTGGTGGAACTGCAGGATTAGTTTCAGGTGATAATTATATCCTCATTCGCTAATTCTTAATGGAAAAAATGTCTTTTAACGTAAATATTAATACACCATGCCTACAGTAGCCGCTACCCTAACACTTAATGTACCTGCAATTACAGGTTTAGTTGCTAATGCTACCATTAACACTATTGTAAGTCAAATATCAAATTTTAGTGCATATTACGGACAAGCAGCTCTAACATCCCTTACAGCAAATAGTGCTAATTGGCAATCTACTTACTCAACTGTTTATTCAACAAGTGCGTATTGGACTAAATCTATTGTTAACCTTGGAACTACGTTAAGTGGCAATAGTGGTACTTGGAATTCAACATACTATACACTTTCCTCATTAAGTGGCAATTGGAATAACACACTTACAACTTTAAGCAGCAACAGTGCTAATTGGCAGTATACATATAATACTGTAACAACAAATTTAACTACATGGAACGCTACTGGAAATGCTAATACAACTGTTATTACAAACAGTGCAGGTTGGACAAACACAGAAACAACGGTTTATCTAAACTCAGGATCTTGGAATCCTAACATAGGTGGTTATCGCGGACCGTATTCTGTTATTAATACTAGTACAATTATTCCTGTTAGTAGTGTACCGTATGGATATGGTGGAAATTACAGTACTACTCTCGGTGGTATAAACAATACAAACAGCGGTAACTATAATGTTTTAGGTGGTGGTATTGGTAATTATATATCTGGTGGATGTTATAATTTTATCGGCACAGGTGGTTATAATCATATTGGTGGTGCTGCTATAGCATTTGTTAATAATATTAAAACCCGTAGTAATGCAGGCTCAGTTATTGGTACATTATCTGGTAATGGTAAATGTACCGGTATTATTGATAATCAAGGGGCAGGTCTTACTACAAAATTCAAAACAGGTGATACTGTGGGTGTAATTTACACTACTACAAATAACCCCTCTTTAACTTCAATAAACAATTTAGGATCTGCATTATATTCAACTTGTGCAACCGTTATATCTGTAATAAGTGGATCAGGTGCTTCTGCAGGTTGTCTTATAATTGGAGGTTCAACAGGCACTACTGATTTTAGTTATTGTACCCAAGGATCAGGTAATACTGCAAGTTTAAGTGCCAATAGTTTATACATTTATGATCAATCTTTAAATCAAGCTGTTATAGGTAATACTATTGGAGGCGGTATCTTAAATACCTCTTCAGGCAATTACGGTACTGTGGGGGGTGGGTTATGTAATGCAGCTTTAAATGGTTCAGCTATTGTAGGTGGTACACTTAATACATCCAATGGCTGTAATTCTTTTATTGGTGGCGGTAATTCAAATATTGTTAATACAAGCTTTTCTTATATTGGAGGTGGCAGCTTTAATGCAGCTGGTGCTTATCCTATTAGTTACGCTGCAAAATTATCTGCCCATAGTAGTGGTTGTTGTACAGCATTTATTTTTAATACTCCATCAGTGTGCAGTAATTTTAATCAAAATGATATTGCTACTATTTTTTTAAGTACGACTGCAGCTCCCGCCTTATCAAGTACAAAAACATTTACTGCTTTTATACAAAATATTACATGTAATAGTAGTTGTGCGAGTGTAGTTGTACCTGGTAATTTTACAAGTTTTGGTGGAAACTCAACTGCATGGGTTTATGATCAAAATATTGCGTGCTGTGGAGCGTTTAATACTATAGGAGGTGGAGTATTGAATACAGCTTCCGGTTGTTATAGTACTATAGCTGGTGGTGTCTGTAATGCTGCTTCAAATACTTCAACGATTGGTGGTGGTATACAAAATATAGCGGGTGGATTAAAATCTTTTATAGGTGGTGGAATATGTAACTTTGTTAATGCAAATTGTGCTACAGTTGTAGGTGGTCAAAGCAATAATGCTTATGCAAATTATTCATTTACTGGTGGTGGTTGGAGCAATTCTACTTCTGGAATATATTCATTTATAGGTGGTGGATTAAATAATGTTGCATTAAGTGCATATTCTGCAGTAGTTGGTGGTTCTTCTAACTACGCTCAAGGATGTTATTCAATAATAGGTGGTGGTCTCAATAACACAGCTTCTGGATATTCATCATTTGTTGGTGGTGGTATTTGTAACACAGCTTCTGGTAATTACGGTACCATTGCAGGTGGTAGCTTTAATGTTATTCCAACAAATATTGCTAACGCAACTATAGCAGGTGGGTATTACAATTATGCTTGCGGATTAAATTCCTTCGTAGCAGGTGGATCCGGTAATAATGTTTGTGGAGCTAATAGTTTTGCTCTTGGATCAAATCTTGTATCAAAAACGGCTAATTATACATTTGTAAATAATCTTAGCTCGCAAGGTACCGTCGTCATGGCTAAACCTGCATTTAGTACTACAGGTACTGGTGCTCTCGGTACTTTCTCTAAACGTATATCAGCTTATGATGCTAATGGAACTTATATAGGGTATATACCTGTATATCTATAGTAAATATAAACAGTGAGAACATACACTGTCAATCTTTCAAGTAATCAATTTATAGGCGTTCCTGGTCTTGCTGATTCATTAACGTTTAATACACCACTCTCTACTCTTTCAGCCGCAGCTGATGGTGGTTCATTTGGTTCAACTCCCACATATCTACAGCAATATAATGATGGATCTTTTTTTCCTTGGGAATTTATAATTCAAAGTTTTACTACTAATATAATTCTTAATCCATTAAAAGGTCCATATACACTTATATTTTCAACGTCAGGATTAGATACTTCACTTTTTGGTATTTTTAAAATATTTTATAATTTTGGTGATGGTACTAAACAAACTGTAAATTATCCAATAGGTAAAAGTTTTGCTGGTGTTGCTTTACTTGAAACTCCAGGTAATACAAACATAAGTCACGATTATTACCCATTGAGTCTTAGCGGTACTACTTATACACCCTCAATTACTGTTATTAACGGCAATCTCGTAAGCTTTATATACAATATATCAGCTTCTTTCTTTCCGTCATCAATTTACGAGATATCTGATACACATCTTTTAAATAGTATATCAGTTGGTGTAAGTTCAAATGAGTTGCTTAATATTTTTGAAACTTGTTCGCCTAATTATATTACGCATGCATTAACTTTAAGTGCATAGCAGCGCACTATTTTGTTGATAAATAATAGTAATCATGGATGTTGTCTCATTTAATCCAACAAACTTTATCGGTTTATCCTCTGCATATGCATCGGACGATACAGTGACATTAAATCAGTCCTTCTTTCTTACAGAGCAAGGGTATAATTTACCGTTAACAGAAATATACGGTAACTTACAAGATACAACAACAAATAACTATTCAAATCTCTATCTTACACGTTATGATTCTTTAACATCTAATGTTAGTATTCAATCTCTGGATCCATTACCAGTTAATGGATTTAGTACATATCTTGCAACATACAATACACCAGATATTGATAATAATACTCGTTTTCTTGTAACTGAAGAGCCTGCAATAACTCAAAGTGTTGCTAATGTCGCCTTAACAGGTGTATCTAATAATTTGGATAATAGAAGCTTTTTTGAAGTACTGTTTTTAGATGATTTATTCTGTAAAATCTTACATTCTTATAAAGGAGTAAATAGATACCTTACAGCTACTGATGCTTTTTTATCTTTTCAATTTGATTGTCAACAAGATAGTCTTGGTCCAAATAGTACACAAATTTTTTATTATGCATATGATCAACATAGTAACGTATTAATTTTATCAAAAAGTTTAACGGATATTTCAGGCAATAATATTTGTGAATTTGTAGGTTATACTCCAGGTCCAAATCCTACCCTTGCATTCCTTAAGCCAGTTCAAGGAGGCAATACTCCCTATCCACCAACAGCAGCTTGGTTGTGTATGGCCAAGCCTGGCGCAAAGACGGATACACTCTTATATGATGCTTGGGTTAGCTATCAACGCAATTTTAAAACTAATACCCAAGATATTAATGTTGATAGAAGTATAGCAACAGTTAATTCAAATCTTTTAGTTAATTCTCAATATAATAATGTTGTAACAGATGGTCAACTTAACGTTAATCTTTTATCTTTAAAAAATACAAATACCCCTGAAGGATATCAAGGTCGCGGTAATCCTTTCCAAGCCAATCGCTCAAATTATTTTACTGAAGATGATGCTAGCTCAAGACAGTATCAAAAATTGTTTACTGGGTCCAATCAGTTAAAAGGCGACGATAATATTAGCTTAGGTTATCAAGCTTATACATCCAACTTAATTTTACCTGCTGATAAGACAACATTCTTTCATACACCACAATTTCTCTATCCCTATGTTAATATAAATGTTGCCAACGCAGGATTTATTGAGGCAGGTGCAATTGCAGGCGATCACCCGATGAAGTCAGATAAGATTTTTAAGAAACTTGCATCGGCTAAGTATACATCACCATTTGGTACAGTTTCTAATGAAACAAATGGTTCATTTTTATGTAGTTGGTTATCAGGTAGTACAAATGTAATAACCGAACCGATTTGGGTTGATAGATATTATAATCCATCAACTATTAGTTATATAGCTGCACTTACCGGTGCGTCTGTTAATTATGTTACATCATTTGCTACTTTATTATCATCTGTTTCAAGTATTATAGGTAATATAACAGTATTTGATATACCATCACAGCTAACACTGGAGCCCGGTGCCTATTATGCATATCAACACATAGGTAATAGTTATATTAACCAGTATATTCAGTCCTTTAATCCGTATTTGGTGGATAATAGTTTTTCAGCGTATTTAAAAACCGATGACAGTAATGTACTACCAGCTGGATTAACAGCAAATGAGTTTATATTCAATGGTAACCAATACACTATTAGTAATTCTCTTTCTACAATTGATTTATCTAATCAATTTACATTATCTTTTTACGGTAATAGTACAAATTGGCAAAAACCTCTTGGATATCAATTAGCTGGTAATTTTGTGCATGATGGATTTGGTATTTTTAATACTAATAACATTACACCCACCTTATTTGTTAGTGGTTTAACTAGTCTTAACATTTTAAACACTAGTTTGACACCACTAAAAACAATTAACTACACCTCAACACCTCTTGGGTTTATGAGACTCGAAGGAATGCGTGATTATTATGGTATTTTTAATGATGGTACATTTGTAAGATATGATGTAGCGGATATACCTTTAATTTCTATAACAAATCCGTTATTAGAATATGCTGTTAGTTTTGATTATACAGCAGATACGGGTTATATACTCTGTAGTTCACCTACAACTACAAATATTTTGCAAGCTGACCTTATTAACGCTACATTAACTGATGTAACTTCAACGTTTAATAACATATATTATGCCCCTGGATGTAATATCGATACAGCAAATACAATAACCTATTATAATAATAGTTTATATCTAACATTAGGTGATCAGGCACGTTTAAATAATGGATTTATATATTATCTATCACCTGATTATACCTCAATTTTAAAATGGGATACTACACTCTTACAGGTTACTACTGCGTTTAAATCTTATTCAGCATTTGCTGATTACAATTTTGATTTTAATAATAATATTTGGATATTAGATAGTCAAAAAAACTATTATGCATATTCATCTAGTAGAGCATTATTATTATCCGGCTCTTTTAGTCCAAATAGTACGCAAATAATACCATTTAATTTCGTTGGAGATGGTATAACAACTACTTTTACTCTTACAGGTAATGGTTATTCGTTAAATCCTTCTGATTACAGTTTAAATTATCAATATACAACAACTTTAAGTGCTATATCTTCAATTATTAATTCACAAGGTGTTATTATAGCTGCAAATATCTATTCATTAGATACAGTACAGTATAGCGGTACGTATAAACCTAATCTCGATTATACAATTGGTAATAATCAAATTATTTTTAATACAGCTCCAGGGTTAGGATATAATATATCTGGTAATACAACAATTTCTATTGATACATATAGTAATAATACCATTAATATATTAAATGATATTACTCCAACAGGATTAAGTCAAACGGTTGTTGTAGCTCGTAATGGATATAATCCAAATACATCATTATCAGGGTATCAAATAAATGTTATAGCGTTAACCGGTGGTGTTATATCGAATACAATTGTAGATACACCTGTTAATTTTAACTTTGATAGCACTACTAACGATAATTACATACAGAATTATGTCCATGCTGTATATGGTGACGCTAATTTAAACGTAAAAGCAGTATTAACTAATGTTTATAATAGTGCCGATACACTTACTACCGAAATAATTACTTCACTGTCAGGTCTCGATCCTGGGCCACACCATTTTGCCGTACGTTTTGATAGTTATCACGGTGAGATGACACTTTTTATTGACGGGCAAGAAGTGGGTAACACTTATTTTCAACCGAGAAAATATAAATTTAGTAATTTAATTAAACGACCATTTATGTTTGGTACTGCTACATTCAAAAATAATGTACCACTATTTAAATACCTTAAAAATAAAAATTATTTAGTTAATAATTTAACTATTACTAATTATAATCTGTATAATACATCATTAAATGATTTTGATATAATGAGTCTTACCCGTCAGGGTATGATGATACAGGATCTTGTAGTAGATATACCTTGTGGTCGTAGAAATTATGTTGAAGAAATTGAAAGATACTTTAAAGCAACAGTACCGGGTTCAAAATCTACTTTATATAATTTAAATATCATAAATACTGGTATAACTGATCCTTCTCTACAGCAAGCACTTCAAACAAGAATTTTAACAGAGCTTAATAATACAGCTCCTGTATATTCACAAATTAATAAAATTAATTGGATAAATTAACATGAATATAGCAGACATAGCCAGTCAAGTTGGAACAGTATATGACCGTACGCTTCATACATCATTAACTTTACCTTATTCAGGATTTGAAGCAATATCTATTGCAGAAAATGATGTTGTAACTACTGCTGTTATTAATAACGCGTTTAACAAGCTATATAGTAATTATATTCAGTTATATCGCTATAGTAATGTAGCATCAAATGTTATTCCTATTTCATCCATTGGATTTGTAGGTAATATTCTACCAAATACGCAATTAAGTTGGTATACAACTTCTCAATTTATTTCATCAAGTCAATTTTCTCCGTTATCAACAACTGGTTACTCAAATCTCGATAATACTTCAGTTATAACTGGTGGTTTAAATACATCTGTTAGTCCAAACTATTATACATTTTTTACTTCTTCCGGTACTGACCTTGTTGCATTAACGGGTGATGTAAATTTACAAAATGTATCAGTTGCCCTTAGTACAAATACTACTGCTTTATTTTCAAATGTTTATTTTACAGGTATTAATAAAATTGTACTCGATCCAAATACAAATTACTTGTATGTTGTTGACTTAAGTGCTAATTTAATACATCAATTTAACGCAACAGGGTTTTTAACAAATAATAATGTATTAGCTAATAAATTGGTCTATGTAAGAAGTATAGGTGGTAGTGGTACATATGATAATGCTTTATTGTATAATAAGCCGGAAAGTCTTGCAATATATAATTCAAATTTATATGTACTCGATTCGGGTAATGGTTGCATTAAGCAGTATGACACTGATTTTAATTGGATAACAACCCATAGATTGTTTAGAGATTTTAATAATAATTATCCAATTGATATATCTGTTAATAATAGTGGCAATGTCTACGTATTAACCAATAATAACAAACTTATTGGATATAACAGCATTTTTACATCATCTACTGCAACATTATTACCGTTATTGCCTGATGGCGAGTATTATCAGAGTATAACTACGTCTACTACAAATGCAGATATTTTTTATCTTGTGACAAATAAAAATGTTTATAAAAAATTCTACAGTTCAATACAAGATACAATAGGTAGTTATTTATTTTACAGATTTAACGTTGTATCAGAAAATATAAAAGCGTTTACTTCTATTGTTAATACTCAGAATAATGATAATAATGTTATTTTTAGTACGTATAATAATGCTGGTAAATTTGGCGTGTACTACGATAATATAAATCTTGATACTGTTCTTGTAACAGACAATTTTGATGTTTATCCGTTAAGTTCGTTGCAAATTAATACAGATGAATATGTACAGAATTGGGTGTTTAATAAATCACTCGCAAAATTAATAATTAATCATACTCGTCTTCGTGATCTCATTTATAGTAAATTTTTATACGAGCCTGATACTAGAGGTACTCTTATTTTTCAAGGTACACGCTATCTAACTTCGCAAGAGATGATTGACGCAACATTTGATCAAAATGTAATAAACTTTATTGGTTGCAATGAAATTTTTCAAAATACTATTCTTAATCGTTGTTTAAAAATTATTTTTGATGCACAAGTTTCAATTTTTAATACACTGCAATTAGATGTTAGGGTAGCACCTGATTTAAATATCCCAATATATATTAATTGATAATTAGTATATCTTCATAAATAATTACAATGGCTAATGTATCAATAGTAAAGGTTAAAGTCAGACGTGGAACTGATGCTCAACGTCAGCAAATTATCCTCGATCAGGGTGAGTTAGGATTTACTATCGACTCTGGACGTCTCTTTGTTGGTGATGGTTCAACAGTAGGTGGTATATGTCCAGCTATCAAATTCTATACTATTAATAGTATATCTCAAAGTTTTATTAATCAAACATGTCAGTATGTACAGTTAAATGATATAGTTTATGATACTAATACTACTTGTTTTTATTATTTGAGCAGTACACCAGGTACGAATTTTGCTAATTACGCAATATTACCGATACTAACACAATACAATGCTCGTACAATTTTACCTACAGTATCTGGTGGATTGTCTACAGGGTCATTATGGATTAATACATCAGTTCTACCAAATACATTAAGTGTAATATAATATATGGCAATTACAATAACAACAGACACAGTAGTTAAGATTATAGTTCGTAATGGAACTGATAGTCAAAGAAAAACTAATGTTATTTTTTCGCAAGGTGAGTTAGGCTATACTACTGATACAACTAGATTGTTTGTAGGTGACGGTATTACGTTGGGAGGTAACCCTGTTGGAGTGAGAAATTTTAATTATGTACCTAGTGGTCGCAATAGTGTTACATCACCTCAAGTTGGTGATATAGTTCTTGATTTTGATGCTTCAAAAGTACAAACATTGTATACTTACACAAGTGCAAATACATGGTCCCCTGCTGCTAATTACTTTCAAGCTGATAATAATACATTAAAAAATAATAATGGTATATGGAGTGTAAATACACTTTTATTATCCAGTGGTGTTGCCTCTATAGCTTCTGCTATAAATTTAATTTCAACTACAAGTGGCTACTGGAATACAACAACACAGATTGTAACAGCTGTTAATCCAAGTAGTATTCTTGCTAATACAGATACTGTTAAAACAGGTAAAGCTACAAGCGTACCTCTTCTTAATAATCAAATAGTTGGTCTTGGTAGTAATGTACCGGCTAGTGTCGTACGAGGGATGAATCTTAGTGGATCCAATGGCATTACCATTGGATCAGATCCATATAATTTTATAATTGATGGATCACCGTTACAATCACAAATTACAACACTTTCGTCAAGTGTATATAATGCTCAGTATGATATAAATGATATTGGAACAACATTTTATAAAGAAACGAGTTTTGTTTATGGTGTAGATTGTTCTAAAGGTACAGCAGGTTTTTCTAATATGTGGCAAAACGTAATGGCAGATTCAGGAAGTAATCCTTTAAGAGTGTCTGTCACAACTGGTAGTCGTCCGCGTATGGTATATGTAGAGGGCAGACTTTTTGTTAGAATGGGTGCCAACGCAACTACTAATTGGGCAAGATTAGGTACATTTACTACAACAACACCTAGTGCCTTTGATCAACTTAGCTGGACTAATGTTACAGGATCTTTTCCATTATTATCTCCACCATACAGAGCGTATACAACTGCAACTCGCCCGTTAAGTGTTCTTGATGTAGCAGCGTGGGAGGGAATACCATCGTATTCTCAAGGTCAAGAAGTGTATCTACGTTCTTATTACTACATGCCTGCAAATACTACTACAGTTTTTGGGTTACAAACATTTTTATTTGCAACACCTGGTAATGGTTGGTTTGAATTAAATGGCTGGCAAACCGGAGCAGCAAAATATGGTCAAGATGGACCGAGAAATGAGTTCGGATTTACAAGTTCAGCAACAGCAGGTTCACCTCCTAATTATCTTCCTAATTATAAGGGTATATATGCATGGGGACAAGATCCTGTTTCACAAAACGGCACATATTTTTATAATGGAGCTCCTGGTTCGTCTGCAGCGTACCCACAAACAAACCCTGGTATTCATAATAATAACACTACAGCCGCAACTCTATTTGCTGACATGCAAAATTTATACGATAATAATGGAAATATTATTCAACAAAATTCATGGGGCGTTAAGAATGTTTCTTATATTCGTGCTGTATTTATTGGGTAATGATTACTGATAAAATATTATCTTTTCTTTGTATGAGTCTTGGTGTCTCATATATGTGGAGTTTTTCAACAATTTTTAAACCAGTTCGCAATTTAGTTTCAAAAATACCTATTATTAGTATACCTCTTTTATGTCCAGAATGCAGTGCATTTTGGTTTGGCTTATTAACTTCGTTTTTATATAATCCTATAGCTTTACTAATTTTTACGCCTTCAATTTCTAATATACTATGTGGAGTTATAACATATTTCTTTGCATCAATTTTATATAAAAAGATCTTTCTACAATAAATAATAATATATGCCAAGTCCTGACAATAGTGATAATTCCTCAGTAGTATATAACTTTGAACAATTAGAAAACGGTAAATTTATTCCCTTGTTTGGTGATAGTAGATTTCCATCTGTATCTGTTACGGCAGTAACTCATTATCCTGATACAACACAGGCGTTTCCAAATAATTCATTATCAAATGCATTAACAGCTACTACAATTTATCCAAAAGTTGCAGTTTTAACTTATAATGTCAATCAAGGTGATTCATCCGGATTAGGTATTCCTCAATACGATTACGTTCAGTTTACTCTTAATGCAGGTGGATACCCTGTTAACTCTCTATACTATGTTAATGGTCCAACCGGTACTTTGATAACTGCAGTATCAACAGGATACACTAGTTCAAACGCTGTGTCATCAATTTGGAAATACTTTCAGCTTTCAGCTTATAATTATTAATATATGGCAAATAATGAGAATGCTACTCATGGCGGTTCAAGTGATAATGAGAGTGTTTCACAAAAACTTGTAGCGCACCAAACATCTACAGTTAGAAAAGCGGTTATTCATACACGCCCATCCGTTAATACAACAGAAATAATTGTTCGTACATTATTTCCTGATCAATAAAAGTTGATTTCTTAATCGCCATTATGTAATTATATACATGAAGCGTATTCTTATTTTAGCAGCCATAGCTGCTTTTCTTGTTTCTTGTACATATTATACTGAGAAACAATCCGAAGCTCTCAGTCAAAATGTATATGCAACGTCTGATTCTTTAATTAAGAAGCGTGTTGATCTTGCTTATTACTATTCAAATGAAACAACAAAACTTGTAAAAACACCGAAACATAGAATTCCTATTCAATCAGTATATGAAGCTGATAAAGTTGTTAAAAATTCACCTAAAAAAGGTAAAACAGCTGTGGTCTTAGTACCAGATCAATATAAAGATGAAAGAGTTGTAGTTGTTGGTTCGTCTGATTATCAAGCTTTATTAAAAAATAGAGCCATTAATGAACAGCTTAAGAAAGATAACGCTAATCTTGTAAAGGATAATCAAAATACAATAAATGAACTTAAACATCAAAAAGAAATGAAAGATATTATTATTAAAAACGCTGAAACTCTTCAAACACGTGTTTATAAGCTAGAAGCATCAAATTTACGTAAGAGTATAGCTATTATTGTATTAGTTACTGCTATTTTAGGCTATATCTGGTTGAGAGCCAGTAGGTTCCTTCTATTTTAATCAAAAAATAGACTTGTACCATAAATATTATTATGGACGATCTTATACAAAATATAGAATCCACTATAAATAATACGGTTTCAGCGTTTGAACCAAAAGTTCATGAAGCTATTACTGTTGCTACACCTAAACTTAATACAGCTACTTCAATAGTATCCAAAGCATTTAATTCATTCTTTGATTGGGTAGCTTTACACCCAAAAACATCCCTTGTTATTGCTATCTTTATCTTAGGGTTTCTTTGCGGTATTCTTTTCTAAGTATGGATCAGGATTATAGACCACACTCAAACTATCTCTTCTATGCTATATGTGTTTATAGCTTAATATTTGGCGTAGTTATAGCACGTTGTATACTTTTCCATTTACATGGATAAGTAATTATGTATGTCTGAGGAAAGAAAACTTTTTACAAAAGAAAAATTCTGTGAAGGAAACAGACAAAAGTGGCTTATTGTTTTCCTTATATATCTGACCATAATAATGAGCTTAGATGCTTTTCATTTATTAAGAGATGTTACACCTTATCTTACATTTTTAACGTTTCTAGCAGGTGCTTTTATTCTTGGTTACTCTGGTACCGAAACAATGAAACTTTTTAGATCGAATTCCATTAGTGAAAATCAAAATATAACAAGTAATCAAAGCAGTTTGTTTAATGAAAACAGAAATATTAATGTTAGTGAGCAATTTTTAACAAATAACACTAAAGAAGGTGATTATAATATTCAAAATGTTAATATATGAAATACCCATCACCTGATGCATTAAATCTTATTCTTGAATATGAAGTTGGTGGTAATGAATCATATTATAACAAATACCTAACACATCCAACTTGGCCAGGAGGTGCGTCAGGAACAACACTTGGTATAGGTATTGATTGTGGTTATTATACACCAGATGAGCTTTCAAGAATTTTTGGCTTTTTACCGTCTGATCAACTTGAAGCTGTAAGACGTGCTTCTGGTAAGACCGGGCAAGCAGGTAGAGAGTATGTACAACAAATAAAACCGCTTAATATTACCGTTGATTGGAATCACGCTGTACATATATTCAATACTTTAACATGGCCTAAGTTTGCTAATCTTGCTGAGAAAGCTTTTCCAGGTCTTGATCAGCTTTGTGATAATGCTTACGGAGCCCTTGTCTCCCTTGTTTTTAATCGAGGAACGAGTATGACAGGAGATAGTCGTCTCGAAATGAGAGACATAAAGCTCCTTGTGCCAAAGCGTGATTATAGAGGTATTGCAGAGGAGTTACGAAAAATGAAGCGTATATGGGAAGGTAAGGGTCTTGATGGATTGCTTGCAAGAAGAGAGGCAGAGGCGAAACTAGTAGAAACCTGTATATGAGTATATATAACGATTTTTTTAATTTAGAAGGGCCGTGTCCTGAATCAATTAAAGATTGTTTAGAGTTACGTGCTCAATATCAAACTGAGGTTAATAAGCTTGTAGCTGATAATAATTGTAATGGCTGTCAGGCAATAAATTTAAAAGCCGAATATCAAACAAAAATCTGGAAAACGTATATGGACTCTTTAATTATACGTGTTTAAAGGCTTTATAGTATTTACAAAATTTTGCTAAGTGTTGTTTTGTAAATCTGCGTGCATCTACTTCATGTTCATTACGAAAGTATGCATGACGATTTAAATCAACGTCTTCCTGATTGTAAGTAAGTTGAGTATGACTAACTTTATAGATTCTATTTTGCATCCAATGTCTAAACTCATGTAAATAATGCTCAAACAACGCTCTTTCTTTTTGTTTATAAGATTTTGCCTTTGTTCTCGGCTCGTCACAGAGATATATTTTGTTAGAATAAAACTTATAACCGCTCTCATCAGCCCCTACATCTACTTGTACTATTAATGTTATTTTTCTAGTAATTGCACCAGGTTCAACTTCAGCAAATAGCATAGAGGTGGCAGCTCCCATAGATTTTACATCGTAATTATGCTCCTTAAACCAATCTACTGATTTTGGAGTAGGTTTGAGAGTAAAAATATACATAAAAGTTGAATTTACTATAATTTATCACTAATATAATAATATTATATGGGTAAAAACGCAAGCGAAGAATTTACTACTGAACTTACAATTGGTGATCTTAAAAATATTGTGATTGTAATTAATGCCGTACAAAATAAAACAGCTGATCTTATTACTGAAACAGATACACAAACTCTCAGTAAGATAAGTGAAAAGATTACTAAGTTTCTTGCATCTATTAACGAGTCCATCCTTATTTCATAAGGATTCACACAAAATAATATGTAGGTAATATTGAATAAATATTACTATACATGTCAGTTTCTAAAATAGTTACATCTATATGTGAAGAATTCACCGATGTTATTCTTGTTGACCACAATAAGAATAGCATTATTATTAATGTTAAAAAACAATGGTTTAAAGCTCTTAATATTCGGTTAATGTCGTTAAATTTTAAACTTGTTCATAAGACAACTATAAAGACAGGGTATACATGTACATACGTTCTTGAAAAATAAAACTTGAAATTATTGACAGAAGATATATAATAGGTAAATGTTAGTATTTGATCCTATTAATCACTCGTATAAAAATGAATTTACTGGTGAAATTTATAATTCAGTAACAAGAGTTATTCATAAGTTTAAAAAGCCATTTGACTCCGAGGGCACAGCTAGTAGGGTAGCTAAAAGAGAGGGAATTACAAAGCAAGAAGTACTTGATCGATGGAAGATTGCTAACGATAAGAGTAAGGATATCGGTACTGATTTTCATGCTGTTATTGAAAAATATTTAAAAACTGGCACGTTTGATCCAGAGTATACGGTTTTTATTCAAGCATTTTTAGATTTAGACATTGTCAATAAGAAAGATGATTTACTTGTTGAACATAAGCTTCACTCTCATGATTTTAAACTAGCAGGTACTGCGGATTTAATTAGAAACGAAAAAAATGGTGGATTTAGCGTTTTTGATCTTAAGACAAACAAAAAGTTCAATATGTTTAACCCATATAATGAATTTCTCCTCTCACCACTTGATCATTTAACAGCCAGTGAATACTCAATTTATAGTCTACAACTATCAACCTATGCATACATGTATCAATGTATAACTGGCAGACGTGTAAATACTATTGGTGTATTCTATTATGATAGAATAACTGAAAAATTTACATACTATCCAATGTCATATAAAAAATATGATGTATTAGCTATGCTTAATTATTATAAAATAAATGAACTTTATCGATCAAATCATTCTGAATAGTCAAGTTAAAGAAGCTAAGCTCTACGGACCATCTAAAAAAGCAGCTGAACGTCCAGAGACAGGAATTACTATTCAAACACCTGCTGCTTTTCATGTTATTAAAGATTGCGCTACATTAGCTAACAAATATTTACCTCATTATGTTTTTGGTACATATGCAAACCCTTTTGAAGTATTAAAAGGTAAATTTAATCGTAAAGATATTGAAGAGTTTGTATCAGCTGCTATGGCAGATATTGTTCTCAATCAACTTATGACTCTAATATTAGAGAAAATTCGTAAGTCTCCGTACATGCCTGTAGAATCCAATATAATAGCAAATGCTGAATCAATTAATACTTCAGATCCGTACGGTGATTATGAATCTGCTAATGTTGTTGTTACAACAAGTAAGCAACTTGATCCTATTTCCTTGCTTTGTGCAGCGTTTGGTGTATAAATATATCTATAACAATGAAACTGTTTGCTCCATTTTTAAGTATACAAAATCAAATTAAGGTTTTTCACTGGCAGACAGAGAGTTATGCTCAGCATAAAGCATTTGATAAAACATATAAGCAAATAAGTGACTTAATAGATACATTTGTTGAGATATACATGGGTAAATATGGTCGTTCAAAAGCTAAATTTAGATATAATATTGAATTAGAAAATATTGATGATGGTTATATGACGATGATTGATTCATATGTAGATTTTCTTATTGGTCTTAATGACGAGCTTGATAGTGTTAATGATTCTGATCTTCTAAATGTAAGAGATGAGATGCTTGGTGTATTCAATAGATTAAAATATTTGCTGTCATTGCATTAATTTTTTGTTCTTTTATTGAAAAAGGTTTCTTCTAGAGACTAATTAATTAAAAGTATGCAATTGCTCAAAGTTTTTAAAAAATTTACCAATCAAATTTTTGGTATAAAAGAAGTAGAGCATGTATATCCTATTCTCAAGACAACAGCACAGCTTGTAGCAGAGGGTAAGGGAGCTCAAATACCTGGAAGACGGTATCGTAATACAAATAATAGTTACGGTACAACAATGAAGCCACCAGCCTCTTGAGTAATAAGATATATCGCTGTTTGATCAATTAAGAATTCATTGACATAATTAATAATATTAAATGTAAATGTTGAATCTCCTGTATTTACAAAACCAATTGAACTTTTAAATCCGTTACCATAACTATTACCCAATACGTCATACGTACTCAATGATGGTAAAATAAAAGTACTTGTTGTATTGTATGTACCGAAATTTTGATGTAACGTACTACTAGATGGTTTGTATAGTGTTGAAGATATAATTTTTAATATTCCATTTATATATCTAAATTTAACATTAACAGTATAAAACGCTTTAGCTGTATCTTTACAAAGATATGTTAAATCATACACATCTGTTGAACTGTTATAACTCAATATTGGTTTTTCAACTTCAACAATATCGATACTTATATTAGTACTTGAAAGTGAATATTGAATAACTGAACTTAAAGCAATATTTTGATCTGCTGTAGTAGGGTATACTTGTAATGGTTGCGGAAAATTGAGATCAACTATGTATATCTTTGGATAAACAATTTTATAATTTGTAGCACTTAATTGGTTATAAAGTTTTGTTTGACAGACAATTAATTGATTCTTTGTTTCGTTAAACCATACGTTAGAGAATTTTTCAAACTGCTGATTATAACCGCGATATAGATAGCTATACGTTACAGAGTTTGAACTACATTGATTATTTGTGTAGTTAAAACGTATTTTATCAAAAATTAAATTATTTGCTGTTTCAATTTGAATAACGTCATAATAAACATCAAAGTTTAAAATACCGTTTGTTACAATTTCATTATAAAGAGTTATATTTGATTGTGTATTAGCGGCATCAAATGTACTAATAGATTGATATTTTGTTAAAATAGCACTTAATGGGCTATTGTTGATAGTATTTGTGTTAACACTGTCGGGTGCTCTACAATATAGATAACCGGTTGTATTATTGCGTTGATTATACAGTGAGGTTATAGGTGTATTTGATAGTGAAGGTAGTAAGCTAAAGTCGAGAGTTGAACTAACAGCAGGTACAGTACTAACAAATGTATTTTGCTCTATATAGTCATAATTATATTGAACAGGTGTCGTTGGATCATAATTAGTAATTATGTTTAAATTATTATCATAATAATCAACCACAAAATGATATCCATCATAGAGCGGTAAATTAGTTGGTTGTCCAAGAAATGATGCTATATTTCCTGCTATAGCAGGATTTCCGTTTAAATCTGTACCACACTCTACAAGTGTATTATAATAATATGCATTATTAGCTACATACGATGTACTGTTACTTAAAGGTGAATCAGACCAGTATGCACTTGTTGGACTTATGAATGTTTGACATTCAAGAGTATTGACAATAAAATTAGAACTAACATAACTCGGTGAAAAGGCTTCAAAACGAAATCCGTATGATTGTATTACGATAGTAGCCTGAGAACTGTTATTATTAAATGAACCTGCACTTAATATATTAGTTGGGTCGAGTGCAGTTGTATAAACAAATTGATTATTATCAAGTACAAGATCTGTAATAGAAGAATTAGGTATAACTGGACTAGAGAGTGGTGTTTTATATGTATTTAAATTTTTATAAAGACCGTATTGATTACCGTAAATATCACTCTTAAACTGTACTAAACTATTATTGATTGTTATGAGACTATTTGCTCGTTGATCCACAGGATACTGTCCAACGGGTGTCAGAGGATATACATCAATATTATTCCAAATACTATCAAGACCACCAGTAAAGAAATCCTGATAATCTGTATATCTTGAAATACCAAAATTAGATTGATCTAAAGTTTGTTCACGTGATTGATAGCTTCTAAAAAGTTGGTAATACGGATTACTATCAACATCACCAAAACGATATTGATTTGAAAAATCGACTTTATTAAAATAATTTTTTTCAAAAAAGCTTAACGGTGTTATAAAATTTTGTTGGGTATTACTTGTTACATTACCATATTTTGCAGGGTCTGGAAAGTAGTAAACAGTATTTGGTTTGAGATTGTTTAAATTGACAGAAGCTGAAAAATTAAAATTAGTAAAATGTAACAAACCTATTTTATCAGGTTTAAAAAATAATCCCATTTCTTTGCCTGTATTTAAAAACTCCTGACTGGGTACAGAAGCAATTGTTGGATAGCGTTTATTTAATACGTTTGCAAATTCAGAATTAGCGGCAAAGAGCTGTCCTGAAGTAAATGTAGTTAAAGTAGAATCAGTAATAACATAATAAAAATCTGCACCTATATATTTTTCTTGATTTGTTATTTCTGTATTAAGTGTTAAATCTCTACTATTACCTGTATTAACATTATTAATGTAATCGCTATCTTTTAATAATCCTAGTTGATTAGGTTGAACTGCAGGGGCAATTGCTAACTGTAATCCAAGTTGCGCAGTATAGATTGGATATTGTAAAATTGCATTTACAATACTTTGGCTAAAATCTAAAGTTAAATATGGATCAATATTATTTTGATTTGCTGCAAAAAATGTCTGTCTTAAATCTCCTGAAACATCATAAGCGGATGTTGGTAGCGTTGGATTTGTATCAAAATAATCAGGAGTTAAATCATATATATCCTCAATATCTAAAACTATATTATTTCTTATTGAAGAAATAGAGAGATTCAGAGTTGCGATTGTACTTGTTAAATCTTGAGATTGTAAAGCATTCGAAATAGTATTATATAATAGTGTTTTGACGCCAATATTAGATCCCTTTAAATTGTATTGTGTTGTAGCTGTTTGAGCAGTTTCACGTAAATTAACATAATACAAGCAAACATCTTTTATTTTTTTTGAAAAGAACGGTACAGCTATTGCAAGATCTCTTGGATTAGTTACATCGAGATTTGTAAGATATCGTTGTTCCTCTACAGTTGAGTAATTAATTAAAATTTCGTTAATTAAATTAACATAAAGATTTTGTATAGAACTAGCTGTTTGAGCTACAGATACACCTTGTACTGCATACCAGCTACTAACGTATATTTGATAAAGATTTAATGCATTTTCAGGTGTTGTATAAATTGATTTATTATATGGTAACCATTGAATGAAAGTAAGCGGTTGTGTACGATCGACAGCATTTGTAGCGTTAACACCTAAAGTGGTAATTGAATCAAAAGTTATAAGTTGGGTTTGTGTTACAACCATGTTGGTAATTATTTAATTTAAACTAAAGGGATATATGTTGGTGAGTTAGCTCCCTGATTATTATAAAATATATTAGATATTTGTGGATTACCGGAAATTGATACAGTTTCCATATCACTAATGAGACCGGAAGATAAAGGATATGTATATGATCGCGCTGTTAACTCCGCTACACTAGATACTAACCCCACATTATGAAAATTATTATTAATATAATAAATATTTCCAGCATCATTGCGCACAGCAGGAAATAACCATCCTTTTATAATAAAACTTGTATCGGCAACGACTTTATATTTTTCAGTAGCATTTATATCAGTTGGATATGTTAAATTAATATTACCGTCCCAGAGAACTTCACTACGAATTTCTTGTGGTGTAGTGAATCCATTTGATACAAGTGCTTCTGGAAGTTTCCATGACAGTATAATATAAGGATTATTATATGGGACAAAATTTGAGATAATTTGGTCCATGTCTGATTGAAACTTAGTCAATATAGACATTGAAACGCTTATATTAACAGGGACTGGTGAATTATAAAATGCTGTTGATGGTTGTCCATCGCCATCTGATAGGCCTCTTGGTACATAATACCCATCTAGCTTATTAAACACTCTATTAACATCTCTTGATATAGATGTCATATTTATGGCTACAACAGGAACTGTAATATTTTGTGCAAGATTTACTAAATCATACATAACTCTCTGTTTTGGAGAGTAAACATAACGGACTTGAACGCTATTTATTGCGTTACGATTTTTATCATATCTTTTGATAATAATATCATCAAAAGCTGCAACAAATTGAGTTATTAAGTCCTTTGTTTCAAAATAATAGCTTTGTGCCTGCATTCATTAATATTTAATTAATGAATACGTTCGATGAAGTGTTTTGGTAACTTGTTCTTAGCTCTTGTAACAACGTTTATGAAATTGCCATCGAGAATATATGTAGAAGAGTAGTCATTTTTACTTCTAGTAGACCTACCTGCTGCCTGTACAACTGCATTGAGCATTTTATTTTCATACCACTCCTTATCAATATCAAATAACTGCTTAATACGCTTGGATCCTAATGGTAGAAACGGTAGTTTAACAATTATCTGAAAACGAGCCAAATCATCCTTAAGATCTATACCATATACCATAGAAGGTGATACAAGAACGGTAGGATCCTCAGTCTCCATATGTTGCTTAAGAATGTCTTCATTAGTATTTTTGGTGTCTCGTACGAGTAGTCTACTGCTATTTACTCGATTACGTATAAATTCTGTAATTTCATACGAATGTGTATGAATTAATCCTTTTTCATTTGAATGGTGATTGAGAATTTGTTCAATTTGACTAGAAATACCCGGTAATACGTTTTTTAGATTTTTATAATTAGGTTTATATTTTGACGATATAAAAATAGGTGATTTTTTAGCATCAAAGTTACTACCAATTTCAATATACTCATAGTCTTTAATACCTAGTGACTTTGCAAAGTTTTTATGATCGATAATAGTGGCTGATACTAAAACCACTTTATCCGCAAACTTAAAAATATTATCTGTAAGAAAATCGGCTCTTAACGGTGTTATTAACACATGTTTTGAATCTACCTCAACAACATATTCACCTTTATTCCATAAAGATATAAGAGATGTTAAAGAGCGATGTAGGCTTTTAAGATAGCCGTATTTTATTTGCTCAGACTGTGTAAGTGTTATTGGTTTAGCTTTATTTGATGTCTTTGCAGTGAGTTTTTCTAACTCTTCATTAATAGTAATAGTTAATTCTGTTATCCAATTAAGAGCTCTTTGCTGATTATCAGTTACAAGTGTTTTATAACTGATATTATAATTATCTAATTTTTCGTATACAACCTCAGCGGAAAATTGTCTAATAAGCTCATCTTCTAACTCGGATGCTTCATCACATACAATAAAATTTTTACGCTTTACATGCTCTGGTAGTGCTAAAAACATTTTATAGTTAAGCGCTGTAAATTGTGATATAAGAGCTTGATTACGAGCGTTGTAATATGGACAACGATTTTCTATCCAACATTGATCTTTTATTTTAGGAGCAAATGTGCATGGAGCTAATTCGGTATCAAAATTATTATCAATATCACATTGATAGTTTGTTTTACCCTTTAAAATGGCTGTATCATTAAACAATCCAAGATACTGATCTTGAAGAGCTTTAGTAATAGTTAAGGCAAATGTACCGAAAGCTGGTTCTTGTGTACACTCATAACCATATGAATAACTGCCTTCAAAGTCTTTTTTATATGCATCATAACTCTCTATAAGTCTTACAAACTCCTTAGATGGTTCTGTACTTAAGTTAGCAAGCGTTCTGGCTATAAATGATTTTCCTGACCCCGTTGGTGCACAACATATTACTATTTTCTTTTTTGACTTAAATGCTTTTTCAATTTCATTAAGAACAGTTATTTGTCCGGTAGAAGGTATAAATCCGGATGGAAAATGCTCAATATATGTTTCAGTCACATATTGATTATAGCATGTCAATTCATTATTACAACTACCTTTTTATTAAACATTTTCGATGGTCTATTGAAGGTGATATTTTTAGTATTTGTTGATATTCTTATGTTATTAAGACAAAAACTATCAAGCGTATAATCAAACTCTAAACTGCTTACTGTAGCATTTGTTGTAAAAGGATATGGTATTTCATATATAAATCGCTTACTACTACGATCGGGTGTGGTAAGTGTAAAAACACAAAAGAAGTCTTTTACAGAAAATAAAATTAACTTACCACTTTTAAGAATTTTATTGTCAATTGTAAAAGATATATCTCTTAGTAAGAGAGGCTTAATTAATTGTTCAATGTTTTCTGTCGGTGTCATGAATTCATAAAGGTTATTTTTTGAACGGGATTCATACCTGCTAATTTTTCATTAAAGAATGTCCAAAATTCTTTATTAGCAGGTATTACTTGAATCAAATCGCATGCTGCCATATTAATACATCGGTAGTCTTGCATAAAAATGTCCCATGTTATAACAAGATTTTTTGCATTAGGATCAAATTTTGGCATATTAATGGCGCGCCTGTAATTAAGAGCAAGTCTACCTTCTGTACTGTTTAATAATGATAAAGAATTAGTACAGAGCATTCGTCTGGTAGCAGTTCCACCAAACTTAGGTCGCCTACGCAAAAATTTAATTTCTGCGACGTTGTTTAGTAGTAGACTTTTTATTGTGGCTAGCGACGCTTTCATTATCATCTCCTCTTAATGAGCAAATACCAAAAATACGTTGCTCATTAAGGAAAATTCCTCTCTTAAGCGTACCGTAATTATCAACATCTAAATTAGCTACTGGTACACCGAGATTGTTAGGAAAGCAAACATAATCACCAACTTTAGCATGCTTAACGTTAGGACCAGCAAGAATAACTTGACCAATTCGCCAAGCTTTTGTATCTGTATTAACAGGTACATGTAGACCATTACGGATAATACTTGTGCCATCTGTTGACTCATCAACAAACGTACAGAGAAGAATATCATCTAAAACGTGTTTAAGATTATAACCGTAAAATACTGAATTAAAAGAATTTTTCGGAATTGAAGAAAAGTCAATTAAGCTTTTCGGGACGGGACCAAGCATGTCAATATCAGCTACCATATACCTTTAATTATATTAGTTATTTAAAAATGCAATGTATTGTTCTATTTCTCTTTTTGAGAGTTCTAAGTTTGTTGCAAGTAAAGGAATATTTTCATCCTTGTCAATTTTATTTTCCTTTACCTTTTTTATATACTCTATTTTTTTAAAAGACATCTTTGGGAAGACTGCAGTAAATAGTGTTAGAAGATCTTTCTTATTATCAAATATACTGAGATATTTGTTTAATATATTACAATGCTTAGCGATTACAGGCGAATACATACTCAACCATCTATTAACTATATATGGTTGAAAATCAGATTCTTGATCTACTGTTGATAGACAATTATTTTGTTTTTTAAACAGGATATTACTTATAATATCAAATATTGTCATTAAGCAATTACTTTAGATGTTGCAATAAAGATATCCTCAACCATTGCATAAAACGTTTCAATAATATCTTTCATAAACTGCTCAGCCTCAGCGTTACCAAGCTTTGTAGAATATGCAAACGCTGGTGCTTTCTTACCAGCTTCAATATTAATACCGGTATGACCCAGAGCGACATTATTTTTTGAATACGTAATGCTCACACTGCATTTACCTTTCATCTGAGTAACACCGCCCTGGGTATGCTCCTTATGTACAATAAGATCATCTCCATCTACCTCGATCGGAGCTTTAAGATACTTACTACTAAGAATATTAGCAATCTGAGTATTAAGAAGACGTTGAAAAGCTACAGCACCGAAAGGATCAAGATTTGGAATCTCCCAGCAAAAATTAATTGCATCATCACTATAGATATAATCTGCGTTAAGAATATCTTCATTATCAATCATGCCCTCAGCTTCAACCTTCATAGGAGCACGAAACGCTACAATATTTCCAATCGGTAATGTATTCTTACGAAAGTGCTTATAGGCAAAGCGGGAATGAATAAGATCGCCGTCATATAGTGGTATATTAATAATCATAGTTAAATTATATGTGATGTATGCTGTGATTGCAAATGCATAAATGTTTTTTTAATACCTTCTTTTAATCCTATAGGATTAATTGGTAGATTAAATGTACCGATATATTTTGTATTCATACCTTTCTTATTAAGAATAATAGGAACTGTATATGTATCTAAACAATTTATAATATTTGCAATATTATTAAGTGTATATTTTTCTTTGTATACACAATTAATTGTTTTTTTTAATATTGTATTATCAATACAATATTCAACAAGTTTTGTTAAATCGTCCATATAGATAAAATCCATATATCTATTTTGATTTATTATGATTGGTTGTTTATTAATATAATTTATTATATTATTTTTAATAAATCGTGTATTCATTTCATTTGAATCAAATATACCATATATTCTTAAATTGTAAAACGTTTGTTTGCGTTCAACAAACGTTTTAATTATACTTTTACTCAAGCTATAATAACTTTCATATGGGTACTTTTCTATACCAGATCCAAAATTAATAAATTTTTTAAATTTATTTTTGTTTTTAACAAGATTAAAAAACATTTTAAGATTTGTTAATAAAACATTATTATTATTATCTTGAAAGCGACCACCTAATATACTAGCTGTATGCAATACAACATCAAATTGTTTATTTTTAAACCAATTATCTGTTGCAGTTTGATCTGCCAAATTAAAATCTTTGCGACCTATTGCTGTAATATTATACTTTTTTTGTAACGAATGTATTAATGCTGTAGCAATATAACCTGAACATCCAGTTATTAATACATTTATCATTTTACTTTTCTTTTATAAAATCACCAAATTCTACTAATATTGTACTCTTACCATCCGTTCTTGTTAATGCTTTAATATAAGCAGGCATTATATCTTCGGGCTCTTTTAGTTCTATTATTTCTATTGTCTTACACATAGATCTAAATGCATCTGTAAAATTGCCTTTGTGTTGATCTTGCGGATCGACTGGACGTTCACTACCAACAGCTACACGGATAATAACGTTGGGAGTACAACTACCATCTGACATTAATATAAATTTATCTAAATGATTTATTATTTGATCTGTTCCCATTAACAAAAAATTCCATCTTGGTATTAGAGATACAGGTATTAATCCTTGAATTGCTAAACCATTAGCAACACCACATTGTAAATATTCAGCTACTGGAAATTCAATTTTTTTATTATCAGGTACTTCAATTAAAGTATCGTACAATCCCGTACCACCATACTTTACTGCCTGTCCAATAAAAATTGTACGACTATCTTTGGCAAGATAGTTCATAGCTCGCTTTAATTCATTAAAATAATTCATATTTAAAATTGTACCCGCTGACCTGCACCTGCATGCGGGTATTTGGTATTCTCATATTGATAATATAATAAATTAGGCTGTTCGTATATACAATCATTTTTCATTTCTAATCTAAAGTCAGCTACTCTATCAATAAAATAGGGCACATCACGATTCCATGCTTCATCCGTTGGTGTTAATACAGAAAGTTTATTTGATTCAACAACAAATGTTATAGGTAAAGTATAATTTCTTGCATATTTGTATGCTTCATGAAAAGCACCTGTTTCAGCAGACATATCACCGATCCAACACCAGACATGCTCACTACTTTGTTGTAATTTAACACCTAGCGCTATACCAACTGCTATTGATGGAATACCGCCAACAATTGAACTACAGATAAACCTATAATCAGGTAGATTCATTATCATTGACTTACCTGAAATAATTTTTTGTTCAAGTAAATCAGGTGAAATGCCTTTTAAGAGAGCTTGATAATGATTTCTCCAAGTGCAACAAATCCAATCATTTGTAGAATTTATGCGTTTAAATATTTCAATCATTTTATCTTCATTGCCATAATAAAGATGTATAGGTGCTTTTATTTGCTTTTTATTAAATAAATCACCAATTTTAATTTCAAAATTTATTAATTGCTCAGCTGTCAGCATATGCTAATAGTATATTATATTAAGTAACAGTTTTCAAGCTACTACCATATAAATCTTTCTTTGTAATAATTGACAATATTTTTTATTTCAATATTAAATTTTTTTGTAGGCATCCAATTAAGTGATCTAAGTTTATTATCATCAAGAGCATATCGTGTATCCATACCAGGTCTACTATATGATAAGTCTAGATATTGCTCATAACCATCTAAAGTACCAAAATAGTTTTGTATGATTTGTTTAACTGTATCAATATTTGATTGCTCAAACCCACCTGCAATATTAAAAATATCGTTAGTTACACCTGAATTAATAATTGTCATAATAGCATTAGCTGTATCCTCAGCATGTAGCCAATTACGTATGGGTGTACCACCTTCATGTAACTGAATCTTGCGACCGAGTTCAAGATATTTTAATGTTTTTGGAATTAATTTTTCAACATATTGTCCACAACCGTAATTATTTGTTGGTCGAACAATAATATAATTTATATTATACGTTCTATTCCATGCTAATATTAACATATCCGCTGCTGCTTTGGTAGCAGAATATGGATTGCTAGGTTTAAGTAAATCTGTCTCTATGTGCGATCCGTTAGTAATATCACCGTAAACTTCATCAGTACTAAAATGTAGTAGTATTGGCTTTTTATTTGTTTCGTGTCGATAATTTTTAATTAACTCAAGTAAGTTGTGCACACCATCAATATTTGACTTTACAAAGTCTTTGCTATCTACAATTGAATTACCAACATGTGTTTCAGCTGCAGTGTTTATAATATAATCACATTCATATAAAAATGTCAATTCGTTAATATCGCAATTTGTATATGAAAAGTTTTTATATTTCTTAAATTCATCTAGTAAAGTAAGATTTGCTGCATATGTTTCTTTATCTACACCTTTGACATACCATCCACGTTCTAAACATTGTCGTGTTACATGTGAACCTATAAAACCTAAACAACCTGTAATGTATACTATTTTTTTCATAATTTATTAATATATAAATGTTCCGAAAAATCCGTAGCGTCTATATAGTGATTATATATGTTGTATATACTCTTATATCTACTGTTAGAATTAGAACATATCCAAAATTCACATTTGTGCCTTTCATCAAAAATTACAGGTCTGTCTTGTGGTAGTATAAGGGTGTTAATATGACTTGCTCTTGCCCACCAAAAATTTTGCGAATAATGATTTACAGGATCTGTAATAAATTCTGCTCCGCATGTATCATAGGTTTTTAAAAATTCTAAAGCCTCTTTGTATCTTGTAACGTTTTGATAAAGGTGATAACGTCTTACATCTTCTATCCAATTTATTTCTGGTACGTGTATACAGTTACTAGATCCTTTTGTATGAAGATATAAAATATTATCAGTTGGATTTTGCCTTGCGTGATTAATGATTTTATGTAATGTTGGAAATTCCCACTGCTGTACATCTATACCATTATAATTAATTGTAGCTTTAGGTACATTAAAGGTAATATCTCTATCACCTACTAACTCTACATTAATTGAATCAACATCTTCATATATTTTTGAGTCTAAAATATATTTTGCAATTTCGTTTAAAATATTTTGACATCTATCAAAATTTGGGTGTCCGTGTTTATCGTGTATAAGATTACCTGCATGTATAAAGATTACATTTTTCATTTTGATAATTCATTTTTATAAAAGTTAACAAGCCGTTCAACTATACTCTTTATATCATACTTTAATTTAAACCCATATGATAATAACTTGCTTATATCAAGATATGAATGTCTTACTTGAACAATATTATGAAAATTTGTTGGTTCAATATGTTGTATAACAGATTTTGAATTTGAATAATCAATAGCGGTATTAATAATATCAAGAAATCTATATGGTTGTCCACTACCTATGTTTATTATCTGGTTAATTGGAGCCGAGTCAATACAAAGCTTAATTGCGTTACAAACATCGTCAACATAAATGTAATCTCTTAAAACTTCACCACCGTAGTACAATGGCACATCTCTATTATGTACAATTTCTTTAATTAAAAATTGTAAAGCATTTTTCTTTTTAGAAATTTTAAAATCACCCTCACCGATTACATTAGCTAATCTAAATATCCTATATTTAATATTATATGTTTCACAAAATGAAATTATTAGTTGTTCAGCACAAAGTTTTGTTATAGAGTAAAAACCTGTTGGATTACATTTTGAATAATCTTCTCTAAATGGAATTTCATGATTTTGACCATATACAAACCATGAACTAATAAAATTAAAAGTAGCTGATGTATTATGCTTTATATTATCCAATACGTTCATTAATACAGTCAAATTAGTATCAATATCAATATGTAAATTATTATGTACATTATAATTATCTACAGTGCTTATTAGATATAAAATATTATCTGACTGTGGTTTATAATCATTTCGATCAATTTTAATAGTTTTATTTTCGTATATTTTACAAAAACGTTTACCAATAAAACCGGTTGATCCAAATACTGATATCAAATTACTCATAAAGCTTGTGATGGCAATTCAGGATTTATTGCACGTGCAAAATAATTAACATTTGAATTACCACAACAGAATAAAAAGTCAGTCTTTGACATAAGATATGCTTCAATAATAACATCTTCACCAATTTTAAATTTTGGAGTATTGCTATAGTGTAGCGGCTCTGCTGATTCGCTTCGAATACTATTATAATAAACGACTTTATTTCCAAAAACTGTTTTAAGAGCCTGTAATCGATGATCTTCATCAGATGCACAAAATATAACATCATATGCTGCAGCTTTGTCTTTAATAGTTTGAAAATAATCAAATATATTTTTTTTATCAGGATGATCAGTTCCACGAAAATGTACTCCTAATACTTTTTTACCTGTAAAGTATTTTTCAGTAAAATTTTTAATTTTTTCGGTAATATCTGGTAATAGTTGAATATTTTCGTTTATTATTTTATTATATTCGTGTCTTCGATTTTTAATATATTCCTCTGTAGGATTAATCATAAACACATCACGAAATTCACTTTCTGGTACATCTATAATATCAGTTATAGTAGTTTCTATTAATACTTCTGATGGGTAATCATTATTATTAGGTTGTTTAAAATAATACTCCCATACATTCTCTGTATGTGTAATCGCAGGATCATTATACTGACAATTTTCGTTAAAATTTATGTAGTACTGCCGACCCGGATAATGGTATATTGCACGTAGTACTTGCCAAATATAACCGCAGATACCACAGCTTCCATTGTTTTTAATAATTATATATTTCATATTTTTTGTCCAAAATTTTGTATATAGTATGATTCAATTTCTTGTTGACCACGTGTCATACCGTATGCCATGTGAATAGCATAGCCGTTTCTAATATACAACGGTGATGAGTTATCAAGTCTCATTTGTAGGGTTAATTGTCCCTCATCCCAACCATCATTAAATAATTTATATGTATCGCGCCAGAATTGTGTTTTACATATAAAGAGGTTATTACAAAAATAAGGAGCATAGTTAGCTTCTAATTTATAGACCTGCTTATCAAAAAATTTATTTTTATTTTCAATTATTTTATTTGCAATAAATATATTATATTTTTTTGAATATCTTGCAGGGTGAACACCTCGAACCATAAAATAATACCATGGAACATTATTTGTTTCCCATTTAGTATCTATTAAATTAACCGCATTCCAATATTCTTTAGCATTCCATATCGACATACTTTGTATTTTTTGATTAATACCGGTATAATCAAGACCCCATTGCGTATCTGCTATAGGATCGGTTAAGAAAAATGTATGTGCTTGATTAATATCATTGCCTGTTAAAAAATCTTCAACAAAATAATCTGCAGATGGGATTCCATTTGTAAATATAGGCGCTATTATTGGATTTAATTTTGTAATTTTATTTAAATTTTCATAAGCAAAATCCCAAACATGTCTGCTCATTAAAACATCATCATCTAATTTACATGAATATTCACATTCACTTTTATGTGCAATATTAATTTTTTCTTGATAACTTGGTGTATTTAACTGTATAAGTCCTACTTTAAAGCCAGGTTTGTTATTGGTAAAATATGTATTAAGACTATTAATAGATGCAGCTTCTGCATAAACATATAAAATAAAATTAGCTTTATGTTTTGCTTGTTTTATTTCTTCAATCATTCTAATCATAAAAGGCAATCGATGCGCTTTTTGACTACAAGTAAATAAATTAATTTGTAATTTTGGTGCCATTTATTATACTATATGTAATGTTTTTATTTAAAAATATCAAGCAGTTTAATCTTGTCTTTAAACTGCTGTCCACCGTCTTGAAAGACGTAAGCAACTTCTCCTCTTCCGTGAAAACCAAAACAATTATCTAAATTATATTCACACTCTGGAATTTTTGACTCAAGTGAAAATTTCATTGCTACTTCAACAGGTGCAAATTTACAACCCTGTGAAACAAAATAATCATGATATGTCATACATGTATGTGTGTCATCATGTTCACCATTCCACGGTATTGTTTGACATATATCTATAAATTTTTTACTTTTTAAACAAAAACCACCGTTACCAACACGATGAACATGTCCAACTGCCCATGGTGCACCTATATAATCATAATCTAACCATGTAGGGTCCCATAAATGAGGATTAATTACAAAACCGTCATCATGTATAGAAAGACTATATTCAGTATCAATATATGGATGAATACCTTTCATTGAAAAATAACTTGAAAGATTATGATCCATATTATCAATTTTTACAAATTCAATATCTTGAGTCAAATTATTAGGCTCAATATGTGAAAATAATATACTTCGTTTAAATTGTATATCTTTCATGCTATAACGTAGTGCTCGTACGCCGGCTGCAGGATCGACACCGTTTAGACACCAAAGTGTTATATTTGTTAAATCAATTTTAGACATTATTGTTTAAAGAATTTTTCAACAGTCTCGTCGATATATTGTAATTGTTCATCTGTTATAACAGGACTTGTACCAAGAAAAAATGTATCTGTTGTAACTTTTCTTGCATTTGGATAATTTTTAATGACATCTTCTGTATTCATAATACCTTCATAAGCTGGTTGTAACATTATATTGCCTGCAAAATACGGTCTAGTTTGAATTTTATTTGATTCTAAAAATTGTACTATATTTGTACGTTTAAACGGTGCTTTATCGCGAAGTGTAAGCGCAAATGCAAACCAGCTTGGTACACTCTTATCTGTAGCTTCTGGTATAACAAAATACTCTTCATATTTTTTAAATATACTACAAAGTTTAGCATGATTATGTCTACGTTTTTCAGTTATAAGAGGTAATTTTTTCATTTGCTCAAGTCCCATTGCTGCTTGAACTTCAATTGGTTTAAGATTGTACCCAATCTCATCATATACGTATTTGTGATCAAAGATTTCATCTGGAATAGATGGCAACCAATTTGAAAATCTATTACCGCATGATCCATTTTTAAGTAACCCTGCTTTTTTACCTACACAATAGCAACCTCTACCCCATTCTCTAAAACTACGAATAATAATTTCTTGTTGATGTGTATTGCAAGCAATAAATCCACCCTCACCCATTGTAATGTGGTGTGCAGGATAGAAAGAACAACTTGCAAATTCACCAAAACTACCTAATGGCTTGTCATCATATGTAGAGCCTAATGCATCACAACAATCTTCTAATAAAATTAAATTATATTGTTTAATAATTCTCATTAGTTCATCCATGTTCGGTGGATTACCGAGCACATGTGCAAATGTTATTACTTTAGCTCCGAGTTTAGCTTGATTTTCAACTTGTTCAAGATTGAGATTTAATGTATCAATATCAATATCAACAAACGCAGGTTCAAACTCACATTGAAAGATTGGATTTATCGTAGTGGGAAAACCTGCAATAGGTGTAATAACTTTTGTACCTTTTGGTAGATTATAAAGTCTCTTTGATTTAAGAGCTGACATCATTATTAAATTAGAGCTACTACCGCTATTTGTTAGTATACCAAAATCTTTATTGAGTAATTTTGGAAAGGTATTTTCAAATTTAATTCCCTGTTGACCTAAGACAAGCCAACCCGCTAATAAGGTTTCAATAGATTTTACATATTCATTAGAATCAAAATAAGGTCCTGCATATTGAACCCAATCCTGTCCAGGACGCCATGTTTTTTTACTAATTTCTTCGTTAATTAATTCTTGAACAAGTGATAATATTAAGTCTTTTTTATCTTGCATATAATAAAATTATTATAATGTAATAGCTATATAAACTCAACGTAAATTTTGTTTTTTAGCATAATCATAAATGCCCATATTCCAATCACCTAAATTAGGTACATCATATTTATTTGTATATTCAACAATTGTCTTAAGTTTTAAATTTTGTTTCATATCTTGTGAACTAAAAACATCTAAACGTACTTTAAGATCGTATGGAAAATAACTATATTCCCATGCAAAATTGTTAACAGAATTATCGTATGCCTCTTTACCGCATACTTCTACTCCGTGTAATTTATGATCAACATAATTTAAAACTTTCCAATAATATTGCTTTACACCAACTGCACGTTTATCCATCCACTGAAGATGTGCTATAAATAAATTATTTGGATCAATGCTATTAATATTACCGGGATTTGGCAAATGTAGCGAATGCATTTGAGTTTTTTTGTGTTGTGTTTTTTCTGAATAACTTCCAATACGATCGGTAAAATTTGATCTCCACATTGTATCTACACGAAGTTCATTTTTACCGGTATATTGAGCCCAGTGTAGATAATAAAGATTGTTTTTATTTTGCTCAAGAAATAATTCAAGCTGATCTTTTGTCCAACGACCATCAAAATATTCATCAGAATCTAAACATGTAATATTACCTGTATATTCGTATGCTTTATCAAAGATTATTTGTCTATTATCTGTCTCCATCCAAAGTTCTTCTTCAACATTATGTCTTGTATTTTTAGAAAAAATATGTAATATATTGTATTTTTCTTTATTTGCTGTTAAAAATTCTAATGTATCGTCTTCTGATCCATCATCATAAAATACAAATCCATCAGCATATTTTGTCCAGATAGGTAACATTTCCTTTAAAAGGAAACATTCATTCTTTGTCATTGTTGTTTGTACAATCATGTTTTAGAGTTTAAAATATATCTTTTGTAATGCAACTTCGTTTATAGCAGGATATAAAAAGTTATTATGTTCCCCTCTTTTTACTAAAACACTAAAAAAGTATTGGTGCCAATCATTAAAGTCTTTTGTATGTTTTTCTGCAAATGTGCTTTGATTATAAGTAAATTCAACTCCAGGTGCTGAAGATCTATCTTCATGTATAATATGAAACAAGGTAGGTGTTTTATTTTGCATAAAAGTATCAGTATTTTTAAGCAAAATTGTAGCGTAATGTGTATCCCAATACACAACTGCATATACGTATTCTGGAAACAATTCACGGTTTTTATTCCACCATTCTGTATTAATTGTAAATGTATCAAATCCTGAAACTTGATAATGACTATTTCTAACAGGCGATGATGTTGGATCATTAAGTTTAATTGAAAAATTTAAATCATTAATTTCACCTTCTATAGCTAATCTTGAACCGATGTATGCGGTGTGATCATTATCAAATATTTCCGTAAAAAATTTAGGTGTAACAATTATATCAGAATTAACAAAACAAAAATAATCATATCCAAGATTTGCTAATTCATCAAACATATCGCGCACAATAGGCAATTCACGCTTACCGTTACAAACTGCCTTACTTGTTCGTTTTAAACAACGTAATGTTTTAAAATCAGGATGCTCGGTAAGATCTTTACCATTTTCAAACTGAATATTAAACAGATCTATATTATCTGGAAATTTAGCTTTACATTTGATTAAACTTTCAGATGCTAAATCTTGTGCTTTATTGCTACCAAATAAATTTGTACCTACAGCAATTTTTTTAAACATATAACACTCCTATACCTTTTTCTTTTTTTTCATTTATTAAAATTTCTTTATGTGTATAATTATTTTTTATTTCTTTCCAAAATTTAGCACCTCCACCTTCTTCACGTTCACCAATATCATGAAATGCTACAATACCCCCTTTACGGACTAAAGGTGAGTATAAAATAAAGTCCTGTTTAATGGCTTCATAGCGATGATCACCATCAATGAATAAAAAATCAATTTGTTCATTATTAAAAATTTCTTTAGTTTGCTTAACTGTAGAATCTTTTTGAGAAGCATCAGGAATTAAATAAAGTTTACTCTTTTTAGCTTTTGCCCATTTAGGCCAAACATTTTTATAATTATCTTCCTGTATAGCTACTCTCCAATCTGTAGGACCAACAAACATTCTAACAGGCAGATCAATTGCTAGTACGGTAGACTCATCAGCTCCGTAGTGTATAAAATGCTGCAATGACCAACCATACATGGAGCCGATTTCTATTATTTTTGATGGGTTTATCTTAACGTATTCTTTTAAGAGTTCTTCAAACTCTCTTACGTCTTGACTATCGAGTTTATTTTCTTCTAATATCATTTTTTATTTGTTTTACTGTTTCTATTACTTGTGTTTCACTAATATAAGGTGGTTGATTTGGATAGTGACCATGTTTTTTAAGGTATAATTCTCTACCTCCATAAACATTTTTCTCCCACTGTTCAGATTTATTTGCAATAGATGAATTATCAATAGCACCTGGGGCCTCTGTAAGTAATTCATGACTGTTAGCTAAATCAGCAAACCACCAAAATGGAGGATGATAACCTGCTTTAATAATACAATATGTATGATCTACATGTTCCCAAGCATTATAAAATTGTTCATCAATATAACCTACTTTTTCTATAACCTCTCTTGTAAAAAAAGAAAACATAGCAACAGTATGCTCATATAATGCAATTTTACAAGTCTTATAATCTAGTATAAGCTTTGGATTTGGTTCTGTATCTTGATTCAATAGATGACGGTTATGTAAATCAAAGTTTTTAATAGTTTGTTTACGGTTAAAAGGTGATCCGGGACCATAATTAAAATGCTGAATACCAGATACTTTATATGCATCAATATACTGTTTAAACACTGTAGGATCAAGGATAATCATATCGTCCTCTATAAGAAAGAGATAATCACAGCCTTTATTAAAAAGATATTTTAAAGCTTTGTTTTTTGATTTACCAACACCAAGATTTTCTTTATTTTGAATCCAAGCTACATGGCTAAAATCATAATCCTTACCAACATATGGAAGATCCTCACTTAACGGTGTACCATCATTAATAACAATTAATTCACTGATATTACTGTCTTGAGGAATAGAATCTAAAAGACCTTTTAAATACTGAGGTCTATTACAGGTAATTATTCCTACTCCAATTTTAGCATCCATAGTTGTAATTATGTATTTTAACATAAATATTTTAAATGGCAATTACACCTACCAATAGTAATACAGTTAATATTGTAAATCTCCCTAAATCACAACTTGCTGTAGGTTCTGATTTGTTAGTTTTACAAACTACAAACGGTACTCAGACTATTACATTCGATAATTTTAATGTTGTAAAAACTGATGTATCTGGAAATGCTACTGTAACTGGTGTTTTATCCGGTAAGAGTTCTATTTTGAATACATTGTTAGTTAATTCTATTACTGCAGGTAACTTTACAACTCCAGCCGGTCCCGGTACTACTTTACCGACTGGATTTTATAATCAATTTTCAATACAAAATGGTCTTATTCTAAGCGCTACTTCTAATGTACAACAAGATCCTACTTATTTACAGCTCTATAGTCAGGATATACCACTTTATGTTAGTAGTATCTTAAAAGGTTATGGTGTTTCAACTGTAATACAAGGGTATGGAAATATTCTTATACCGGCTGGTAGTACAACGGCTGAAATTTTTGTTGATTCATTCTTTAAATCACCGCCGCAGAGTTATGCCAATGGACAAATTACTCCGGCTCATATAAGTTTAACTTCTGATTTTGTACCTACTTTAAGTAGTGTTTTAATAACATCAATATTATCTCCTAGCACTCTTTCAGCACTATCGGCATTATCCCAACTTGCATATTTATCTGGTGGTTTTGAACCGGGGAGTAATAGTTCTATTCTTAATGTATTGACAGGATCTGATTTTAATAATTTAGTTAATAGTAGCACTATAACTGGTACAGTTAATATACCATATAATGTTACTCCAATAATTACACCTAATACAATTAGAACATACACAAGCTCTTCAGGTATAAATGATGGATTAACTTTTGAAGTTAATATTGGAGTATCTCAATCTGTAGATGTTACAGTATATTGGATTTTAAATATAGTTATACCTTTAACTGTTATTGCGTAATTAAAAACGTGAATGGAAAAATAATAGCGCTTTAGCTATTCCTTGATTAACTTGTTTAGCGCTCATTCCATTATCTTCAATAAGGCGTTTGCGTTCAGCTTTAAAGCATTCAATAAATTCTTTTGAAAGCATACCTCTAAGTTTTTTTGGATAAAAAATACGCTTACGTACATCAATACGATTTGGCATTTCCAAATCTTCTAAAATTAATTTAAATTGTTTATTAAAACTATCCACACCATTATTTAGGCGGCGGAACAATTATATTACCTTTAAATTTCTCCCACTCTTCATCTTCAATTTTAATTTCTTTATGATCTGCTAACAATTTTTCAATAAGATCTAAATTTTCTGTATTTAAAACACTATTTTCATCATTAACTAAATCACCACTATCATCAAGATAAAGTCTAATCATCTCAATACGCTCTTCAGGTGTACCAAAAATTTCAATAATTGGCGGTCTATCTTCTTTAGGGAAGAATGGAGAAGCTCCAGTTCTATAATATTGATGTGATATAGCCTTAAAAATATTATCAATTTCAGCAATAAAATTATAATCTACTTCTCGATTTTCCCTTGGAATAGGAATAACTGGAGCTGCTTTTGTAATTGGTAAATAAAAAATAATATCTATGTTATGCATACTCTCTTGAACAAGAGGAATACATTCTTTAATAAATTCTCCCGTAATATCTGAAGTACTCTTTTCCTCAGCCCAAAGAGAGTAAACAATATTATCTAATGGACAGCGATCAAATAAAACTTTATCACCTGGTGAATAATTTTTTAAATCATCAACGAGACATTTTAAAATAGTTTCTTGTGTAATTTTATTTGTTTCTTTATTAATTAAAAGATTGTTTTCTTTTACAGTTTTTCTATATCCAGACTCATGAGCTTTGTAAGCAGGCCAAGTTTTAATAATATCATTGACAAGAGTTGTTTTACCTTGACAAGCGGATCCTACAATTGCAATTCTCATGTTGTACTATTTAGTATCGTTATACTAAACTTTCAAGGCTTTATTCCAAATCAAAAGTTGTAACCGTGGACTAAAGTTAACGTGCATAGCTTTAGCATATTCAGCTACTGCAGGAGCGTTTTCAACATGCTCTTCACGTGAACCACAACAAGGCATAAACCAAATACGATTTCTAGTCACATTAATACCACGATTATCATCTACATACTTTTCCCAAATTTCATTAATGTCTTCTGCTTTATTAATAACGAACTTAAATCCAGATTTATTTCTTACATGCCATTTAAGAACCTCAGGTTTATATGTTTTATCTTCTGGATCTCCATTTGAACGAAGTTTAGGAGATGTAGTAAAGGTTGCACTGTATAATCCATCAACATGATCACAAGGTGAAAGCCATTTATTATCAGGCATAATTGTAGCATTTGTTTCAAAATCAATACGTGGAATAAAATTATATCGTTCTTGAAACGCTGCAATAAATTTAAGCAATTGCTTTTCCTGAATAATTGGTTCACCACCTGTAAGTTTTAAAATAGCTCTATTACGAAGATGTTCAATATAATTATTATCTTCCATAAGTTGGAAAATTTCGACAAATTTCATTTTATTTTTTACCGACCAAGAAATAAATGAATCACATCCATTCGGTGAATCCTCAGAAGCAAAACCAATGCACGTTAAATTACACATTGACATACGCATAAACACAGAAGGAACACCTACATATTCTCCTTCTCCTTCAATGGTATAGAACACTTTATCGTCAGACAAAAATAATGTCTCTGTATTAATATCAATCATATTGAGTATAATATTAACTGCTTTACCTACGTAAATCAAGGCTCAAATTGATTAAATATTTGTAGATGAAAAAGAAGAAGGCTGTGAAAACAGCCCCACCATCGGGTGCTAGTTCGGTTGAAAAACCAGCTGACACATCACTATATGTAGCTCAGAGAGAAAAAATTGATTTTACTCTCAATGTCAAAGAACTCCCTTGGACAGATAAGCAAAAAGAGATAATTAATCTTTTTTTAGATAAGGATACAAAATTAATGATCCTTAAAGGTCCTGCTGGTACATCTAAGACAATTCTTTCTATGTATCTTGGGTTACAGCTTCTTAATATGAAGAAAGTATCAGATATTGTACTTGTACGTTCAGCTGTTGAAAGTTCAGATTCAAAGCTTGGTTACCTTCCAGGTGATATTAATGAAAAAGTTAATGTTTATATGACACCTTTTAATGAAAAATTTTCTGAGCTTATAATTCAACCTCAAATTCATCGTTTACATAAAGATAATAGAATAACAATCTGTCCTATTAACTTTGCACGTGGTTTACACTTTGCTGTAAAATTTATTTGTTGTGATGAAAGTCAAAATTTAACAACCCGTGAACTTCAAACACTTTTAACTCGTATGGGTGAGTTTAGTAAAATGATTATATGTGGTGATCCTGATCAATCGGATCTTCCGTATGGTAAATCAGGTTTCAATGCTGTATATAAAGCTTTTGATACCGAAGAAGCTAAAACACATGGTGTACATTGTGTGGAATTAACGGAAGATCATATTGTACGTTCTGCATTGTGTAGATATGTTACACATGTCTTTAAAGACATTATGTATACAACAATGTCTGTTAAACAGCACCCATAGCCTTTAGCTCAGCTAAAGCAGCAGCAATACTATCCTGAGCTTGTTTAATATCATCAGGTGTTTGATCTTTTGGTAATACAAGCTCAGGTGTCTTTTTAAAATTTACGCTCAGTTCACCTTCTAAACCTACCTCTTGAGCAATTTTAGTTAATGTTTGATTAAGCATTTGCTGCATTGGATCGGGTGGTCTTTGATCAATTAGAGATGAAAGATTTATATTAGGTACTAATAGATTACTCGTATCAATAGAACCTTTATTTTGAACTTGAGAGGTATAAATGTTGGTTATGTCTCCAGCTGGGTTTAAACTTGAAGTATTTTCTTTATTTAAAATTTTTACAGGTATAAGATAATCACCTATCTCACCGCCGTAAATTTGTTGCATATGCTCGGCGTTCATTAGACACCCCAACTTGTACCGCCAAATGGATTTGACCATCCCTGGGTTACCTGACCTCTACCAACAGTTACGCCTGTTGGTCCTGCAGGCAAATCAGGAAGTAGAGCAATTTCAATAGAAGTTGGTGTTTCTGTTGGCTGAACATTTGTTTCTGTTGTAGAAGGAATCTCAGCTGTTACAGTTGTTGCAGGAATTGAGACATCAGGTGTTGATACTGTACTAACTGCCTTTGTTTCATTTAAAAGTGTTACACCACCGTATGATGTTGGCATTTGAAATGAATGAGTAATTACATTTGGTTTTACATAAATGGCAGAATTAGCTTCATGCTCAAATACTTCTACTTTCTCTACCCAACAACGTTCACCATAATTCTCTTTTAACCAATTTGTTGCAGCATTAAAACAAAACTCAGCAGTTTTTTCAATACCTACAGAATCCATAATACGAAGATCACAACCTCCTTGAGAATGTAGCAATTGAAATGTTTCTAATAAAGGATCATCTTGAGCTACACATAATGTATGATCAAATTGATGTTGAAGAATAGATTTTAATGTTTTAAGACTAGCAAAATCTACTACCCAGTTTTTTTCATCTAATGATGAAGCAGCAAAATAAAATTTAGCAAGTAATTGATAACCGTGAATCTTAGAACAATGTGATGTAGCTCTCCATTGTCTAAATGCACAAGAACCTAACTCTAAAAGCTTAGTTGACTGATAATTACTCATATATTTTTATTATAACTGATATATTTTAGTAAATCAACTTAAATTGAAAAAAATATAGAAGTTGTCTTTGGCTCCTCTTCTTCGATATGCTCAGTATTTTCTATATATTCTATATTACTTAATCACTAGACAAAAAAAGCAACTCTCTAAATTAAAGTCTTTAAAATACGATTTACAGTATCATTAAAATTTTCATTCATATGAGCAGCATAAATGCGAGCCTTAGCTTTAGCTCTTGTTACTGATTTTCCAGGCATACACTTCTTATTTCCGATTTTTTTACAAACTTTATATCCACCCTTGACTTTACGTATATTGTATGGCATAATAAAGTTACTTAACTGGTGTTGGAGTCGGTACTGACGCAGGTTTTGGTACAATCTTTAATGTTTTTTGCCATTGCGCAGTAATATTTTTACTTTGTGCGTTTGCATTCTTTTGAATAGCAGGATCGGTAAGTAATTTACCTTTATTTGCTGGATCCAATACACTCCAACCGCTTTTAGTAAATAGGTAAGAACGTTTACCGTCGGCTGTTGTGAAACGAGATTGACCAGGTACGGGGCTTCCCTCAGGAGTTCTTGCAGTAGGCCCAGTTGTTATTGTGGGAGTTGGAGCTGATGTAGGTGTTTCAGGTACATCAGGCTTAATTACTGTTTTTGCTTTCGGCTCTTCAGCGTATGATTTAATATAATTGTTTAAATCACTATTAAATTTGTTCATATCTACTTTATGACCTTGTAATGAGCTTGTAAGATCAGAAATACCATAATTCTTATAACCTCCTCGACCAAAGTTTAGTAATTCACGCTTTGTCGCAGTATCTGTTACGGTGGTTGGTGATATTTTCTTAGGTAGATCAGTAGGTTGATTAATTAACCAATTTCTAAATTTATTAACATCGAGATTAGCATTGTCAAATGCTTGCTGTATTGTTTTATTTTTGGTATTTGTATATTCTTGACCTAGGCCCTGTAAAGCTCCACCAATTCTTGCACCACCATAAGCTGAAGCAATTTTACCAGCACCTCTTAACCAAGCACCTGGATCTTTTATGCTAGCTTTTGCTGCATCAACACGCTTACCAATCATTTTTACAGCAGTTGCTTGTTTAGCTTTATTAAGTAAATTTGTAAATACACCTTCATTTACAGTACCATCATTGTCAGAAATAAAATTTCTATAAAGAATTTTTAACTCATCATCAGTTAAACCTACAGTTTTTAAAATAGACTCGACATCTTCAATAGCAGGTGCATTTAAGAGTAATTCAGCTTCTGGAGTGGAAGTATCAATACTACATATATTACAAATATACTCTTTAAACGCACGTAAAGTCTCAGACTCTTCATCAGACATCAACATCTGTAAGAATTGCTGCGGTATATCCATAACTGACGATACACCATCAGGGTTCATAACAAGAACTTTGGGTACATCACCTGTTTCTGCTAAGATATATCCTTCATAGCCATTGCATTGTGATAAATCTTCAGCCTGATGTACAAGACTTGGATCTACCTTAATACGAACACGCTTGAGATCTGTTTTCTTTAAATTATTTTCAATGATTAATTCGTATTTCACTATTAATATTTATTGTTGATAGTAAGAAAATAGATAGTATAATATGTATATGTCTGAATATACAAAAGAGTATAAATTAAAGTTTGCTAACGGAAATCATCCTCATTCTGCTGAAGAGAGGAAAGTTATTATTGAAAATGCAGCTAAAGCTTATGAAGCATATCTTGATGCACTTGGTTTTGACTGGCGTAATGACCCTAATAGTACTGGAACACCGTTAAGAGTAGCTAAGGCATTTGTTAATGACCTTGCTGCTGGTTGTTATGATGAACCTCCTAAGGTTACATCATTTCCAAGTAATGGATATAACGGAATGGTGTTTCAAGGCGGTATTCCTGTTAAGTCAATGTGTAGCCATCATCATCTTGCCTTTACAGGTGTTGCCCACGTAGCATATATACCGTCTGCTGAGGGTAGAGTTATTGGATTATCAAAACTTAACCGTATTGTAGAGTTTTATGCACGTCGTCCTCAGATTCAGGAAGGATTAACTGTACAGATTCATGATGCAATCAATGAAGTATGTGAATTAAATGAGGGTGTTGCTGTAATGTTAAGTGCCTCTCATACATGTGCTTGTCTAAGAGGTATTAAGCATGATGGTTGTGAGATGAAGACCTCAAAGCTTAGTGGTGACTTTATGAAAGATGGAGCTACAAGAGCTGAATTTTATAACTTCATTAGTAATATGAAAAGTTAGTCTCCTTGCTTTACATCAATAAGAGCGTTTATCTTTTTAACAAACGGCTCACCAATTAATACCGGTTGATCATTCTGAGCTCGATCTGCGAGACTAAATGTGATACCGGTATAATGTTTACCTTGTAAAGTAAAATTAAGCTCTACTGTTGGACGAGATTCAATATTACCACTTCCAATATTAATATCTACTTTACCTGTACAGGGTAAAGTCATACGTTTATCATTTACAGTTGTAAATGTACATTCATGACCGTGATGTTCTATATCTAAACCAAGAAGAACATTATAAGCTTCATTACCACTATCAATCTTTGCTTCTACTTCACCAATACCCTCAATGTCAATTATCTCTGTGACACCTAGTATAGGTCTATTCGGTGAACCAGCTGATCTACCGTTTACATATTCTTTAAATGTTTTCATAATATTATTTTTTCTTCCAAGAAATTCGTTTTGAACTTTTTTTAATATTTTTTCTACTATTACACATTGCCTTAGTCGGACGACATGCTGGATAGCTTCTACGCTTTTCACCTTTCTGTCTGCCGCATGGTTTACCAGTCTTACAATCTATCCAACCGTGTCCGTGATTACGTGAAAACCAACCATGAAGACCTTGTTTTTTTTCTTTTGAAAAATCTTCAATAAGTATCTGTACGAGGTCGTTAAATTTCATTTCTTTTTCCAAATTTTACCCTGACGGCATTTAACAACTGCTCCAGACTTATAGGCAGATGTTTTTTTGCCGTAAACAGAGTCAGCTCTACTTAAACAGCGATCTCTTTTAACTTTTTTTTCTACAAAAAATTGTTTAAACGTTAACATTTCCATCTCCTTCTTGCTGCGCATCCACGAGTCTTCTTACCAGCACAACCTCCAGCTGGAATCCAAGCGCTACTTCTTGCACAAAAACTCTTTCTACGTTTTGAAGCTTTAGATCCTTTTTTAGCCTTACCAGTTACTGGAGCTTTAAGGTGTGATCCGGTAGCGCGGTTATATTTTGCTCTACCCTTGGCTGTTAAGCCACCTCCACGATTAACAGGTAATTTTTCTCCACGCTTAATAGATAAACTTGGAGCTTTCTTTTCATTTAAGATCTCTATGAAACGTGATTCAAATAGACATGACATACAATTATTTATGCACATATAGACTAAATAATTGTATATGTTTGCCAAGGACTTTAACCTCCTCAATGAAATTTATAATCAACGCGTCTATAGAGAATCTGATGAAACGGGATCAGTTCTCGATCATACAACGGCCGCTTCATCTAATGGTGCTATTAATCAAGCTCCTATGAGAGTATGCTTAAAGTGTAAGCAAACAAAGCCAAAATGTCCATGTGAAGCAAGTGAAGAAGATGATATGGTATTTGCTGATAAACCAGTACATAGCGGGTATGATAATGAAGGTATTGAAGATCATCGTAACTCACATGAAACAAATGGTTATATGGCTAAACAGCAATGTTTTAGAATTGCTAAAATGGCTGCCATGTTACACGAGCTTGTTAAGGATGAAGAAGAATTATCACCATGGATTGCAGCTAAAATTACACAATCATTTGATGATTTAAACGCTGTATTTGCTTATAAAGATTATGAGCAATATAGAGATGAAGTTGAAGGACATGCTGAAGAAATTGAAGAAGGTTCAGCTCAAGATTTTATTGATAGTATTAACAATGGCGGTAGTAGTATTGTTAATCAAATTAAGCGCACAGTACGTAATGAGTCAAAAGAAAATATTGAAAAAGTTCTTTTGGAATGTGTTAGAGTTCTTGAAAGTAAAAAGAGACGTTAATTTACTTTATTGTGGCTAAAAACTTATTTGTTAACTCTTCTATTGTCTTAGGACCTAGAACGAATTTAATAACGGATAGATAAGGATTTTGATTACCTTGTAATCTTGTATTAAGTTCAGTAATAAATTGATCTATTCTTGATCTTTCAGCTTTAATGGCAGCAGTTGTATCTTGAACAGCTTTTTGATCATTCTTATTAATTTTAAATAAAGCTTGTTCAATATCTTTTTTATATTTTTGTAACGATGCTGTAAGATCATGTACCATTTGATTAGCATCTTTAAACTCAATCTCTTCAGCAGCATCACCGTAAAGTACATTAAGCATTTCATCTAAAGTACTAAATCTAGCACCTTTTATTTCCATTGCATCAGTAAGTTTTTGTACCTGCTTATCATCTAATACAAATATATCAGCATTCTTTAATACATCATCTTTAAGCTGATTAAAGAGTGACTTACGATAATCTTTCAACGCATCAACACCTGCCCATTGTTCAGCTCTACGTCTTCCAAAACCTTCTAAGTCAACTAGCTTAGCAATTGCACCTGTTTGTATATTACGAATAATAGCACCTTCAATCTCAGCAGCACCTAATGAAGAAGGCTCAGTACCTACGGATCCAAGAAGAGACTTCTTTATCATAGTTTGTAAAATTTTAAATTCAGCTACTGCTTTGGACTTTGCTTCAGCTTCATTACCCGTTCTCTTTCTTGAAGCCATTACAGCCATATTTTCAGCACTACAGGTCTTAGTAATTTGCTGTTTTACTTCATCACTAATTTTTAACTGTAGAGGCTCTTTATCATAAAAATTCCAACCCTCCTTACCATTTAAAGCAGTAATAATTTGTTTCTTAATTTCTAATCCTTCTGGTGTAGTTGAAATGTCAGTACCTTTTGGTGTATCTAGTTTAACAACACCAAATACAACAACAGCTCCTTTACCAATTAAATCAGCAGCGTATGGTATGACATTCATATGTGCTTTGCTAAACATTTCACCAAAAATTTGTATTGGTGCGCCAACTTTTTGTTCAAATGTTTTAAACAAATTAGCTACATTACTTTTTTGAAGAGTTTCTAATAGTCTACCAAATCCATCAAAAATATCATTATCATATGATTTAGCAAATTGATAAAACTCAGCTGAAGATGTAACCGGGTTGCCTTTTTTAGATTTTACAAATATTTGCCCTTCATCCGTTAGACCAAACGAAACATTCGAACCGTCATACTTTTCAGATACCTCCCAAGCACCACCACTAAAAAGACTGCAAAAATCTTTTGGAGTCATTTGATCAATATGTGGAATTGAAACCATCTTAACGGCTTTTTCTTCAATAAATACACTTTCATTAAAGGCCTGTTCTTCTTCTGAAGTATTGATATTACCAAAAAATGGCCTAAGATAAGACAAAGCATTTTTAGCTTCCTGTACTGTCATTTGACCTTGATTTCTACCTGTAGCAGGATTTGGAAGCTTTGTTTTTATATTTTTTACAAGTACATCCCAAATTTTTTGTCTACGCTCTTGATCAAATGTTGAAATAAGTTCAGACATTTTAACAACATGCTTCATATCTTCAGCATTTTTAAATCCTAAGATAGCAGCTAATGTATCAATATCTTCATACGCTACGGGCGTTACTTCTTTACCGCTAACAAATCGTTGAAGTTGATCAAACTTAACACCATTCTTACTATATGTTTTTTCTTTATCTCCAGCCTTCCAAGTAATTTTATACGCAAGACCTTCACCACCAAGAGTATATCTTATATTGTAAGTAACAGGACCGAGTTTATTATTTTTAGCTACAAAATTTTTATACTCTTCTGTATTTTTAACAGCATTATCTAATGCTTGAGTCTTAACGGGAGTAATAGGTGTTGATGCAGCAATTGCTCTAATCATTAAATCTCTTACTGCACCCTTAATACCTTCAGCTATATCTGCCATACTAGCAAATTGAGATACACCAAAATATTTTTCTTTGCCTTTAATATTAACAATATCAATTTGAATTATGTTATTTGTGTTACCTAAAACAACAGCTGTGTTAATTTCTTCACCAACTACCTCTGCAGCATATTTTTGAGGAAATGTTTGTGTTAAAAAGTTTGCGACGTCATGCATTGTTACACCGTCATTTAAATAAACATCTAAATCAATATCACCAAAATCTGTTTTTGCTTGAAGAGCTTTTTGAATTATTTCTTTAGTTTCTATTTCATTTGGTGTAGGCGGTTTGATACCGGCTTTAATTGCAAACAGACGACTTGATCCAAGATAAAAAGAAGACTCTCTTGAATCAACATAATTTTTTTTACGTAATAAAGATAATAACTCTTGAACTTCTTTTACAACTTCTGGAGTAGGTGTTGCTCTTGTATAATGAAGTTTATCATTACCTGTTGCGGCAATTAAATCACCGGTAAGATTTTCAGCAGCTTGACCGCCTTCTAAAAGAAAATAACCTTTATTTGAATCTCTAACTACACTTTCAAACAAAGAACTCTTAAGTCTATTTAATTCAATAGCATCAAGAATTAATTGAGCGTAGCTGTTGAATTTCATTATTAAATTGTTCTGTCAAAAGCAGCGCTATCTGGACTCGCTATACCACCATTAGAACCATAAGGTGCAATAGCAAAATTTGTTTTGCTATCATTTGGATTACTATAATTATTATCTTGTGAACTAAATGCACTGGCACCGTTTAGATCATTATTATCTTGTTCTTTTGTTTTGTTGAATTCAATATCAAATTTAACAGGTAATTTAACTTTTCTATCTTTAAATTTTAAATCTTTAATTACAACACCTGCATGACCACCTGTATGACCAATCTCTTCGTGCATTCTTTCTTTAAGAATTTTACCCATTAAAATTGCAGCGTGTAAAAATACAGCACCAGCTATTGCACGTCTCACCTGTACGTCATTACCATCTTTTACAGTCGTACTAAGCGGTAATTTGTCAAAAATATTATTATAATTTTCAAACCCAATAGCACGTATTTTTCTGCCATTAGCTAAAGAAATCATTTCACTATTAGGATTATCGAGTTCATGTAACCAAGCACTAAGTCGTTTTGTTACTGCATGATCATGTGTATATAAAACAGTAACTTCTTTTTGCAAAGCATTATTAAAATCAATATGTTTAATTCCTAATGTTTTAGCAGCATCATCAAAAAGCTCAATTAAATCCTTACCTGTTCTAACACTTGTTACTTCAAAAGGATAAATTATACCCTCACCGCTTTCGTTAATTATATAACGCATATAAGGTGGCGGCACCGGGCGTGCAAATGATTCTTTTACGTAAACGTCTTTTAAGCTTTTGTACATATTTTTAAGCTCTACTGTTAATAATTGATTTAATCTTATTAAGTTTAAGATAAAGGTTATTTGTATTAATTGAATCTAAAAATGATTTATAATTAGGATTATCTAATCTCATCATATTATCACCTTCATACATTGTTAATGCATCTTTTACAGCATCACGAACGGTAAAAGCGTTTTCTTTAGTAACGACTGTTTGATACAATTGATCAAGGTCACCTTCTGGAAAATTCATTGCAGTTGCTTTTACAAGTAATTTTACAAGATCTACGTAACCCGCAGGAGCTATATCTGCTGGTTGTTGTTCTCCGGTTGCAGCAGGAGCTGCATTTGGATCAGGTGTTGTAGCGTCTGCAGCAGGTGCTTCAGGAGTTCCCGGGTCTTGCTCGCTTAAAAGGGTAAGGTAATTATCAATACGATCAGTGAATTTCACACAATTATTTATGTAAATAGAAGGTTTTTTGTTTTTAATTGGTTAAAGTAATCTTTACTTAAAAAAGTTAATTTATAACGTGCTACATATTGTTTGATACGACTAAATGTATATTTACTAAAGTCATATCGTGTAAGGTGAATTTCTATAGTTTTAAGAAAATCTATACCTTCTCCTGTGTTTTTATCAACTGCTTGTTTTAACTCTTCAAATGGTATACTTCCAATATAAATGCGTACCGGTAATATTTTTTTAAGTTTCAACATAATGTTATGCAAATACCTATTAACTTCACTTTCACCGTAAAAAGCATGAAATTTAGTAAAATATCCAAGAATCTCAAAATATAGAATAACAGGTGTACCTTTTTTATTTTTAAGAAAAAAATTACAAATACTATGAATTGTATGATGTAATAGCAGGCGTTTAATATCCTTAGAAAATTTTGGATTCTCTAAAAAACCGTATTTTTCCATGTCAGCTAACATTAATCTTGAAATTTCTTTACTTACAGAAGAAAAGTCAATAATTTTAAAATTATACTGAATTGGTGCTATCTCCTGGATCATATCCAGATTATACTTGATTTTTAAAAGACTGCAACTCTCCCTTTGGAATTCGGCCAATTCGTACATTTATAATGCCATTATAATAATCCTCGCGCATTAAGACATCCTGTTGAATTTGTTCCTTTATTTCATAATACGCTAGGGCCCATTTTGAATTACAAATTTTTATAATTTTAAAAATAAACTTATCTTTACCGTATTTTATAATATCCTCATTAAGTTCATTGGATGAACTGGTATACTCACGCCAATCTGAATCAACGTAATCAATTCTGTTTCGCCTCTTACCTTTAAGTGGTTTGCGCTTGAGTCTACTTTGACATTGTTTCTTACCAATGTACTTCTTATTATTAATAGAATTGGTTATTTCATAGATAAAACCAAAAAACTCACCGGAAACGGTGATACCTTCATTTAACTGCCAGTGACCTAATTCCATCTAGTAACTTACATTGATGGAGCCAAATTTCTACGTTGCATTTTAATTTTAGGTACCTTTGGCTTCTTATCTTTCTTACCTGGTTTTGATGGTTTAGCTATTTTAAAGTTCTCTTTTCCAAAGGCCCAGCGTGCATCACCGCCATTATAACCACCTACAGCCGGATCACCACTCCCTGGAAAGTGACCACCTGTACTGCCTGCTGGTGGTATACTAGGTGAGGTAAATGCTGTTGCTGCAGAATTCGTTAAATCCTCCATAATTACATCAAATAGTTTGTTAAAATTACTCATTGATTTTTAGTTACTGTAATATATACTTAAGCTTAATGTTAGAAGAAATCATTAAAGAGCTTGAAGAGGACTTAAAGATTAATGAATTGAATCTTAAGGACTATCAGTTACGCTTACCTGCAATTAAACATAAATGGGCTGGTAGATTGATAAGAATGCGTATGAACGTTAATTCTCTTAAGAAGCAAAGGGAAACAGTTAAAAATGACATTATGTCAGAAATTAATAATACAAGCCCTGTTAAGCTTACCCAGCCTGTTATTTCTTCAACAGCTGATAGACATAGTAGAATTCAGGAATTTACTACAAAGATACAAGAAACAGAGTTAATTATTGAGTTACTTGAAAAATCTGAAAAAACTCTTAGTAGTACTACCTTCGATATTAAAAACCTTATCGAGATTATGAAACTCGAAATGACCTAAGATGATTGAGTTTACGTATGACAGTAAGAAGAAAGTTGGTATTTTGTCAGGAGACATGCTTTCTGACATACGTGAGCACTTTTCTGTTAAAAATGAAGCAGCTGTGTTTATGCGTAGGTATGGTAGGTTCATGCCACCTAGAACATATGCAATTACTCCTACTGGTCGTTTTGAGCCATGTCTATATTTTGCTATAAAAGACTACATTCGTAGCTGTCAATACGTTGGAGAAGTAACTAGTAGTAAGGAACTTCAAGATATTGTTTACCCTGCTCGTCATACCTGGCAACAGCAATTAGACTTTGATTACGAGTTACCAAAATTAAATTTACCTCTAAGAGATTATCAGGAGGATATTGTTAAAAAGTGTCTAGGCCTAGGTAGAGGTACTATTATTTTAGCTACAGCCGGTGGTAAAACTCTTACCTCGGCAACACTTTTAACTAAAGCATATAACCTGTATAAATCACAGTTTAACAAAGGGAGCTTTAGGGCTCTCTTTGTTGTTCCAGATAGAGGACTAGTGGAGCAGACTACACAAGATTTTAAAGATTATGGTGTTCCATTTAGTGTTTCAAAGTGGACAGGTGACGATGATATAAATTTAAACTCGGAAGTAATTGTAGCTAATCTTGGTATTTTACAAAGTAAAAATAGTGATATATCTTGGCTTGCTGACATTGATGTGCTAATTGTGGATGAAGTACATAAAGTAAGAAAAGGCAATAAAGTTAATGATATTTTTAAAATTGTTACAACACCTTACCGTTTTGGATTTACTGGTACAATGCCTGAGGATGTACTTGATCAATGGAATATTATTGGTAAGATAGGCCCTGTTATATATGAAAAGAATAGTCATGATTTAAGACAGGATAGCTATGTTAGTAATGTACAGATAACAATTCTTAATTTATTACACAAAGATAATAAAAAAATTACTTACCGTAAAGAACTTCAACGACTTATTGTAAGTAATTTTAGAAATAAAATAATAACTAAGTTAAGCACTAAACTTCCTAATAATGCTCTTGTTATGGTTGATTATATTGAACACGGTGAGCTGTTGTATAATCACATTAAACAAGAAGCACCTAATAAACAAGTCTTTTTTGTACGAGGAGAAGTAGAAATTGAGGAACGTGATCGTATTCGTAAGCTTATGGAAACAAACAATGATGTCATTGTTGTAGCTATTTCTAAAATTTTTTCTACAGGAATTAATATTAAAAATTTGCATTATATAATTTTTGCATGCGGAGGTAAAGCTAAGATTAAAATAGTCCAGTCAATTGGTCGAGGTCTTAGGTTGCATAAGGATAAGGACCAGCTTATAATATTTGATATAGCTGATAACTTACATTATAGTCTATTACACTCTGAAAAAAGAAAAGCTTTATATGAAAAAGAAACCATTATCTACACCGAAAAAACCATACAAGAAAACTAAGGCAAAGCCTAAGATAATATCTTTGCTTAGTGAAGTTGTATCCGATGTACCACAAGAAGAAATTTTTGGTGATGCTGGAATTGATAGTTTACTTAAAATTGATCCGGTTAAATTAATAGAAGAAATTGTACCTGAAGCTGCACCTAAAAAGATTAAACCAAAAGATAAAGTTCATTATGTAAACAGTAAAGAATTTGAAGATGAAATTCGTAACTATTATAATACAGGTAATATTACAATTAAGCTCGGTGAAAGTTTAAATAAAATTGCTAACGGCCTTTCTTATGCACCTAATTTTTTAAATTATAGTTATAAAGAAGACATGGTAGGTGATGCAATAGTTAAAATGTTTTCTGCTTTAAAGAATAAAAAATTTAAGATTGATTCAGGATTTAGTCCATTCTCTTATTTTACAACTATCGCCTTCCATGCATTTATTAATAGAATTAAAAAAGAAAAGAAGCATCACGAAGCTATTAACGAGTATAGAGAAAAAGTTTATACAGAATTAATGATTGAAGCAAGTGATGCATGTGCAGGTAGCATCTATGTTGAACCAACAGGAGATGACGAAAGTGATGACGAGTGAGATAAACATTAAACAATCAAAAGTAGCAATTTTTTCAGACCTTCATCTTGGTGTACATCAAGATTCAATTGTATGGCATGAAACTGCACTTGCCTGGTGTGATTGGTTTGTAGAGGATTTAACTAAAAGAGGCATTACGGATATTTTCTTTTTAGGAGATTTTTTTCATTACCGTAGTGATATATCTGTTTCTACGTTACATATTGCTGCACAGATCTTACAAAAATTAAAAAACTTTAATATGGTTTTTATTGTTGGTAATCATGATGCTTTTTATAAAGATAGATCAGATGTAAATTCATTATCAATTCTTAATGGAAGAAAAAATATTACCGTTATTGATGCCGCTACTGAAACTACTCTGTTTGGTAAAAAAGTATTATTTTTACCATGGGGTGCTAATATTGATAGTGTTAATGAGGTAGATATTATGTTTGGTCACTTAGAAATAGAAAGTTTTAAAATGAATAGTTTTAAGTCATGTGACCACGGAGCTAAGTCTGCTAACCTTTTAGAAAAAGCAGATCTAGTTATGACAGGTCACTTTCATCTACGTGATGAAAGAAAATATAATGATGGTACTATTGTTTATGTCGGTAATCCTTTTGAAATGGATTTTGGTGACGCAGGTAGTACAAAAGGATATTATATCTTAGATATACCATCCAGTACATATACTTTTTACGAAAATAAATTATCACCAAAGCATAAAAAAATTACTCTTACTGAGCTTACATCACATAAAAGTCTGAGTGGTGAGGATGTAAAAAAACTTGTTAATAATAGTATCATTAAACTTGTTATTGATAAAAAAGCAAAAGAAGATGGAATTGAGGCATTAATTAAAAAAATGAATGAATTTAAACCATTTTCATTTTCTGTTGACTACTCTCTCTTTAATAACTCTATTACCGTTGACGATCATAACTATGAAGCTGCAGGTGTAGATATGCAAAAAACAATAGAAGAATTTGTAAACGTGCTTGATATTGAAAATAAAAATCAGATAATAACGTACTGTCTCGATCTATATAAGCGAGCTTGTAACGTATGAAGTATATAAATTTTAATAATGTTAAAATACAGAACTTTCTTTCTGTAGGTAATGTACCAGTTGAAGTTGACTTTCAACGGGGATTACATATCATAACTGGAATAAATAAAGATAAGGAAGATAGACGTAACGGTGTTGGTAAATCAACAGTTGCTGATGCTATTTACTTTGCAGTTTTTGGTGAAACATTACGTGAACTCAAGAAAGAACATATTATTAATAATATTAATAAGAAGAATTGCGAGGTGGTTTTGGGAGCCACCATTAAATACTTCGACAAAACAGAAGAGATCGTTATACGACGAACGTTAGAACCTTCTAAATGTTTTATTACTATTAACGGAGAGGATAAGACTAGAGACAGTATATCCAATACAAATGCATTTATAATGCATAAATTTAACTGCACACCTGAAATATTTCAGAACTGTGTAATTATGACCATAAACAATACAACTCCGTTTATGGCAAAAAAGAAGCAAGAAAAAAGACGATTTATTGAAGATATTTTTAATCTCGGTGTGTTTAGTGAAATGTTATCTCTTCTTAAAAGTGATATACTTGAGAAGAAAAAAGATTTCGATATTGAATCAACGCGATATGATGAGGCTACCAGAGCGTTAAATGTATTAGAAACTCAACAAGAAGATGCTATACGAAAGCGCGATGAAAAAGTTGAAAAATATAAAAACCGTCAAACAAATAATGCTAATGAAATTCAAACTATTAGTAATAAACTAGCGTCATTTACTAAAAAAAGTACAACTGATTTACAAGATAAAATAATTAAACTTAATGATGGGTTAAAAAAATTAGACACAACATTACAGACTATTAGACATCAAAAGAGTGAAAAGCAAACTCTTATTACTCAACTTGAAAAACAAATTAAGAATGTTATTTCAGGTAAAGATAAATGTCCATCCTGTCTACGTATTATAGAAGACAATGATAAGAGTCATATTGAGGATGAGAAGAAAAAAATTAATAATTTAATTCAAAATCATGAAGCATTTATTGATGAACAAAGTATAAAAGAAAGTCAAATTATAACTAAGCAGTCTGAGGTAAAACAAAAAGTTAGATCAATTGAAACAGACATTCATAATATTGCTTTAGAAGAAAAAGATATTACAGGTCTTAATGACAGATTAGTTCAATTAGAGGAATGGCAAAAGATGCTAGAGCAAGATTTAACCGAACTCGAGACAACCTCTACTTCATTTGATGATGTTATTAATGAACAAAAAAATAAATGTACTCAACTTCAACATGATCTTGAGCAATTAAAAACTGTTCTTAGTAATTATGATGTAGCTAAATTTGTTGTATCTGAAGAAGGTGTTAAATCATATATCGTAACTAAGATTCTTCAAATCTTTAATACAAAACTTGCATACTACTTAGGTAAAATGGATGCAAACTGTAAGTGTGAATTTAATGAATACTTTGAAGAAAAGATTGTTGATAACAAAGGTAAGGAATGTTCTTATTTTAACTTTAGTGGAGCTGAAAGAAAGAGTGTTGACTTAGCTTGTCTTTTTGCTTTTATGGATATTAGAAGGCTACAGGGAGATGTATGTTTTAATTTTAGTATTTACGACGAGCTTTTTGATTCAAGTCTTGATGAAAGAGGTGTAGAGCTTGTTATTAATATTCTCAAGGAACGAATTGAAAAATTTAACGAATCCATTATGGTTATTAGTCATCGTAAAGAAAGTATTAAAGCTGCAACAGGTAATATTATTTTCTTAGAAAAGACAAATGGCATTACCCGTCGTGTTGATTTTAAGGAATATACTGCTTAAAATATACCAGCTCATGTTTAATCCATTCCCTACTTCTCCTTTTGTTTCTCCTTTTGGTGCATCACCTTTCGGTGGAGGTATGCTACCACCACAGCCTGTACAACAGGAAGTACCTCAACCGCCTGAGATGAATTTAAAACGTGTGCTTCAGTATTATGCTGATTATAGTGGTTGTGGTTTTTGGAGAATGATTTGGCCTGAACATTTACTCAACGCTCATCAGAAGATGACTGTACATGGAAGTACAGTTATGAATCTCGATCCTAATTATTTTAGAGGTGCTCAGGTTGTACGTATTCAACGTCAAGCCACTGAACATCAATTGCAGTTTGTTAAATTTCTTAAAGATCTTAGTAGACAAATGGGGTTTCGTCTTATTTACGAAATTGATGATCTTGTATTTTCTGAAGATATTCCGGAGTACAATAAATTTAAACCCGCCTTTACAGATCCAAAAATTCGAGCTACTGCTCAAGAAATTATGGAATTATGTGATGAAATAACTGTAACTTGCGATTTCATGAAGGAGTATTACATGGGTAAAACTTCTAATAAAAATATTACAGTAATACCAAATTATCCACCAAAGTGGTGGATGGGTCATTTTTATAATGAAAAGAAAGTATCTGATAACTATGATCGTTATAAGAATAAACCAAGAATCCTATATGCAGGATCTGGTGCCCATTTTGATGTAGATAATCGCGTTGGACAAAAAGATGATTTTGAGCATGTCAATAGAGCAATCGTTGATTCAAGACACAAGTATCAATGGGTATTTTTAGGTGCATATCCATTACCATTGCATCCATTTGTACAGAACGGTGAGATGGAATTTCATCCATGGGAGCAGCTTTATACCTATCCAGAGAAAGTTAGTAAGCTTAATGTTAATATGTTAGTTGCACCTTTACAGGATAATAATTTTAATAAGTCAAAATCAGATCTTAAGCTTGTAGAGGCAAACTGCTATGGTTTACCTATTGCTTGTCAAAATCTGGTAACATATAAAGATGCACCGTTTAAGTTTAATACAGGTGAAGAGATGATTGCTATTATTGATGATGTTCTTTCTAAGAAAGGGCGTTATATGAATATATGTGCTAAGGCCCGTAAGTCAGCCGAAGAACGCTGGTTAGAAAATGAAGATAATATTAACAAATACGTTGAATTGTTTAATTACCCATACGGACATCCAGAGCGTAAATTGTTAAACGCAATTAACGGCATAAGCTAGTTGACCTGTCAGGTAGATGCCTGTATAATAAAAGCATGTTTAGAAATGTAGCGTACTCACCTCGTACTCAGACCATGAATCTTTATACATGGGATGATCAAGGTAATCGTATTACCTTACCCTCTACATACGAGCCATACATTTATCTTGAGACAAATAATGCTCCGGATGCAATGAGTATCTTTAATACTAAGTTAAAGAAGAAGAGATTTAAAAATCAATCCGAACGCTCTCGGTATATTAAAGATAATGGTATTGTTCGTGTTTTTGATAATTTTAATGTACAACAACAATTTCTTATTGATACATTTTGGCAGGATAATGAAAAAGATGAATTTAATCAATATCCACTGAAGGTACACTTTATTGATATCGAAACATATAGTCCAGATGCATTTCCAGATATTAATAATCCTCAAGATCCAATTAATGTAATTACTATCTATGATACTATTACTGAAAGATACACTGTCTGGGGTACAAAACCATTTACCAAGGCTAACGATAAAACAACATATATCTATTGTAAGACTGAGCGTGAGTTGTATATAAAATTTTTAGATTTCTTTTCTAAAGATTATCCTGATATTTTATCGGGATGGAACTCAGAGTTTTTTGATATACCTTACATTATTAATCGTATGACAAAGATCGTAGGTGAAGATGAGGTTCGTAGACTCTCACCTATTGGATCAATGCGTGCACGTACATTTATGGGTAAGTTTGGTAGGGAACAAACACGTTGGCATATTGAAGGTATATCTTGTGTTGACTATTTACAGATTTATCAGCGCTTTTGTCCTGTACTGCGTGAGTCATATAAACTCGATGCAATTGGTGAAATTGAATTAGATCAGCGCAAGATTGATTATGGTGATACGGATCTTGCAAGCTTATCAGAAGAAAACTGGGAGTTATTTGTTGAGTATAATATTCAGGACGTTACTCTTCTTATTAACTTAGAAAAGAAACTACAATACATTCAACTATTAAGAATGATTGCATATGCCGGTCTTACAACATTCGAGGGAGCGTTAGGATCACTTTCAGTAATTACAGGTCTTTGCTCTATTCGTGCACGCACTAAGGATCAACGAATTCCTACATTTGTTAAAGAGATTAAAGAAGGCGGTCAGAAGAATGCAGGTGCGTACGTAGGTGAACCACAGAGAGACTTTCAAGAACATATTGTTTCGTTTGATGCAAACAGTCTATATCCTAACATGATGATTACTCTCAACCTATCACCTGAAACAAAGGTAGGCAAGATTACTGAAAAGACTGAAACCGGAGTTGTATTTAAACATGTAAATGGAAAGGAATACAATCTATCTCATAAAAAATTTGCTACTTTTATTGAAATTGAACAACTTGCTATTTCAAAAGCTAATGTATTATTCTCACAAAAAGAGAAAGGGGTTATTCCAATTACTGTTGATTATTATTATAAAAAGCGTGTAGAGATTAAAAAGCTATTAACTAAAGCTAAAAAAGCTGCAATTAATATAAAAGAAACAGATCCTAATTATAAGAAAGTTCAAAATGAAATTGATAATCTTAACATACGTCAGCATACTATTAAGATTCTTATTAATACTATCTATGGTTACTTTGGCAATAAGCATAGTCCCCTTGGTGATGATGAGCTTGCTGAATCTATTACTCTTACTGGTCAGGCTGTAATTAAACAATCTAATCAAATTTTAACAAATTATATTAAAGATAACACCGGATTAACAGAAGAATATCTAAAAGAAAATTCACCAATTATTTACAATGATACTGATAGTAGTTATATTTCTATCAAGCATCTTATTAAAGCTAAAGGTATTGAAACATACGATAAGGACGGCAATGTAACAACAGAGTACTATAAGGCGGTTCAGGATATTGAAGATCATCTCAATACTGAAATTGTAAAATGGGGTAAAGCTGATTTAAATTCAACTGACTGTCGATTAGTGTTCAAGCGTGAAGCAATTGCCGATAGCGGTATCTTCTTACAAAAGAAACGTTATGTCCTTCATCTTCTTGACGTAGAAGGTATTCCATGTAACAAATTTAAATATACAGGTGTTGAAGTTGTAAGAACAACAATGCCCAAGCAGATTAAACCTTACGTAAAGCGTATTATCGAAACCATGCTTACTACGAAATCTCTTACTGATGCTAATAAAGTTTTTACAGAAACTTATGAAACGTTTAAAACGTTACCCGTTGAAGATATTGCTTCTGTAATGGGCGTTAAGGGGTACGAGAAATATGCTTCAAATAGTAAGGACTTTAAAACTGTAAAGAGAATGCCTATTCATGTTAAAGCAGCATACTATCACAATCTTTTACTTAGTAAGTTTAATATTGAACGAAAGTATGAAGCAATTTCCTCTGGAGATAAAATTAAGTATTTTTATCTTCGTAAGCCAAACAAATATGGTATTTCTGTAATTGGATACAAATACTATTACCCTAAGGAGTTTGCTGATATCTTTGAGCCTGATTATGAATTTATCTTTAAGAAAATTATCTTTCAGGTAATTGAGCGTTTTTATAATGCTGTTAACTGGAAGTTAAAAGATCCTGCTATGTCTGCACAGACAGATTTATTTGATCTTTTAGGACTTGAATAGTTGATTTTTTTATACCGCGTATTTAATATATACATCTATGAGCGATACACTAAATCTTATCACATTCATTGATCACATCGGTCGTACAACGATCGGCGAGCTCGTCTCTTCAGACGAAACTACGTTCGTGGTCAAGAACCCAGCAATCATTCACGTTCAGCCAACCCCACAGGGTCAGCTTAATGTACAAACAATTCCTCTTTATTTCCGTGAGTTCGTCTCCGATAAGAATAAGGAAGAGGGCACACAGTGGAAGTATAGCTATGCTAATACTGTTCACGGTCTTAACGTCGAGAACGATGCACGTCTTCTCGACCAGTACAGCAAGTTGTTTGTTGATGCACCACTTATTGCACCAGCAAGCCCTAGTGTTGTAAAGCTTTTTGATGAGTAAATCGTAATCTGCTCTCAAGAAACCAGTAAAAAATACCCGGTGAAAGCCGGGTATTTTTTTTGTTGATTATACTAATTATGGTTCTATAATATTTGAATATGAGTAAAGAGATTGACAATATTTTTAAGAAACTAGATGCAATGAATAGTGAAGCAACAATGCTTGATGAAAATGCATTATCTAATGTTGATGTATGGTATGATACTGGGTGTTATGCTCTTAATGCTATTCTTGGGGGTAGTTGTCGTAAAGGTGGTATTCCTAAAGGTCGTATTGTTGGTTTCTCTGGAGAGTCAATGACTGGTAAGACATTTGTTGTTAATAAGATTCTTGCTAATGCTCAGAAGCGAGGTGTCATTCCTGTTATTTTTGATACTGAGTTTGCTATTGATGAAAGCTCAACAAGAGGTGTTGGTTTAGATGCTAGTAAGACAAAATATGTTCCAGTTTATACAGTCGATCAATGCCGTAATCAAATTTCAGCTTTCCTTGATAGTGTAATTGAAGCTGGTCAACAAGGTAAGTTTATTATTAGTATTGATAGTCTTGGTAATCTTTCTTCACAGAAAGAAATTGATGATATTACAAAGGATAAGTCAGCAGCTGATATGGGTACAAGAGCTAAGTCTCTTAAGTCAATGCTTAGAACTCTTACCTATAAGGCAGGTAAAGCTGGTGTAACGATTATGTTTACCAATCATACGTATTCTGATCCTGGTTCGATGTTTCCGACCCTTGTTAAGACTCAATCTGGTGGTTCAGGTCCAGTCTATATGGCTAGTATTTTGGTTCAGCTTGCTAAGAGAAATGAAAAAGAAGGTGAAGGTGATTCGGGTGCTATTAATACAGATAAGCTTGCAGAAGCTAACAAGTATTCTGGTACAACAATTAGAGCTCTTACGGTTAAGAACCGCTTTGTACCTCCATTCCTTGAGGCTGAAATGTACCTTTCGTTTAAGTCAGGACTTAACAAATACAGTGGTCTTCTTCAGATGGCTACAGCACGCGGGATTATCGAACAAACGGGTTCTACCTATGTTGTTGGTATGGACTGCGGTAAGTATAAGAAGGGTGACAAGCTTGGTTATGCTAAGAATTTTGTAAAAGATATCTCATTCTTTGAGGACTTTATTATCCCTGAGCTCGATAAAAAGCTTGCAGACGATTACAAGTATAATAATATGAATGAAGATCATGTCGAAGAAGCCATCACAACAGAAGAAGAATAAGGTAGTAGTTCCAATTAGTGGAGGGATGGATTCAACTGTCCTTCTTCACTATGCTGCTGCTAATTTTAAGAACGTATATGCTATTTCCTTTGATTACGGTCAAAGGCATATTAAAGAACTAGAGTGTGCTGAAAAGCAGATTGAGGCAATTAGAGATAAAGATACAGATGAGAATATACATTTTAATACTGTAGTTGAACTTCCGTTCTTTAATTTGATTAAAACATCATCTCTTCTTGATCGTAATATTGATGTAGCTAAAGCTAAGGATGTAATGGGTGACCCACAAACGGTAAATTATGTACCGTTTAGAAATATGATGTTATTGAGTATTGCATCATCATTTGCTGAAGGAGTAGGCGCTGATACAGTTTATCATGGAGCTGCTCAAGCTGACTCAGTAGCTGGTTATTGGGATGGTTCACCAGAATTTCTTACAGCCATTAATAATGTAAATGCTCTCAATCGCAGAAATAAAATTACTATTGAAGCACCTCTTATTGATAAGTCAAAGAAAGAAATTATTGAACTTGGTATTTCTCTCGGTGTTGATTTTGCTAATACTTGGACCTGTTATGAAGGTTTAGAGGAAGCATGCGGAGAATGTACAGCATGTGCTCTCCGTCTTAAGGGATTTATCGATGCAGGTATTGAAGATCCTGTTAAGTATTCCAGGCTTATTCCCTGGGATCATTTACTAGGTAAAGTTTAACCAAACATACTGTCACCAGCAGTTCCCTTAAATGGTGACTGCTTAACACGTAATGTTGAATCTCCGGCACCTCTATGCTTTTCCATTTCCTCTCGGTCTTGATACTTATCACTACCTGCTACACCCTCATCTGAAGATGGACCTGCTACATTTACAGGCTTAATAATTACACCAGCACGAACAAGATCACTAAGGAATCGTGTAATTTTTGTCGGTTCTGTTCCACGATTTTTTAATTCTTCAATTAGTTCAGAACCTGTAACATCGTCGCGTCCTTCTAATCCTTGCAAGCGTGTAAAAATTCTATCCAAATCTTCAGGTAATTTAATACCTTCTTTTTGAACTTCATCTGAAGTTTTTACTTCATATATACCGCTTGTTGTAAATGTAGTTAAAGCTGGTGCCTTAACAGCAGCAGCAACTTCTCCTTCTGGTGCTTTTACTTCATTCTTAGCTGCTGCTTTTGTAACAGCTTGCTTAACCGCATTTACTGCTTCTTTACCACCTTCAATATCACCTGCTTCAGCGTCTAAAATCTTAACAACAGGGGTCAAAAAGTTTTTAATAATTCTAGCAGTATAACTTGATTGAGCTTTTGGATAAGATTTAGCTAATTCATTCTCCAAAGCTGTTTGTAATTTAGCTAATTGATCTTTATGTGATCCTTCAGCTGAAAATTTATTATCAATGAAAATTGCATTATATAATGGCTCAACAACCATTTTAACAATTTCATCATGTGATTTATCAGGATTCTTAGATTTAAGAAGTTTAAAAATATATGTATCAGCACTTTTCTCACGCTCTGAAATACCTGAGGAAACTGCACCTAATGATGGTCCAAACTCTGCACCAATATCCCTCTCTGTTAAAAGTTCTAATTGTCTCTTTCTATAAGCTTCAAAAATAAGTTGAGTATCACGATTCATATGCTTGAATTATTTATTCTCTATAGTATAATATTAATGAAATGTGTGCTATTTTTGGATCTAATAATTTTAAGGAATTTACAGATATTTACGATCAATGTAAAGACCGAGGTAGTTTTGCTTACGGTGGGTTATTTTTAAGCTCAGATTATGATGCTCGAATGTATATTGAAGGAATAGCAGACTTGCATGATGAGATGAAAGTAACAGATAACAAGATTGGTCTTAAACCAAAAGATTTTTATTACTATCTCGGACATACACAAGCTCCTACAAGTTCAGTTCGTACATTTGAACCTGAAACATCTCATCCCTTTGTATGTGGTACATGGGTAGTAGCTCATAACGGAGTTTTAACTAATGATAAAGCTCTAAAGAAAACCCTTAAAAAGGGTGTACCCTATAATGAAGTAGATTCTTCTGTAATACCTGCTCTCTTAAGTCAAGAAACTGATACTAATCAGGATGAAGTATCAGCATTATGTACTGTACTCTCTAAACTTGAAGGCATATTTGGTCTTTGGATTTATAATAAGCTTTCAAATAATGTATATCTTGCACGTTCTGGTAGTACAATATATGCAGATTTTCTTAGTAATTCTTTTTCCTCCCTGCCTTATAAAAAGTTTAAATCCCTAGATGAAGGTGTTTTATATTTGATGACTAAGGAAGGACTTACTTCTATTGGCGGATTTCAGAATAATTCACCGTTTTTTGTTTTATGAGTAACATTGCCATATTCTCCTGTGTAAAAGACAATTTAACACCTATACTTAAACATAGTGTTGATGTAATTAACGAATATATTAAGAATCCAATTACTGTACATCTTTATAAAAATAATAAAGAAGGTCTTAGCAAAAGGTATAATGAATTTTTATATTCAAATCACAATTATGATTATATTGCTTTCTGTCATGATGATGTTTATTTTGATGATGCAATGCTGGAAGCAAAACTTGAAAAGTATCATGAAAAATATGATATAGTAGGAGTTGCAGGTGGTAATAATTGTAAAATTCAAACTCCGGTTCTCTGGCATATAATGTGTGGTGGTTTTGGAGGTGGTACTCTTCACGGAGCTGTAGCACATCTTCACGATGGAATGTCGATGGTAACTCCTTTTGGACCTACACCGGCAAGAGTAGCTATTATTGACGGTGTCTTTATGTCAGTTAATGTTAAGAAAGTTAAAGAAGCAGGATGGAAGTTTAATGAAAATTATACGTTTCATCATTACGATATTTCAAGTTGTTTGGATGCTAATAAGAAGAAACTTAAAATTGGTGTAGCTCCTATTCATCTCATTCATGCATCTCCTGGATTACGATCTTTTGAAGATAAAACATTCGTAAAGAATCAAACACAATTTCTAAAAGAATATGCTAGCTATTAATAGCATAAGATAGTATTATTATTGCATGTCGAAACTGGATCTAGATTACTTTGAAACAGTAATTGTTTATAAATCTCTAACTGATGAAACATACCTTTCATCAATTGTTGATTATGTAGATCCAAAATATTTTAAGAATGATGATATAAAAAGTATCTTTAGTATTATTAGAGATTTTTTTTCTAATCGCGGAACATGTCCAACACTAACAGAGATTAAGACATATCTTACTACTTCAGAACTTAAAAATTCTTTTAAGAAAGTTGTTGGTACATTTACAGATATTGATAAGAATTTAAATGCTGATGAGCTATCTCAAAATACAGAAACGTTCTTAAAAGAAAAAGCCGTTTTTCATACAATGATGGATGTTGTTGATGACTTGAATAAAAATCAGGTTAATACATCTACTATTTTAGAAAAGTTTGAAAAAGCATGTAATGTTTCACTTACTACAAATGTAGGTCATGATTTGCTAAAGGATGTAGATGTACTTGTTGATAATTTAAATTCAGAAGTAAGTTATATTCCTACTGGTTGGGATTGGCTAGATGAGAGAATAAACGGAGGTTTTTTAGAGTCGGGTAGATCATTATATTTGTTTACCGGTGAGACAAATATTGGTAAGAGTATCTTCTTAGGTAATGTTGCAATTAATATAGCTAATCAGGGAAAGAGTGTTCTATTAGTAACTCTTGAAATGCCAGAGTTAATTTACGCTCAACGTCTGTCTTCAAACATTACTAAAATTCCTCTTAGTAGAATTAAGTCAGATACTACAACGTTAAAACATAGTCTTGAGAATCACGCATCATCAAATCCTAATGCAAAGATTCTTATTAAGGAATTCCCACCATCGACTATTACTATTAGTTATCTTCAGGCTTACATTAAAAAGTTGTTAACTCAAGGGTATAAATTTGATGCTATTGTTGTTGACTATGTAAATTTGTTTACTATTCAAGATGGCAATAATAGCTATGAAAAGATTAAAAAGATTACAGAGCAACTTCGTGCTCTATCTTATGTCTTTAATTGTCCAATTATCTCAGCTACTCAGTTAAATCGCTCAGGATTCTCTACTTCAGATCCTGGAATGAATACAATCTCTGAGAGTATGGGTCTTGCTATGACGGCAGACGTAATTTTAAGTATATGGCAGGAAGTAACTGATCGTGAGCTAGGAGTCATCAAAATGGGTTTTATGAAAAATCGTTTTGGACCTAATTTTGGTAGTTGTGTATTACGTATTGACTACTCAACCTTAACATTAACAGAAGATGAACACGTTAATGATACACAGGCTTTGAGCTCTACAACAAGTACACTCGCAAGTCTTTCACTATAAAACATTGATTTTGAAGTACTGTATGGATAATTAGTTATTATCCACATCAATGAAAGATTTACCAGACGATTGTACAATAACAGAATATGAGGCAGAGCATTTATTTCTGTCATTTTGTTCTTTAGTAGCTTTGATGTATACAAAGAAAATGAATCTTGCAAATGTGTTTTTAGTTTTTCTGCAAAACAAAACGCTTAGAGATTTATTCAAAGTTTACTGTGATGCTGAAACTGATTACGCAGCTGTTCAAATCTTTTTAAAATTCGATCCAAGCCTACATAAAAGTAAATACATTATGAAATATCTTAATTCAAAAGGTTCACCATTGAATAATGATAAGGGATATGTTACAATTTAGTAATGCCTGATTTAGATATTGATGTTTCAAAATTTGAACAATATATCTATAATAATTTTTTAAAGTCAGCTAGAACGGCAAATAACTTGCCGTATAAACTTAGAAAGGACTTTAGTAAGATGAAAGATATAGATATCAATAATCTTAAAAAACTTTCTATATTTTTTAATAAATTTAAACATATTAAAATTGAAGAGTTTTTTAATGCACCGTATAAAGTGTATTCAGATGAAAAGTATTTTGATTTAGATTATTATACTACACTTAAAGCAACTAAAGCTTATATGCTGTATCAACAAAAACTTTTAATGATGAGCCCTGATAGCCAGGAACAGCTTGAAAATATACAACAGTCATTGAGATTTATTTCAAACTTCTGTAAAGATAATAATATCTCTGTAGATGAATATATTAATCATAAAACAAATAACATGTTTTCATTCTTATTGCACTTAAAGGAACATAGAATAAATGTTTATTGTCTATTTGGTTTTATTCTTTTTGAAAAAGCATTTAAGTCAGTTGATTCTGAAATTCTTGCATTTATATTGGGAGAAGACCTAGTAAATAATATACCGACACTAAGAACCAAATACTTTAATTCAATTAAAGCACGAAAGTTTATAGAACTTGGTATAAACAAAATAACAAAATAACAAAATAAAACTTGACTAAACAAAAAATACAAACTATATTAAACTAAATTATGAATACCGCATTCACATCATCCATGTTTGACAGCATTAAGTCTGCTCTTACAAAAACTAACGAGAATACCGCTACTAATGTAAAGTATAAGGATATTCTTAAAACTACACCAGGAAACACGTACGTTGTACGTCTTCTTCCAAATATTAAAGAAACAAGTAAGACATTCTTTAATTATTTTTCATACGGTTGGAATAGTTTTTCTACTGGTCGTTTTGTAACTTGTACGAGCCCAGCAACTTGGGGTCAGCGCGATCCAATTTCTGAGACGTTTTTTAGTATTCGTCGTAATGGCTCTGAGGAAGAGAAGGAGAAGTCAAAGGCTCTTAACCGTAAAGAGAATTGGTTTGTTAATGTTTATGTTGTTAATGATCCTGTAACACCTGAAAATAACGGTACTATTAAGGTTCTTCGTTTTGGACGACAGCTTAATAAGATTATTATGGATGCTATTGAAGGTGATGATTCCGTTGACTTTGGTCCGCGTATCTTTGATCTTTCTCCAAATGGTTGCAACCTTCGTATTAAGGTTGAAAAGCAAGGTGAGTATCCAACGTTTGTTTCATCTAAGTTTGCTCTACCTAGCGCAATTAATGGCTTGAGCCCTGACTCATATGAAGAGATATATAACGGCATTAATGATCTTGAGACATATGTCACAGCTAAGAGTTATGATGAGCTTGTTGAGATGCTTAATGAGCACTATCATTGTACAGCCGATGTAGCTGAAGCAACAGAAGTTGTTTCAAAGCCAGCACCCGTTGCAGCTAAACCAGTACCTGCTCCAGCTAAGCCAACTGTATCAGCGTCGACTAGTATTGACGATGATTCAATTAATGAGCTCCTTAAGGGACTTGAAGACTAATGGATGTTATTAGAGATGTAAGTGGTGATGAGGCTAAGCTGCTTGCCTTACAGTTCCTCGGACAGAATCTTGGGGAAATGAAAGAGCTTGATAAGAATATTGTAAGTAGTCTTAAGCCAATTGCTGGGTCCTTAGACCCTAATGCAATGCTTAACTCTATTCCTCAAGGATCGGCACCTCAGCCCGCACCAGCGCCGGCTCCAGCTTTAGCTCCAGTTTCTGTTATAGCCCCCACTTCAGTACAGGCAGGACCGGTAGTTATACCGTCTCTTGCATCACTTCAAGGTAATACAGTTGTTACTGCATCACAAGTAGTAACAACTGTTCCTCCTACAGATCCTAATCAATTAGAACTTAATTTTAATACTAGTCCTTATACTGAAAGTATTTTTAATAAACTTGAATCTATTGAAAAGAAATTAAAATTAATTATCGAAAGTCAGGAAAATATTGTTGCAAGTATTGAGACCCTTAAAAAAAAGAATCGTGCTTCCGCAACAATATCTCTTTAATGCAGTTGATTAAGAGTAAATTTAATCTAATCTTAAAAAGATGATTCTTAATATTACTGATAGGGAAAAATTTCTTAATAATTTTTTGTTGCCAATTAGTAAGGTGGCAGAGTCTGCTGTTTTAATTGTAAAACCTGGTCAGATTACCTCCTTAATTGCAACAAGTGATAATACTATTATTGTTAGTGCGCAGTATAACGATGATAAGATTAATATTACAAAAACGCTTAATGTACCAGACATTAAAAAGTTTTGTAGAATTCTTGCTTGTATTGAGGAACAAGAAATAGAGTTTAATCTTGAATCTAATAATATCGGATACTCGTCATCTGCTATTCGGTTTAAATATCATCTTTATGAGGATAACATTATTTCGTTACCTAAAATTAATATAGAAAAATTAAAAGCTTTAAACTTTGATGGTAAATTTAGTCTTACTCAATCTGCTATTACTTCCTTGATTAAGGGCAGTGTAATTGCTACGGATACAAATAAACTTTACCTTACGTTTAGAGATGGTATTGTATACGGTGATTTAACTGATCTTACAAGAGCCAATACTGATTCATATGGAATGAAGCTTACTGAAGATTACCAAGGTCAACCATTTATAAAACCAATACCCTTGAATTTTGAAATTTTTCGTATAATTTCTTGTATGAAGTTTAAAACTATAGACGCACAGCTCATTACTAAAATGGGAGTACTGATGTTTGATACAACACTTGAATCTACGAATCTTAAATTCGTTATATCAGCCTTAGAAAATTAAAATATATGAGCAGAAATAAAATTAAAACACCAAGTTACTTTGTAAAGCGTCTTAAGGATAACGGTTTCGTTGTTCTACGTTTATTTTCAGTATATGCAAAGAGCGATCCGCGTCGCTGGACTGTCATGGTTAATCCAAGCGAAAGTTCAGTAATGATTACATGCTATAGTAATAAGACAGAAATGGACGAAACATTATTTGAATTAAATGATGGCGGCCATCGTATACCTAAGAATTATAATATAAAAACAGATAGTATTGAAGTTATAATTGATTATCTTATTACACACGGTGTATCAAATAACAACGATTATCGTGGTCGCAATCGTTATATTGCCAAATTAAATACTAACGATGAAGGACGATCCATCGAGAAAGAGACAGCGTAAAACTAAAGCCTCAAAAGAGGTGAATAAGTATGATCCTAAAAATATAAAGGATATTCGAAATCTTACTCAAAAAGCTTTAACAGCTAAACTTCGCGAACAACTTAATACAAAGGATGGTAATACAAGAAACGTTGAGATATTATCTTCAATAATTGAAGAATTTTTATCATCATATATTATCATGGGATATGCTTTAGATGGTACTCCTATTAATATTATATCTGCACACAATCAACAGGAAGCTGATTCTCTCACAACTCTTATTAATAAGTTTATTAATCACGGACCCTTTAATGATAGCGAATAATGTTCTTTAAGAAAAAACAACAACATCCTATACAACGCCATATATATGCTGTAACTGCTGGATATTATCTTGGTGAACTTTTAGTTTATATTGAAACAATGGATAATGTATTTAAATTTCTTTCTTTACCTACTATGGTTGTACGGGAGATACCTTGCGATAAGTTTAATTTTGGTATAGAGGAAAAAATAATTGATGTTGTTGAAAAAATGCCAAAAAATGTTTTCAATGTTTGTAAACTACAGTATGATAAAAATACAGAGCAAATTACAGCATAAGTATTAAATATTATTATGGACATGATCCAACCAAAGATTATTCAATCACCGATCAGTGGTGAACCGATTCGCCCTACAATGAGAACATACATTAAGGGTAATCAAGAAATTACTGAAGCAATTTATACAGACCCTTCATCTGGTACATTTGTATACAAAGGTGTTGTTTCAGTAAAAAATTTAAAAAAAGCTGAGTAAGCTTGTTTTTATAATAGAGGGCACTATAATCATAGTGTGATATTACCTCAAGCATATACTGTACAAAAATTTTATCAGTACGCAGGCTATCCTAAGTACAAAAAGTACACTAATACATATGAGGCTGGGTGTCCTATTTGTAGGGAGGGTAAGTCGTGGATGCGAAAAAGTAGGTGTTACTATATCGTAGATGATGATTACATATGTTGTCATAACTGCGGTTGGGCAAGCAAGCCCTTAAGATGGATACAGGAAGTATCTGGTCTTTCGTTTAAAGAAATAATTAATGAAGTTGGTGCATACGATATTTTACCTGTAGATATTAATAAGGAAGAATATACCTCCAAAAAGACATTTGAGTCAGAAACGTTACCTTTAGATTGTATTAATCTCTTTGATAAAGATCAATTGTCCTATTTTAAAGACAATAAAGTCGTCAATGATGCATTAACTATAATTACCAACAGGAGACTCAATTCTGCTGTTAACAAACCAGACTCTCTCTGGGTATCCTTAACTGATAAATTTCAAAAAAATAGAATTGTAATACCATTTTATAATGAAGCAGGTGAAATTTTGTTTTATCAGACAAGAGCTATATATGATAATGATAAAGGTATTCCAAAATACCTTGGTAAGTTTAATGGTGATAAGACACTCTTTAACCTAAACAAGATTAATGATGATCTTGAATACATATTCATATTTGAAGGGCCTATTGATGCTTTTTTTGTAAAGAACGGAACAGCTGTCGCCGGTATTCAAGAAAAGAGTGACAAGACACTTTCTCACATTCAAAGAGAACAACTAAACAGCTATAAATTATATAAGAAAATTTGGGTTTTAGACAGCCAGTGGCTGGATTCGGCTAGCTATAATAAAACAAAACGTCTCTTAGATAACGGAGAAACTGTTTTTATATGGCCTGAAAAAATTGGCAAACAGTTTAAAGACTTAAATGACGTCTGTATTGCAGCAAAAATTGATGAAGTTTCTCCGCAATTTATTATTAAAAACTCACACGAAGGATTAAAAGCAAAGCTCTTAATGTCGAATATTAGTCATTAGCAGAGGCAAGATATCCCTTAAGTGATTGACCGAGATTACCTAAATCAGCTGCAAGACGTGAAATCTTTTTCTTTTCACTTGTAGCAATCTTTTCAAACATTGTATCACAAGGAGCTGAATGAAGTTGAATCTGCATTGAATCAGATTTTGTATCATTTAAAAATACAATAAAATCATCAATCTTTGCTATCCATTCATTAAGAGTATTAATTTGAGCAATCTTTACGTGATCTACTCTCTTTTGACGCTCAGCAGCCTGAACATTAAAATCATCAGGCTTAGCTGTATCAAGAGTCTGTGCCATTGCTTCCTTATCATTAACAGGAGTTACAGGAGCCTCATCTGGTGTTTGATCATCAGCTTCTAATACAAAATCAAATCTAGATTTAAACAACATATACTATTATTTATACTCCGACGCTATAAATAATCGTAGTGAAAAAGAAAGTTTTATTCGAAGATGCTACAATGGGCTATAATAAATGGGTAAGCGGACAAGCTTCACGTGAGTTTGCCTCCCAGAGAATGAAATTTAAAGATCTTGTAAGTCAAGATTATGATACTGATCAGAGCCCTAATACTGCAAAAGCTGATAATGTTTTACCCTATCAATTAATAAACGCTGCCAATATATTAAGTGAATTAATTAGTAACACAGTTGGTTCCATAAATGCTTTTAAGAATGCATTAGAAGCACCTATTGTTAAAAAGGATAAAAAATTAGAAGAGGAAGTTTCTACTATTATTAGTCATCTAGAGGATTCAATGAGCTGTCTAAAAAATGTAATTCGTACAGTTGGTGAGGATAGTACAGAAATTGCTGATCCTAACGACGATCGTTGATTTTACAAGTTGTTGGTATTATTATATTAATAATGAATATACGGCTTGTTACATCTTTAATTACACTAATAACTGTATCTTTGTTACTTGCGTTTATTTTAACACTTTTAGGTGTAAAGTTTTGGATTGGATTTTTAATAGCTGTTGTACTTCAATTTGTAATTTATAATGGCTATGTCTCAGCCTTAGATGCGTATATAACTTTAAGAAATAAACAACTTGAAAACGAACGTATAAAGGAATTCAGTTATCAAGGACTTGAAGTATTGTGCCCCTGTAGTAAGAAACGTAAAGATTTTGTTCCTATTCGTCTTAATGATGTTAATATGTATAAATGTGGTGACTGTGAGAAGTCAATTTCAGTTTTTATAAATGCCGAAACAGCGTTACAAACAGAACCCATTATTAGTACAGATACTACGACAGCTCTAGCACCTCTTCTTACAAGCATATCCAATGGAAATTCCTGATAGTATCAATACTCTAACTTCTATAACAGGGTCATCAGATCCTTTTAATACAAAATCAGAAGAAGCAACAGTTAAGGTAGATAGTATTGTTGATACTATTAGACATAATGTTCCTATAGCTGATTATTCTGCAGTTGAAGAAGGCAGAGCATATTTTAAAAAAGATATACAATCTGAAAGAAGTATTATTAAAAATTTTTTATCACTGTATGGTGATACATTATCTAAGTCAGTTATTACAAGTACAATTTCTGATGATGTAAAGCCAGTGGTTCAAAGAGCAATATTAGATAATATTAAAAGTATGCAGACTAGCTTGGATGCAATTGGTAGTATCACAGATATTTTAAATAAACAAAAAAATATTCTTGACGTTAAGCGCGTTTCATTCATAATGCTTGGGTATGCAATCGCCATCATCAAAAAAATATATAACAATTAACACAGAAGCAAAATCACACACTATGACAGAGGATGAATATTCTCGTTGGTTGTGTCTTTTAGAAGGAATTGAATTTGTAAGTAAGCGCGTTGAGCAATTAAAAAAGCGTTCAACAGTAGTTGGAGCTGCAGAAGTAGATTGGGTTAAGCCACTTGCTTTTCAAAAATACATTGAGGAGCGTTTTGGATCAATGAAAAGTGATCTTAATGAACTAGAAAAACAGGAAGCTGAAGTAACTATCTAATATGCATTATATTATTGGTACCAGTTTTGTTGTATTAAAGCATACAAATAATTGGGATAGTAAATTCAAAATAAAGGAGCAATATAATATTTTAAGTATTACGGCTATTGAAAACGGTTTAAAATATATATTTGGAAGTCGTAGTGGTCGGGTTGAAATGATATTTGAATCCGGCCGTCAAGCAGATGGTTTTATAGCTTCACATAAAAAAGAAGTTGTACCGGATTACGACACCATCTATCAAAAGAATACTTCTCTTTAATAATAACCGCCGTACACACTACTGTAATCAGTTTGTGAATAATCAAAAATTTGCTTTGAAGCTACATCAGCACTATAATCGTACGGTTTATTAGCTCCTGATGCAGTAGTGCTTTGTGTATCATCGAATACTTGATTATTAACTGCATCACCCTTAATACCTGGTTCAAATGACCATTCAAATCTCTTAGCCTTTAATAACCAAACATAATGACCACCTAAAGGATTTATGGTGGCAGCATCCTCATCGAGACGTTCTGTTATTTCAAAATACTTACCATCTCTACCACCTGGTCGATCGTTACCATATTCAGTAAGTTGAAATACATCACCCGACTTGGGTTCAAGACCATTAAACGTCGCATAGAAAGAACTAATATGAACAAAAGCTGTTACTTCATCCTCCGATAATAGACCATACTTACTAAGCATTAATGCATTTTCATTTAAGTTTAATGCTATAATAAAGGGCAGGGGTGGAGCAAATTGTTGTGTTGGTTGCTCACCATATAGGTTATCAGCTGATAATAGATTAAAAGTATTAACGTAATAATAACACTGTTGACCGTAGAGATTTATTTGCTCACGCCAATAATTTGATTGAATAATACGTTCATTAGAATTATTTGTTTTATTAGTAAAACGTATACATCCATTATCTGTATAGTTTATGGACCCAGGGTAAATTTGAGGGGTCGGATTACCAGTATAAAAATCACAGCTATTAATACTCATTAGATTATTTTTTTAATGTATGGAAATGGACTACGTTTATTAGGATTAGGTAGAAGAATTTCTGGAGGATTTGTACCTCTAAGACGCTTTCCATTTTCATCCATTGTAGCTAAGTTAAATCCATGAGTCATAGCTATCTCTTCAGCAGCTTGTTGAGATACCGGACCATTTGGAACTTTATGTTTACTTTCCTCTTGTTTAGCTTTTGTAACCATTCTAAAAGAATGCTTACCTCCTAAGTTCATTCCTGGTACAGGCTTTTGATCTCTTCTTACACGGCGTTCATATGTACCGTCACCGTTTTTTGGTTTGTAATAATTAACATATAAGCCACGCTGTTCATTAATAAAATCCTTAAAGCTCTTCACACAGATATTTATACAAAATAGGTACAAAAAGAGACCCTAGTCTTTCAACTAGGGTCTTCTAATTTTAATTTTTGATTTACTGTGTTAACTTATTATGACTTACGGAAATCACGAGGTACTACGTTACCGGAATTTGATCCCTTATAGCTACCCTTAGCTGCAGCAAACAAATTCTTACCGAGGCTCTTTGAGACCTTTGAGTCAACTGGTGTTGGCTTAGCTGGAACCTTTTGTGTATCAGCTGTACCACCCTTTCTAAGCTCTGGCTTACCAAATGGCTTACCGCTACCGTCAACCTTGTTGTTAACAGATCCTTCACCCTCTTCACCGTCAACGTCACTTGAAGCATCACCTTTTACGATGTTGCTGTGACCAACTTCCCAAGGATGCTTACCGCCCTTATGGACTGTACCAGGGATCTTAACTTCTTCAAGCTCTGTAGCCTCACCGTAGTGGGACTCGCTATCTTCACCTTCGGCATCTTCACCTTCGGTATCTTCACCGCCGTCTTCATGCTCATCATTAGCTGACTCGTCACCAAGAACTGTCATAAGAACCTCATGGAGCTTCTTAGCCATTTCACGATCAAGAGTAATTGTTACTTCATCACCTTCACCATCAACAGGTAAATCGAGTGCGTTAGCATCATGGGCTTCAATGTTGTCATCACCAGGAATTCCTTCCTCGTTCATAACAGTTTCGTATAGTTTATCAAAAATAGACTTTGTCATAGAATTATTTATACTCTTCTTTTGAATTTTCTTGAACTTTTTAACTTTTTTATTTACGTAAGAGTTATACTCAGGGTTTCTTGCTGTAGTGAACTTATCACCGTCGTATACAGAAAGCTTACCATCCTCATCAACAGCTGCGACAGGATCAGTTTCATGCTTTACAGGAAGCAATGTTTTTGCACCTTCATGATCAGGACCTGAATCTTGTTGTACATAAGCTTTAGTGCCTTTTGATATGGCAGGTACTACCTTTTTATTCTTTTGATAATCAAAGGTACCTTTTCCAATTCCTGGAGCTTGAACTGGAAAACGGCTCTTACCTTCATTAATTATTGATGCCTCATAAAGGTCACCGACTTCGTTAAATATACGGGATTTATTCATCTACTAAGTATTTATGCTCCATGGCTACTAAAAAACAAAAACAACAATTTTACCTAGGTAATGAAAATTTACCGACTCAGGATGCACAGTTTGATTATGAATCAAATCCAGAGTGGGTAGAACATTTAGTTAAATGTAAGCGCAATATACTATACTTTGCTGAAAACTTTTTTTATATTACAAATCTCGATGAAGGTAAAATAAAAATTCAATTACATAACTTTCAAAAACGTATTCTAAGAAGCTTAAGGGATCATCGATTTGTTATAACTCTAGCTTCTCGTCAGATTGGTAAAACTACCATGATGACAATTTACGCTCTCTGGGTTACATGCTTTCAAGATGACCAACGTCTTCTTATTGTTGCTAACAAGGAGCAAACGGCTATTAATATTCTTAAGCGTATTAGAATGGCGTATGAAAAACTACCTAATTACTTAAAACCAGGTGTAATGGAATGGGGTAAGACATCTGTAGTATTTGCCAATGGATCTAGTATTGGTATTAGTACAACGAGTTCAGACGCCGGTCGTGGTGATAGTTGTAATTGTCTTATTTTAGATGAGTTAGCGTTTATTGATAATCATATGGTAGAGGCTTTCTGGGAATCTGTATATCCTATTATTTCATCATCTAAAAAATCAAAGATTTTTGTAGCCAGTACGCCTAATGGTACTAATAACCTATTTTATGACCTCTATCAAGGGGCTACTGAAACAGATCCTGAAAAGCATAATAGATGGCACCCAGAACGTGTAGATTGGTGGGAAGTACCCGGCAGAGATGAGAAGTGGAAGAATGATACTATTAAACAGTTAGGAAGTAGAGAGTCATTTGATCAAGAATATGGTAATGTGTTTGTTCAATCTGGTGAGAGTGCTGTTGATGAAGAGTTTTTTGATAAATTAAAATTAGAATGTCAGGAACCGAAGTTTGTTTTTGATGAAGGACATTATCTTTTGTGGGATGAACCAAATAAAGATAAGCTCTATGTTGCAGGTGTTGACGTTTCTGAGGGATTAGGTGAGGCAGCTTCAGTTATCCAGATATTAGATGTTACTAATTTACAGAATATTGAACAGGTTGCTGTCTATCATAATCGTAATATTAGTCCTTATAATTTTGTGACTAAATTAAATGAAATTTTAGAACATTGGGGTAAACCTCCGGCCTTAGTCGAGCGCAATAATTGTGGAGCTCAAGTAGTAGATCAATTAAGAAATACTCTTGGATATGAAAATTTAGTATCATATGGTGTTAAAGCAGGAGATAAGGTTTTTAATAAAATTGGTATAGTAGCACATACTAATACAAAGTACAAAGGCGTAACTAATATGCGTTATTGGCTCAATGAACTCAATGTAATTCGTATAAAAGATTTAAAAACTCTTGGTGAATTACGTGATTTTGTTAGATATCCTAATGGAACATGGGCTGCTAAACCTGGTTCTGATAATTGGGATGATAGAGTAATGAGTTTAATTTGGGCTCTTATGAGTTTAGAAAATGAAATAACTGAACGTTATTTTGAAATTCTTGAACTTGATGATAATAAACGTCCTCTTAAACTTAAAGCGCTTGATTACGGGATTAAATATTTTGTAAACCCAATATCTGCTTATAATAACGAAAAAGATCAAGATATGATATCACCATTACCAATTATTATGCAAGGAGACCAAGATGATAAAGACAATGGTATTGCTGATCTTGAATCACAAGGTTGGTCATTTCTTAATCAAGGTAGACAAGACGGTTGGCACTTTTTACAATAATATATGGCAAATAATGTAGATTATATTCAGAGTCCGTTTAACTTATCAAGAAAAGATAAGTTTACACTTGTTTTAAATGTACCAACTGCATTAAGGCGTATAAATTCACGTTTTTTAGATGGGGCAGATAATATAAATCTTGATTTATTACAGTTTGCTGTACACGGATCTGTAGTACCAAGTATAAAAGTACCTAGTGCTAGTGTGAGATACGCTGGTCAAACATTTGCACAAACCAGTTATAGCCGTGAGCCATACGATCCACTTACAGTTAACTTTACTGTTGATAATAGATTTTCAAATTACTGGGTAATTTATAAATGGTTAGATTTACTTAATAATGCTAAAACAGGTATATATGATCAAGATAATTTGGTACCTTTTCCTGTTGCACCTGATAATGAATATAAAGCAATTTTATCTATTTTTGCATTAGATGAATACAATAAACGTATTATGGAATTCAAATATACGGATGCTTTTCCTACAAATTTAAATGGTATAGAGTACAATTATAGAGACGCAACGGAGTTAGAATCGAGTTTCACATTTGAATACTCACAACTAATTGTTACGCCATTAAATTGGGCAGAAGGTCTCTAAAATTTAAAAAATAATTTCCAAAAAGTATAAATACTTTATATGGCACTTACACTACAAAGCCCGGGCGTACAGATTAGCGAAGTAGATCTTTCTTTAAGAGCACCTGGCATACCTCCAACAACTATTTTAATCCCTGGTTTCGCTGCCAAGGGCCCTTCATCAGAGCCTATTACAGTTAGTTCTCTTAGTGAATGGGAGCAAATTTTTGGTTTACCGACAAATGCTGCCGAGCGTTACTTCTATCAGACAGCTACTGCAGTATTTCAATCACCAGCTAATGTAGTCGCTTACCGTCTCCCGTACGGTAGTGCAGCTGGTCTTGATTACTCAAGTCAATATAGTGCTCTTGTTTATCCTGTTGTATCTATTATTACTAGTACTACAGGTGTTTTAGCTAATCTTTCAGCTTATAATGCTGGTCTTTCCTCAAATTATATAGTTCCAGGTCTTTCAGCATCATATAATGCTGCATATCCTAATGTTTTACAGAACACCGTTTCAGCACAAACAACTAATTTAAGTAACTCAGCACTTTCAGCAGCTGCCGTTAACTTTTTCTTAGCTCTTACAGGTACATCAGTTACTGTGCCTGTTACATCAGTAAATCTCGGTATTACAAACGGTACGTATTTATTTGGTGCACCAACACACGTTCGTTTAACTCAACAGCAATTCCTTGCTATTCAAAATGGTACTGCATTTACATGGTCTGCTAGTGCTAGTGATCCAAGTACTTCATATGTTGTTTCTAATAGTGGTAACGTTGGTTTATCAGCTAATCCTTCATTAAGTTCAGTATTAGTACAACCACCAACAACAACTTTTAGTCCTGCTGTTCTCTCAGCATTTGGTACTGCTGGTCTTATTATTCTTAATCAATCTCAAAATGCCATTAATACACGTTTTGAAGGTAACTATATTGGTTTAATGGATAATTCAAACCTTTATCCTTCTACACCGTTTAATGACATCAATAATGTTCTTACTATTAATTCATACGCGTCAGCTGTAACACCTGGTAATTTTACAACTGTTCCTTCACAGAGACTTAACTTTCCATTATCTGCCGCAGTCGGTTATGGTACAAATGGTAGTGTTTCACAAGTAATGGAAACAATTCCAACTTTTGATATATCACCATCCAACTTTAACGACACTATTACTCTTGGTTTATTTAAACTTCGTCAATCAGTATTTTCACCAAATACAATTTCCCTTGATTATATTCTATCTGAAGGATATACAGGTTCATTTGATTATTACCGTCAAGTAAATAATTCAACAGGTGGTATTCCAAAATCTTTCTTTATTGGAAATGTTGAAAACAACTCTAAGAATATTCAGGTATTCATTAATCCATATATCTCACAACAATATTCATCAGGTTGGCTCAATCTTTCAGGCTTCCCAAATAAGAATGTTCGCTTATTAAACAACTCACGTCAGTACCCCTTAGCTAGTGATACAATTGGTACTGGTGGATATTCTGGAGCACTTTCAGGTCTCATTACAACATCAAATGATACATTCTATACACGTACAGGCGCTACATCAGCTCAATACGGAAGTGTTTTAAGTGTATTTGGATCAACAGATGCTCTTTATCCATTAGGTGATTATTCAGCTCAAGATCTTTCAGTTAAGACAATTGGTAGTGTACCTACAAAGGTACAGACCATGTTAGGTTATCTTGAGGATCCATCTATCTGGCCGTTATCAATTGTAACTGAAGCTGGATTAGGTACAATCTTCGCTAACTCATTCAATCCAACAACATCTGGTTATTTTGATGATACAATTCCATATCTTGGATCGGATGTTGCTAATCTTACGGCACAAAATCCAACAACACCAGCACCTATTGTAACTAACTACAATTCTGTAGCTCAGAACTTTATTAACTTTGCAGCTAATGTTCGTAAGGATCACCTTTTCATCGCTGATCCTCTTACAAATATCTTCGTAACAGGTCAAGCACCTGGTGTCAAGACATTAGCTAATCCTAATAATAACTTTGCACTTAACCTCTACTGGCCATTACGCAACCAGTTTGCTTCATTCAACAACAGCTATACAGCAGTTTATGCAAATGTTGTACAGGTTTATGACAATGCTTCACAACAACCAGTTTGGGTTCCATTCTCAGGCTTTGCTGCTTCGGCAATGGCTAAGACAGATAGTAACTTCCAGCCTTGGTTTGCTCCAGCAGGATTTACACGCGGTGTTTTAACAGGTGTTCTTGACATCGGTTATAGTCCAAAGCAAAAGGAACGCGATCAGCTTTATACAATCAGTCTTAATCCTGTAGCTTCATTCCCTAATGAAGGATATGTAATCTACGGTCAAAAGACATCATTAAAGCAACCAAGTGCTTTCGATCGTATTAACGTTCGTAGATTGTTCTTGACTCTTGAAGTACAGACAAATAATGTTGCTCAGTTCTTCGTATTTGAGCCAAATACGCTCTTCACACGCACACGCCTTGTAAATACAATCACTCCTATCTTTGATTATGCAAAGAATACACAAGGGTTGTATGATTACTTGATTGTTTGCGATGAGCGTAATAATACACCATCAGTTATTGATCAAAATGAGTTAATTGTTGATATCTACCTCAAGCCGGTCAGAACAGCAGAGTTCATCTTAGTTAACTTCTACGCAACTCAGACGAGTGCTAACTTCAATGAGATCGTAGCCTAAAAAGAACAACTAACGAATAAATAATTACACCTTATGTCACAAACAGCACAAACAATCCAAGGGTTTTACCAGCAGGCGACAAACTTTAATTTTTCGCGTGACTTTAACTTCCGTATTCTCGAAATAACCAGTGATGGTGCCGCAGCTTATACAATGTCCGACGGTGGATTATTAGTGTATGCAAAGTCAGCAGCTTTACCGGCTCGTGAAATTACTAACGTTTCAGTTCCATACATGGGATTAAATTTCAACCTTCCTGGTAATGCTATCTACCCAGATGGTACAGGTTATTCTATTACATTCTACGCCGATCAAGCTTCTGGCATTCGTCAATTGTTTGAGGATTGGTCACGCTGGGTATTTGATGATCAGTCAAGTACAGGTCAATATAATACACCTAGTAAGAACGCTACTATTACTCTTGCTCAGCTTGATAATCAAAATAATGTTGTTGCTACATACGTTCTTTACGGTGTAACACCACGTAACGTTGGACCCATTGCGTATACAATGGCAGCCGGTACAGGACAGACAGTAGAATTTACTGTTACTCTTGCTTACCACTACTTTGTACGTACCTCACCTCTTGGTGGTCAAGTAGCAGGTAGTCAGATCGGTGTACCACTCGCAATAGCTCCAGGTCAAAGTCACCTCTAATATCTTACAAGCCTAAATAATTAGGTGAGTATTAATAATCCGCTTAATTCTGCCATAGCAGGTATAGCAGCGGCTGCTCCAGCAGCCGCTTTAGTGACACAGAGTTTTATTGGACCAAATGCTGGTGCTGGTTATTCATCAGCTGGTGGTGTATTTCCGCGTGATGTATTTTTAAATCAAATTACCACGGTATGGAATACAGCTATTCCAATGTCAACTCAATGGGTTGTACTTATTGATAGGTTTCCAGCAAGTCTTTCTACTCAAGTTTTACAAGGTTTAGAGCGTACTGATGGTGATAAGAATGGTTTTGATATTGATGCAGCTAAAAACATACTTACTAATTACGATAATCAGCAATTAGTGGGATGTTGGTTCGCTCATGAAGTTACTTTACCACCTGAACAATTTAGTGTAGAGAGCGCTTCGGTTGCTAATAATCGTGGGTTTTTACCAGGTGTATTAGGAGGTAATAGAACAGCGGAAGCACCGTCATTAAACATATCATTCAAGGAAACAACAACATCATTTATTGACTTTGTTATTAGACCATGGGTAATTTTAGGTGCTCATTTTGGTATGGTAGCACGTCCTGGTGATATACCTGGTGGTGTTGATCCTAAAAATATAAAAGTTACAATGAGGGTATTGGAATATACTAGATCAAACGCTGGTATTTCAATGTTACCCAGAAAATCATGGGTATTTCATAACTGTGTTCCTTATAATGTATCTGAACAGACATTAGATTACGAAACTGAAAAATTACAAACCTATCGCACCCTCTGGACTTATTCAAACTATACTGTTGGAACACCTGTTAATTTAAACGATATAGCTAATCTTTTAAGTACAGCGAGACCCTTTACACCTCACAGATTGTAATCTTGCATTTAGTACATTATATTGTACTATAATAGTATGTCAACGTTTTTATATTCTGTAAATTTACCTATTTCTAAAAGAACGGTATATTTAACAGAATTATCTTTTGTTGAACTGAAGGAATTAGTAAAAAATATTGCTAATACCAATAACGATATTATTTTAACAGCGTTCAATGATATACTAACTAAACATTGTACCGAAGATATTAGTAATATTACTATAATAGATAAGCTTTATATCTTATTAACTATACGAGCAGTCTGTATCTCACCTACTTTAGAGTTACTAATAAATTGTCCTATAACAAAACAGCAATTTAACGGTATAATGAATATTGATGATATATTAACTGTACTAAAAGCTGAGCATCCAGAAGATATAACCGTTTCATATGAAAAGAAATTAAATATAACATACGGTCTACCAACATCCTTATATATTAATCGTGATATTATAGATGCTTCAGAGACTGTTGTAAACTGTATATCCCTTAATGGAGATCCTTTTTACGGCATTACAGCCGAAATGATAAACAAACTACCTGCCGTTGTTTTAAACGACATTCAGACACATGCTAATAGAATATTTGACTACCTGAATAAGCTTGAATTAATAAACGTAAAATCACCGTATTCATCCGATGAGGGTAGTGATACAATAATAACAGCAAATGTGTTTAATAACTCAGTTATTGAATTTTTAAAACTCTGCTTTAATAGGGATTTAATGTACTTTTATAAAATTGAGTACTTCTTGATGAAACAATTTCGTATGACTTATGAGCATATGACAAAACTTACCCCGGTTGAAATTGATGTTTATATTAATCTGTTTAAGGAGGAACAGGCTGAACAAGAAAAAGCTGAAAAACAATCTAACAATGCTAGTAATACGCCGAATATAGGAAATTCAGCGCAAAGATAGTGGCATAACAGGAATTTCTACATAAATTTATATAGCATATGACTAATACAGTTCCTGATATTCTTAAGCAATTAGATGATCTTAACAAACAATCTGGTATTGATATTTTTGTCCCTTCCTTACAGCGTACAGTTAAATTTAAAGCATTAAATCTCCGTCAACAAAAAGAACTCTTAAAGTCCTCTATTGAAGAAACCCTTACAAAACTTACGTTTATTACAAGTTTTTATAATATCATTCAGGAAAATATTCTTGAAACATTAAATGTAAATCAATTGTATATTTTTGATCGTATTGCAATTGCCTTGGCATTAAGGACAGCTAGCTTAGATACAAAGTATACCTTAGGTGACGATGTATATGACCTTACTGATGTTGTAGCTTTGATTCCAAAAGTAGCTATAGATCCGACCGTAATTAACGGTAGTATAGAGTTTCAAAATTTAACAGTTGAGCTTGAAGTTCCTCGTTTAAATGTAGATAAAGAAATTAGTAATGCTGTATTAACGAAGTTTAAAGCTGCAAAGACAGAAGATGTAAAAACAGTTGTTAGTGAACTTTTTATTCATGAAGTTCTAAAGTATATTAGATCTGTAACTTTTAAAACAGAAGGGGAAACAAGTACAGTTGATTTTACGACATTAAAGATTGATAGTAAATTATCAATAGCTGAAAAATTTCCAACAACACTTACAAATCAAATTCTTGAATTTATTAAGAAATACCGCGATTTTGAGAATCAGTATACTAAAGTCGGCGATTCAAATATTGAAATAGACGGTAGCTTTTTCGCGATTTAACATTAGAGATTAAATATCTTCAATGGAAGGTACTATCTCTATTGCAGATCTAAAGGCAGCATTTGGTAATTTTGATGCCGTATCAATGAATCAAACAAAGATTCTTGATAGAATTTTAGGAATTATTAGTGGTGAAGTTCCTCTTCAATCAAATCCTAAGACCAATAGTCTTGTAGATCAAATTGGTCCTGAGAGTAAGTCAAATCAAGATAAAAGAAAAGCCGATAATAAGGGTAATAAGGAAACTGAAAATAAGAAAGATACTGATGATAAAAAGACATCAAAGAACCCTATTTCTAATATTGCAGCTACCATAAAGAGTAGCTTAAGTGACAGCGTTTTTAAAAAAATAACACCTGTTAAAAGTGACCGTAAAGTAGAAGAAGCAGATAAACCAAAACCTAAGCAAAGTTTAATAACCAGTGTTATTGAAAAAATTAAACCAAAAAAAGAAGAAACTGTTAATAAAAAAATTGAAACAAAAACACCGTTTGCTCGTGAAGAAGTTAATATTGATCTACCTCCAAAGACAAAAGTAACACTTGAGGATATTTTAGAAACAGAGAATATAAAAGCTTTTGATAGATGGAAACCGTATCTTGAAATAATTACTGGATCTGTTAAAGACAAAAAAGATAAGAAGAATAAAAAAGATGATAAGGATAGTCTACTTAAAGAAATATTTCCAATGGCTGCTAAGCTTCTTGGACCCGTTCTCGGTGCATTAGGTACTATGTTTCTTGGAGCAGGTGCAGCTATTGGAAGTGTAGCATTACTGTTTAACGGCTTAATGGATTCAGGTCCCTTTAAAGGATTAAAAAAACTTCTTGGACGTGGCGGTCTAGCTGTTGGTCTTTCTTTAATTAAAAAAGGTGCTGTAAAATTTGTAACTACAGTTAAGAATTTTGCTAAAATGTTTTTTGATCCAAAAAAAGTTGAAGCTGTCGGTAAATTATTAGGCATGAAGGCAAAATCATTAGGTAAGAGTCTTCTTGAATTACCTGGAAAGCTTTTTGGTAAAATTTTTAATTCATTTAAAGGTATTTTTGGTGGTGTTACTAAAGCAGCTGCAGGGACTGCAGCTAAGGCGGGTGGTAAGGGAATATTAGGAAGACTTGCTGGAATGGCAGGTGGGTTTTTATTAAAAGGTATTAAAAAAATACCAATTATTGGTTCACTTATAGGTATTGGTTTTGCTATCTCTCGTATAGCTAAGGGTGATTTTATTGGCGGACTATTAGATCTTGCGTCAGCAGCTGCCACAGCTATTCCTGTTGTTGGTACGGCTCTTTCAATTGCAATTGATGTCTTTAGTGCTTATAGAGATTCTAAAACAGGTGGATCTGAGAAAGCAGGTGCTGCTAATAAAGATTGGATGAGTAATGCCTGGAAATGGGTAAAGGAATCTTTTATGAAGATACCTCTTATTCAACATTTAACAGATATGGGAACTCATATTGGTGAGGGTAAATATGGAGAAGCTTTTATGGATATTGCCACATTAATACCTGGTGTATCATTTTTAGTTGAACTCTTCAATCAAGAAAAAACAGCAATAAGTGATTTATCTGCTTCAGGTAAACCTATAACATTCTCCAGTGTACTTAAAGCAACTGGCGGTGCATTAATAAAGGCAATTTTAAATATGCTTCCAGAGTCTATTCTTGGAGTTAGTATAAGATCAAGAGTTGCTGATATGTTAGGTATCAGTGGTTATGGTGATACAAAAGATGATACTCAACCTGCACCTTCTACGTCCTCAACACCTGCACCTTCTAAATCAACTGGTAATACTACAGCTAATGCAGCTACTCCTGAAACGCCTACGGATAATACCTCCGCAGGTAATGTACAGCCAAGCACACCTGAAGCACCCACAAATAATATTCAACCTGTAACACCAGAAGTACCAAGCACTCAATCTGCAGCAGCTGCACCAAGTGAAAATGATACAAATTTAGGTGATGTACATGGTTCTATCCAAGAACAAAATAAAATGATAGCCAGTCTTGTTAAAATTAATAAACAAATGGCTGAAGGTATGGCTGCAATGAAGAGTAGTTCTAATAACGTAAATGTAATGAATGTTAATAATAATCCTACAGCATTCTTGACTCCAGCAACGAGTAACTCTAGTAGACGTTTTGATTCAATTAATAGATAAATAATAGTATGCCAAACTTTCTTTGGGCTTTTACACCTACCTCACCTAGCACTACTTCTAATACTGCTAACCCACAAGGTAATAACCCATCTGGAGTAACTCCTTCTCAAAATGCTATAACTCCTATGCCGGTCTTAACACCGACCGGTAAAAACGGTAATTCTAAATTTACAGAAATAAATGTTGTACGTGATTTTTACTGGACATACTCACCACTTGGTGATGCAGGTCGTGCTGAAGTACCAAGAATTAGATTAACAGAAAAGAGATTAAAGACAAACTCTCTTATTGCACAATTACAATATACATTAGGTGCCCTTGAAAATGGTGGTGCTAAATTAGTACAAGATGCTGGTGCTACTAATTTATCAAAGTTACTTCAACAGTATGCTAATAGCCCGGGAGCTGCAGGAGCCTTATTAGGTAGTGATGACAACCCTACTACAAAAGCAAGTCCATACTTACAACCATATAGAAATTTGTATATAACCGAAAACACAAAATGGGTTTATACATTACCATATTTTGACAATAACCATACTAAGCAGGATAATGCTTTTAGTGAAGGCGGTGGCCAGGGTAAGGGTCTTATAGGTAGTTTTGCTAAAGAAGGGTTAGGTGTATTGGAAGGTATTGCAGAAGATGTTTCACAAGTCGGTTCACCAACAGAATACACATTTATTGAAAAAACAAAATTCTATGATTACCCAACAGATGGTGAATCAGTTACAGTAGAATTTCCTCTCATTAATACCGGATCTGCAACATATGATGATGTTGTAAGAAATTGGCAATTTATTTACTTACTTGTGTATCAAAATAGACCAGGCAAGACAGGTTTTAATACTGTCGATCAACCTGTTATATATGAAGTATCTATACCTGGAACAAAATTCTTTCCATACTGTTATATTAGTAATCTTAATGTGGAATTTGTAGGCTCAAGACGTGAAATGACAATGGCTATACCTTCTTTAAATAGTTCGGTTAATAGTGCTCAAACTTCCGTTAGTAACTCTCAAGGTACAACTAATATTACAACAATTATACCGGATGCGTATAAAATATCAATTACACTACAGAGTATGAATGCTAATACAAGAAATTTTATGTCTCATATGATTTCTTCACAAAATATAATTCAAACAGGTACCGATACTGGTAATGTTCCAAGCCCTCGTGCCGGACTTACTGTTACATCACCTATAATTAATCCAGGCTCTGGATTTGGTAGTCGCGGTCCTGGTGCTCAGTAGATGTTAATACGCTATTACAGGCGTAAATAATTACAATATGGATACTGGCTCGTATCAAAATTCAATATCACAGCTTACCCCGCTTAATTCTTACCGATACGAAAATATCTTTAAGTTATATACAACCGATCAAAATCAATACTATTATAATATTTTACAGTCAATTTATCTTCCTGATGATATAGATGATAGTACAGTTTTCTTTATGCATATACAAGAAAACTTGCCTTGGACAACAATAAGCTTTAATGCATACGGTAATATAGAATTATGGTGGTTAATAATGCTTGTTAATAAAATTTATAATCCTATTAAAGGTGCAACTAGTGGTATGGTTTTAAAAATTATAAAGCCTGAATTTATACCATCAATTTTGCAGGAAATAAAAAATGCGTTAAATACATAATTTATGAGTGCAAGTACTACCCAAGCAGCTGCAGTTGATGATAAGTTTATTTTTAGTATTAATCAAACAAATTATTATTTTCAATTATCTCTTATTAGTTTAGATGGTGAGGCAGTACAATATATTAAACCTACAGCAATTCAATCGTTTACTATTGAGGATAATTTAGAAAATCCGTTTCATAGTGGTGTAATTATAGTTGACAATACAATGGACTTTTTGGAACGTGCTGCTACAGTTACTAATGATCCTAGTAGTCCTAGTTATTATAACACAACTCAAACAAAACCACCTGTATCGTTTCTTCTTAAAGGTGAATCACGAGATATTTTGCATGTAGATATAATGCCTATTCTTGATCCAAACAATCCACAAAGCTTAGGTAATGAAGAAGTACAAAGCGCTTTTCGTATGGCGTTTGATTTTGCTATTATTAATACTGAAGAAGTACAAGGAACAAAACCTAATAGCAAGTATAAGAAATTTTATTTAAAAGATTTATATGATGAATTATTAAGAGAAAAAAATGTTCCTTTTTCAACATCAAAGTATGTTAATAACAAATCTATAGCAAATTTAGATGATACAGAAAGAGCAATACCAACAGGGTTTGCTATTCAAGCATTATTGGGTGAGACGTTTCCAAAGTCTGATAATTATCCTGTAGTCATCTCATATAATGATGGTAAGAGTTATACATATAAATCCATAGATCCCATAACACCTGCAACTATAACAAGTGTAGATGCAGCAAACTATACTAACGTAAATTGGGATCTAGGAGGTAGTAATATTTTCTTTTCAGCACCACCATCCTATAAGGCATGGGATAGTTTAATGTATCTCATGACTCGTCATGTATCAAACGCAAATAGTAATTATGATCAATGTTTTCTTCAACTTGAAAGATTTCCGCGAGCTTTTTCTTTAAAAAGCTTAAAGCAATATTTTGATCAAGCTCTTATACCAGGAACTACAAAATCTGGAAATTTATATCTTGAAACATTAAGAATAGGTAACTTAGATCAGGATAACGCTCAAGATTTTGCTCATAGTATCTTTACTCCATCTAACGGACCGTATTTTTCAAATATAGGTACAATTAAAACTTATTCATTTGATAATATGTCAGGTATAATTTCACAAAAGGAACTTGTTTCTAATTTTGTACATAGTTATGAATATAACGGCAAGCAATTTAATATTGATGCATTTAGAAATTCCTTAGAACAATCAATGCAAACATATACAAAAAACTACGTAAATAATATGCTTGCTGGTGGTGATACTAATAAACCATATTCAAATTTTGCTCCTGGTATTATACGTAACACAAATATTAATATTAATAATAAATTTAGTGTTGATGATAATGATGCAAATACTCGTTTAGCTTACGGGCGCAATAAATTTCTTTTTGCAAGTACACTTACAAACAATATTATTTCGTTTAGACTTAAAGGCTCAACTCACAGACAATCAGGACATTTTATAGGTATTGATCGAGATGGTGCTATGCAAGAAAATCGATTTGATGATAAATTATTAGGTATATATCTTATTGTGAGTGTAGCTCATGTATTTGAAGGCGGTACTTATTATAATGATTTACATTGTATTAAAACATATAATAATCTTAAACAGTTAAATACTAATCAAGACGGTACACTTTCAACTATTTTATAACAATGGCAAATTTAAGTACATTAGCACAAAAAATACCACAAGGATCTAATAAAGGAGCACAAAACTTTATTACGATTGCACCTGGTTTAGCGGATGTTAATATTGCTACTACTTACGAATTATTATCTACCGGTACAAATTATTTTCAAACCGTATTACAACCACAGGGTGAAGTCAATGTAACTGATATTGAAGTACGTACAGCCATGGCGTACAGAGATTCTTTTAGACAAGGTGATGTTGTTACTGCTTTAAATACTCTTTATAATAATATACAAACAGTTACGTTTGCTAATACTGGATGTTCATTTGATACTATTGCCTATTGGGCTCAAAAATTTCTCTATAGTAATAAAGAAATTATATCTCTTAATAATCAAGGATCAACATTCGGTGAAAAAATATTACCACATTTAAATCCTGCTGTCTCTAAAGATATTACTAATGGCTTTTTAGGGGGATTGAAGTCTCAGCTTTCAATGTACGCTAGCAAGTTAGGTTTAAATATAGGTAGTGCATTAGGTGGCGGTACTTTAGCTGAAGCAGGGTTACCCAATCAATCGTATTTTGATAACTTTAGTGATAGTATTGGTTCACTTGCTAATTCAAAATACTTACAATTGGATTCAACATTACCAATTTTTGATGTTACACAAAACTATTACGGTGTACCAATTCCATATTCTGCATCTACAGATAATAAAATTAGTAATAATACTAGAAATATTGCCTATAATTTAAGCTTAAATTGTACAGCGTTAATGAGACGTAATTTAATTAATGTTGCTTATACACAACCTGCTGTAGCTTCTAATATGGCATCTGATGCTACGGTTGCTCATGGTCTTAATCTTATTAATGACTTACCAACATTCGCTCAACTTAATGCCGCTGTACCACAATTGGTAGGCTCTCTTTCTAATGTATTTAAAGTACCTAAAGTATTTTTATGGATTCAATATCTCTGTACAATTGGTAATAAAGTTGGTGTTAACTTAAGAGATATCTTTCCAGTTACACCGCAAGATAAGGACTTTATTGTTGTTGCTTCAGCAGAAAGAGCTCTTGCCTCTGAAGCAGAGATTAAATCAATTTCTGATGATGCTATTGTTCAATCATATGGTGAGCAACAGGGTGTAAATTATGGTGCTAGTTATGGTGGTGCAGGTGCTGGAGGTAGCGCAGCAGCCTATCAACCGGGTGGAGCTGGTAGTACAAATATTGGTGGTGCTAGAGGTTCAACACAAACTGTAAATCCTGATGGTTCTATTACAGTAAGTGGTGCTTTAAGAAGAGATAATGATGGTACAGCAAATCCCCCTGCAGGAGATACTTCATATCAAAGGCAAACTTCATCAGGTTTACCAATGGATTCAACTACCCCTCCATTAATTGTTGCACCTCTCGGTTCAGGTGCTAAGCCTGGAGATCTTATTGAAGTGACAACTACTAATAGTCAAGGTACATGTACATATACCGCTATGGTTGGTGATATGGGACCATCAAGAAATGGATGGGGTGAGATGGGTACAGGTGCTTTAGCTAATACACCAGGAGCAAGTGTACCTGCAGGTCGTGATGCAGTAGATGTTCCATCTGATACACAAACTTCATTTAAGCCAGTAGGTACAAGACTACCGACTGGTAATCCTGCAACTGTTGCACAGGCGTATCAAAACTATAAAACTAGCAAAGTTGGATAATATATGAGTACAACAAGCCCATCATCTGTAGCAATTCTAAATAATGCGTATTCAATCTCTCAGACCGCTGGTCGCCCAGTAGCGTATGCTGATACATATAACCATATGTGTGCAAGAGGTGCTAGTGCAGTAGCGGCCTCAATGACAAATAACCCTGCGTTATTTGATACTGTTGCTGCTAACGCTTGGGCATCTAGATCAAAGTATCAAAACGCTACAACAGATGATGGTAAACCTTTATATAATGCTAATCAAGATTATCCTGCAGGTGGAGTTACTTCAGCAGACCTTGCTAATGTACCGCCTGGAACTGTTGTAACATTTCAATATGGAGCCAACGGTCATGCAATGACTTTTATGGGTAATGACCCAACTACGGGTCAACCTCAATGGGCTAGTGATAATGTAAATGATTCACCGGATAAATTTTTAAATAGAGGTGATCTTCAAGGTGTATCTATTATTACACCAACAGCTACTGGTCAAGCTGCTATTGCAAAACAGTGCGGTAGTTTACCAACTGGATCTCAGGCTGCTTACACACCTCCGCCTGGTGGTGTACCAAATATTACTAATGGTGTTGCTTCATTAGCAGGTCCAAATGGAGAGGGTAATGTATTTTCTACAGGTGCAGCTAATCAACCATTAACACCTGATCAAGCTGTAACACTTAATAGTCAATTTTTTAATAGTCTTGGACCCGGAGCATCAGCTCCTGTAGCTCCTTTAGAAGCTTTACAAAATAAAGCACAAAATCCTTACAGTAATAAACAACTTATTACACCTATGTCAATAACCTATCATGTTGAAGGGACTAATATTGATGCAGATCTTTTAACTAAATCTCTTATTACAAATTCTCATAATCCTGCTAAGCAAAATAGTGTTTTAGCGTTTAAGCGTACACAAGCTTCTACAACAAATACTAATACCAACAATAATGTGGATCCTGTTGCAAAACAACTTAAGCTTTCAAACGGATGTCAGCCAACAAATAATGGTTCAACTGGATTACTAATAAATAATTAAAATGGACAATACATTTATAAATCAACATAATTTGTCTCAATCTATTTTTAATGCTGGTAATGCTGGTGTAATTCAAAATTTAGCCGGTCGTGTACCAAATGTTAATTCTCTTTTAAGTGGTAATGCTAGTCTTGCTGGTGCACTTAATACTATTAATACTATACCAGGGGTTGGACCTGCTTTAAGCAATCTTGAAAATAATCCTTTAGGAGCATTAACAAATTTCGGTGGTTTAAATTTACAGGGCGGATTACCATCATTAGCCGGAAACGGAAGTGGTGCAGGTAGTCCAGGATTAATTAACGGAAATACTAATCCTCTTGCTGAAGCCTTTAGCCTTGCATCTAGTGTTGGTGGTTCAAGTATACCTTCAAGTATAACCGGCGCTGTTGAACTTGCCTTACAAATAAAGACTGTTATTTGTAATTTAAAAATACCTAATATAACAGTACCTGATATTGGTAAATTATTGAAAGCAAACTTTACAGCAGCTGAAAAACAAATTAAGCAGCTTATTCTACATGAAGCTCAAGTACTTGTTGATGAATTATTTGAGCCTATTAAAAAGCTATATGATCAACTTACTGCATTCTTTGACCCAGAGCATATTAAGAAGTTATTAGCAAGTATTATACCTGATGTAAATGAGTTAATTAATAATACTGTTAAGCAATTTACAACTTGTAATAATGGACCAGGTGCTAAGAAGAATGACTTATCTGGTAAAAGTCCAACAGGTACTGCCTCAGATACAGTTACTGATAAACCAGTTCAAGAACCACCTACATCTAGTCAAACTGCCTTGGATTCAGCTGCAGCTAGTCAAATTGCTAGTGCGCAACCTGCAAATACACAAAATGCTAATTCTTTCTTAAATAACGCCCCAGCTACATCTAATGGACCAACTTTTTCCAATGCAACAGAAACCAATTACGATGCTAAGGGTAACGTAATACCCCCCAATACACCTAATAACCCTACACCACCACCAGGTACTACAGCTGTTACACCAAATATGGTTTCACCTCCCGCTCCTTTAGCTTCCAGACCAGGTCCGCTTGGTGTTACATGGAGCGCTGGATCACAAGCACAAATTGATGCTTTAAATAGCGGAAAATTAAAATAATTAATCTAAACGCTTATCTTCAATAATTTCAGCCTGTAATGGCTTAGCATTATTAACAAGCATTTTTAAAACTTCTTCTCTTGTTGTCAGAAGCTTAACACCAGCATCAGCTTGTTGAAGTTCTTTCTTTGATTTAATATCCATTTCTTTAAGTTTAACAGACGTATCACTTTTCTTATCTTGAATATTAATCTTATTAAGTGTATCCATGGCTGCAGCTGTAGCATTAATAAGCCCAGATAAAGCTTCTACATCTTCAGCGTTTGGTGCTGATATAATAAAATCCTTTACTGTAGCTACCATCTCTAAAGCATCTTCAATAAGATTAGCCCCTTTTTCTCTAACAAAATCTTCAAGCTCTTCCTTCTTTAAAGGCTCACGAACTGTTTTAACTTTATCGGCAACTTGATTATTTTCTTTTAATTGATCGATTAAGGAACCAACCATATCCTGAACTTCATCATTCATATTTGTGTTATTACTTATTACCTGTTGATTTCTTTGCTAGATAATATACTATAGTATATATGCCTGATATAGACCCTAATCTAATTTATTTACCAGTTTTAAAGTTTGAAAAGACTCATGAGTCTGCCAAGCTTCCAACTAAGAACAATGTATCAGATACTGGATACGATGTTTATAGCGTAGAAGATGTATTGATTCCAGCACGCGGTAGCGCAGTAGTAGGTGTTGGTTTAAAGTTCGCTCACATTCCAGAAGGATATTGGGTTAAGGTTGAATCAAGAAGTGGAATGGGATTTAAACATGGTATTCACGCTCACCCTGGTATTATTGATAACGGCTACCGTGGTGATGCCGGTATCAAGCTCTATAACAATACAGATGTGAACTATGCGGTTAAAGCCGGTGATCGTATAGCTCAGTTTGTTGTTTATATGAACTTTCCAATGGCAGTAGAGTGGGGTAAAGCTGAGCAATCCGATCGCGGTGATAAGGGATTTGGTTCATCTGGTAAATAATGAGTTACGATTTTTCATCTTTGTGGGTAGAAAAGTATAGACCTAAAGTTTTAACCGACTTTATTGGTGATACAGATATTAAATCTTCTATTGATTCATTTAGAGCTAAAGAAGAGATTCCAAATCTTCTCTTTATTGGTACACCAGGCATTGGTAAAACTTCTCTTGCTAAGATTATTGTCAATGATATTCTTCAGTGTCAGTATCTCTATATTAATGCTTCTGATGAAAATGGTATTGATACAATTCGTAATAAAGTAACACATTTTGCACAGACAAAGAGCTTTGATGGTAAAATTAAAGTTATTATTTTAGATGAATGTGATGGGGTGTCCCTTGAAGGACAGCGTGCTCTAAGAAATACAATGGAGGAATATGCTGGCGTTACTAGATTTATCCTTACAGCAAATTACAAATATCGTATTATTCCTGCTCTACAAAGTCGTTGTCAGAGTATTGATTTAACTCCTCCTATTGAACAGGTTGTAAAGAGATGTGCTAGTATTCTTAAACAAGAAGGTATAGCTTTAGAAGATAATCAAAAGAAAACATTTATTGCATTTGTTAAATCAAATTATCCAGATCTTCGTAAATGTATTAATGAGCTTCAAAAATCTACAACTAGTGGTAAGCTTGTATTAAAGGATACAACTAATAACGAAGTACTTCAATTAATTTTTAATGAAGTAAAAGGACGAAATGTTGAAACTCTCCGTAAAGCTCTGATTGAATCAGAGCAAACATTTAATGCTGATTACGTAAGTTTACTTCGTGCGTTGTTTAATTTTATTGATGCTAACGAAAAAAATAGTGAACTTAAGAAATTTTATCTCCTTACTGTTTCGGAATATCTGTATAGATCTTCGTTCTGCGTAGATCAAGAAATTAACTGCTATAGCTGCTTAATAGCGCTATCAGAGATTAAGAATTTTTAGGAAGATAGTTATATACGTAGGAGGCGGGATCTTTAGCTACTACATTATGATTTGTAGCAATAGGTACATTTTTGTTATTTAATTTACGATCACCTGCTTCTAACTTACCGTGTACATCTGATCTATGAGTTTTACCTCTTGGTGAGTAAAAAGGTACTTCTTCATCTTCTGAAGCTAATTTGTCTTCAGCATTAACAGGCTTAATAGTTACCTTACTGTCATATTTAAACTTATCAGGAACAGGTGTAAGATTTGGATATACATCAACTACAATAAGCATGTCTGGATGAACTAAAATACCGGCTTGATCAAAACGACCAGGAGCGTATTCTCTACATACTTCAATATTTACATCACCAATATCATCTGAATTACCTGCACCAAGAACAGCTGGATAAACGTTTGTAATATTTTTAACTCTTAAAGTGCAACCATCCTCCATATAATCCTTAATACTTTGACGAATTACATCAGAGACTTGTTTACAATAATTATGACTAAGAGCATTATCTTTGAACTTAACAATATCGCCAACTAGGTAACCACCGCGGTTTAAGCGAGACATATTGCTTTCATAGAGTTTTAAGAACTTTTTCTTCATCATATTTATTTATGCCGCAGTGTTTGGTTTTTAAAGGAATAGAGTATCTATAAATAATAATGTGGCGATAAAACTACAAACTCTTCAGAAACAAACGAAGCTTACAAACCCGTTTACGTACTCAGATCTTCATTTAGATATACAGTACAAATATCTTGTAAATCAAGAAGCACAGCGTAATTATGAAATTACTGATATAATTGTAGATTACGATCTTGGAGCCATAAAAAATTCTATTACCAATATATTTTTAACAATTCCTGGTCAAAAGATATTAAATCCGTTTTTTGGATCAAATTTATCTCAATATATCTTTCAACCTTGTGATGAGGATACAGCTGCACTTATTGGTCAAGAAATTCAGTATAATATAACAACTTTTGAACCACGCGTAAGCATTAATAAAATTCAAGTTATAGCTCAACCAGCTACAAATACTTTCTTAATAACAATTAGTTTATCTGTTCCAACACTAAACAATACAAGCTTCCAGATAGTAGGTACATTAAGTAATTCTGGATTCTACATTAACTAAATATGGCAACATCACTAACAACAGCTGCAATTGTGGCTTTACCACATCCCCAGCAGCCACAAAATACATTTAATGATTTTAATTTACCTGTTGATGGGTATGCAGCTTTTGATGCATTGAGTCTTAAAAGCCTTATCATTAATAGACTTAATGCTAATAACATTATTACTGATCAAAATTATGAAGGCAGTAATATTTCTTCTATTATTGATATTGTTGCGTATGCGTATCATGTTCTTTTGTTCTATTTGAACAGAACAGGGGCTGAAGCTACATTTTCAACTGCTGAATTATACGAAAATATTAATAAAATTGTTAAACTTATTGGTTATAGACCAATTGGTGCTCAAACAAGCGTTTTACCGTTTCAAGCAACAAGCAATGCTAACCTACCGCCAGCTTTATATACCTTACCTCGTTATAGTTATGTATCTGCAGGTGGAACCGTTTTTTCATTTAATACAGATGTTACTTTTGCTAAGAATACAAATCAAACAGAGCAATTAACAGATCTACAAAATAATGCGGTTTTATATCAAGGTAAATATGTTGAATATCCGCTTTATACTGCAGTTGGATCTCCATTTGAACTCATTACTCTTACAAACATAGATTCAGCTGGTAGTAATACAGTTATTGATCATTTTACTATTGATGTATATGTACGTAATAATACTGCAACTACACCAACATGGGTTAAGTGGGCACCAGTTCAATCTCTTTTCCTTGAAAGATCAAATGCAAATGCGTATGAAATTCGTCTCAATGAAAATGGTAGATATGAAATAAAATTTGGTAATAATATTACCGGTCAACAACTTAACTCTGGTGATCAGGTAGCGATTTATTATATTAAGTCAGATGGTGCAGCAGGACAAATTGGTGCTAATATTCTTAACGGTGGTAAGATTTTCTTATATAATACATCGCAATTTTCAGCGATACAGAGCAATACTACCCCTGTTAATTTAAATGTGTTAACTGCACCACAACTTGCTAATATCACACTTACAAACACAGACCCATCAACACCATTTAATGATATTGAGAGTGTTAATAGCATTCGTACAAATGCAAGTAATACTTTTCAATCACAGTACAGACTTGTAACAGCAACCGATTACCAGTCATTCGTAACAAATAAGTTTAAGAATATTGTTGCTTCATGTCGTGTTGTTAATAATTGGAAATATGTACAGGGACATTTAAAGTATTACTTTGATCTTGGCGTTACATCACCTAACACAGAGTCTCGTGTATTATTCAATCAGGTAAAATTTGCAGATTCAACAAACTTTAACAATGTATATGTGTACGTTGTACCTAATCTTCAAAAAACATCTAGTTTAACTGCACGTACTAATTATTTAAATTCATCACAAAAGCAGCTTATTTTAAACAGTCTTCAAGATACTCAATTAGTTACTACAGAGACTGTTCTTAATGATCCTATTTATATGCAAGTTGATTTAGGAATCAATATTCCTAATCAAGCTGTTGATCCGAGTATTGCTCAGTATACTCAACTTGTTATTACAAGATCACCCACTGCAAAACAAAGCACAAATGCTATTGCACTTCAAGTTGCTAATATTTTTACAAGTTATTTTGCCACAACAAATGATAATTTGGGTTTATTATTAAGCATAAATGAACTCACTAATGCAATTTTACAGATAGGTGATATTACTAATGTACACACAGTAGCTCAATTAACAGACGGTACAACTTACAGTGTACCAGGTGTTAACTTACTTTTATTTAACCCTGTTTATCCTTATAATGATATTGGAATTGTTAGCCAGGATATTCAATTGCCATATTTTAAATATCCATATCTCAACAATGCTGCAAATTTTATTAATAAAATTAATGTAGTAACACCAAGTATACAATCTCTTGTAACAGCATAAAATGTCATACAGTGTACAATACAATAATATACAGTTTAGTATCTACGATTATACTGGAACAAAATCTCTTAGTACCTATACACTAAGCAATACCCCACTTAGTTTTGTACCTGATTTTTCTACTTCTAGTTTACTTTCAGGTAATAATGTAATATCTAATGAGTATATACATTGGAATTTTGGTGACGGTACATTTGCAACAAGCATTACAGCAAGTCATGTTTATGAATGGCCGGGTAGTTATAAAATTACGTTAACAATTTATGATGGTAACGGAAATGCTTACGATAGTTCATACAATCCTACAGTTCAAGTTTTTGATTTCGTACCAACAACATTAACATGGCAGGGTTATTCAAATAATGCTTTAAGTGCTAAGATTATGGGACCATTTACTGTTAATACATTTAACAGCTGGCAATCATACCCTGCATTGAGCGCTACAGGTTATACAGTTAATTTTTATGCATCTGGAGCTGGTGGCAGTTACGAAACTGCAGCTGATTTTTACGGTAATAAGTGGTCTCATTTACATGTATTAAATCAATTTTTTGCTATTGAGAATTTATTTAATAATACTCAGTACGTTGCAGTTGATTCACTTTCAACAATTCAAACTGTAATCTACGCTAACATACAAAATAATAAAATACAGCGTTGTGGTCCCAATGATATAGGTGCTACAATAGCCGGTACAACTGGATATTGTCAAATTTACTATACGGATGATTCTATTAAAGATATTCTTAAAAAAACACCTATATATCTTTTTGCTACTATTGATGGTTCACGTTTTGAAGATAAATTTACATTAAAAACAGATTTATATAACTACGTTAATTATCCTCCTATTGGATATCAAAATTTATCACCTGCTGTATTATCAATTCAAAGAAATAATACATATTATAGTCCTGCCACAGCCTTAGGTATATCAACAAACGGAATTACTGGTGAAGGCACTTTAGCAAATGCTGTATCATCTATTTTTAATATACCAACAATAAGTTGGCAGAACACTCAAATTCCCTACGTAATAACGTTAAAAGATATTAATAATTTTACTACAAAATTCTATCCAGTACTTTCTTCATCTGTTGCTAATCCTAATGTATCACCTTCAATAGTAGTTAATAATGTACAAACTGGTATTGTCTATTATGATAATGCAGGCAATCTATATCCATTACCAGGTGTAACATTCACAGAAGATTTTGTAAATCCAGGTGCTGTACAATCAATTGGTAGTTTTTATAAAGGGTATTTTACATCACAAAACACAGCATTAAGCTGCGCGTTAACAGCCTCTTTGGTTGTTATAGATCCATTATCTAGCTATCAAACAACACTAAGCGGTATATCTAATACGTTTAGCATTTATACAACAGCAGGTCAATATAATATCGCTAAAGTAAATGAAAATTGGGATGCATCTAGTTTTTATAAATCTCTACGCTTTCAGGAACCATTGTTAGAGTATGATAATTTCTTTACTGGATTTCTCGGAACAATTGTTGGTGATATTAATGCGTATCCTTATGAACTCGGCAAAACAGTTTATGAAAAGATATCTAACTTTGTAGAAAATATTTCTGATATCGATTATTCAAATGTTAATTCTTTATTGTCAATATGTGAAGAATTATCTATTCAATTTGAACAATACAATTATACCTACCCACCACAATTAAGACGTATGATAGATATATTATCTATTAAACAACAAAAATTATGGGGCAGTTTAAATTCTTATAATACTAATTTTGATAATAATATTAGTCTATATACTGATCGTTCAATTGGATCAAATCTTGGAACATATATTAGCCCAGCTACGGGTATAGTTATCCCGGGTGTTCCTATTGTTGCTTTAGAAAAATTTTCAAATATCTATACTCTAGTCAATAATATTAGTAGTTATTATATTACAAGTTCTGCAGTACCACTTTCTACATATAGCCCTAACTGGGGTTGGAATCTTATTGTACCAAATAGTATTACAGGAACTAATATATCTAACTATTATAAATTCTATACATTCAAAAATACAACAGATGGTGTATTATACAACAATATTATAAATTGGACTGATACCTTAACTACACTTCTATCAAGTCAAAGTGGATATAATGCGTGGAGCAACGACAATGGTATTATGCAAAATATTATTAGTTATGAACTTACAAAAGGTTTAGGTTTATTTACTTCTGCAGTTCAGATAGCATTAACCTAAAAAATCTATAAATAAATTATAAGCCATGGATCAAAATAGAGAAAGTACATTCGGAAGAGAGTTGATGAAGTATGTTTCATCTAAGCTTCCCTATCAGACATATAATGCAGCTGATAAAATTAATGAGTTAAATCCAAAATATTCTCTTTTTTATCAAAAGGGTTCAGATAAACAAGGCGCTCTTGTTCGTCAGTCTGTATCGTCTTCCATATCTACAACTGATGATCAGTATGCTAATGTCTTACAGAATAAAGATTATCATGATTTTATGTACGCCAATATCCAACCGGATAAGGGTCGTAGATTAATGGATTATAGAGTTATGGCAGCTTTTTCAGAAGTTGCTGATGCTTTGGATGAAATTTGTGATGAATTTATTAACAAGGATGAGCATGGCGAAATTGTAAAATTACGATTTGTTGATGTAGATTTGTCTGATTCTCAAAAAACAAAACTCAAAAGAGAGTTTCAAAAGTATATTGGATACTTTGACTTTGAAAATAGAGGTTGGGAATATTGTCGTCAAATTCTTGTTGATGCTGAAATTTATTGGGAACACATTATACATAAGAAATATCCAAAAGAGGGTATTCTTGGTGTTGTAACTATTCCATCGGATGTCATTGATCCTATTTTTGAAAATGTTCAGAATATGATTACTAAGGGTTATCTCTTGCGTAAGCCTGTTTTTGATGCAAAGAATCCAGGTAAGGTAGCTAAGACAGAACTTATTCCAATGGATATCAATCAGGTAACTTATATTAATTCTGGTATCTGGAATGAAAATAAAACCCTTCGTCTTCCGTTTATTGAAAATGCACGTAGAGCTTATCGTCAGTTAAGTCTTATCGAGGACGCTATTGTCATCTATCGTCTTGTACGTGCTCCTGAACGTCTTGTCTTTAACGTTGATGTCGGTAATATGAACGGCCCGAAAGCTGAGGCATATCTTCGTAAGTTAATGACCAACTATTGGTCTAAGCGTAACTACGATGCTAATCAAGGTGCTACCGTTCAGCAGTTTAATCCGCAATCCATGTTGGATAGCTTTTGGTTTGCCAAGCGTCAAGGATCAGAAGGTACTTCAGTTACTCAACTCCCAGGTGGAGCTAACCTTGGTGAATTGACTGACTTAATGTACTTCGTTAAAAAGCTTTATAAGTCTCTTAAAGTACCATCTAATAGATTAAATCCTGATGATACATTTAAGGACGGTACAGATATTCTTCGTGAAGAGTTAAAGTTTGCTAGATTTATTATTCGTCAACAACAACGTTTTGCAGGAGGATTAAAGAATGGATTCTTAACTCATATTAAGCTTAAAGGTTTATTTGAAGAAATGAGACTTAAGGATTCAAATATTGATCTTCATTTTAATGTTCCAACAAATTTCTACGAATTAAGAGAAAATCAAAAGTTTCAACTTAAGGCTGAAAACTTTAATCAAATTACTCAAAGTGATTATGTCTCTAAGACATACGCACAAAAGAGATATCTTGGATGGTCTGATACCGATGTTATGGCAAATAGAGAATTCTTACGTAAGGATAAAGAACTTATGTGGGAACTTTCTCAGATTGAAAATAATGGTCCAGATTGGCGTGAGGTTGGATCCCTTACAGGTGGTGCAGCAGGTGCGCCTGGTGAATTAGGTGGTGGTGGAGGCGGTGGAGCAGCTCCAACAGGCACACCTCCAGCCTTTGGTCCAGCTCCTACAGAAACCGCTCCTGGCGCTGAAGCCGGTGCACCAGGAGCTGAAGCTCCACCAGCGGGCGGTGAAGCACCACCTGCCTAATGCTTAAATAATTTATATGGATTGTTCAGCCATTACACCAATTTCAGCTTTTCAGAGTACTAATTTATCAAGTAAGATAAATTCTTTTTCAAGATTGGGTGATAGAATTACCCGCTCTCTTGGAGCACCGATGATTAATATTGAAATTCACCAAGATCAATTATTTGAATTCATTTCTATAGCTTGTGAGATGTTTGCTAAGTATGCAGGATTTACTGAAGAATATCTTGTGTTTAATTCTGATCTTTATAAAGATGGTGTTGGTATAAAACTTGATGATCTCTTTAGTATTACACCTGAGTTTAGTAGAATAGATAAACCAACTACAACTGTTTACGCTTGTAATTCTTCAATTCCTGGTTCTTTCTTTAGCACATCACCTACATTATCTTCAACTTACGCTACAGGTATTTTTACTAATCAAATTCTTACTACTACCAACTATTTGAGTGTTATTAATTTTAATAGTACAGTTGCCAGTCTCTTTACACCTTCTAGTAATGATCAATCTCAGTACGTTAATAGTTATGATTATGATGTAATGGCGTATAGAAAGGTTGTTGACGTTTCAAATTTTGAAGAAGGTTCTTCAGATGGTGTTAATACTCTTTTTACAATTGAACAAACATTAGCTCAACAAACCTACTTCAGTTACTCAATGGGTAATTACGGATTTGATCTTATTAGTTGGTATACATTAAAAAATTGGTTAGGTGTTCGTGAAAAAATGTTAGCTATAAGACGTGCTTATGTCTTTGATCCTCGTACCCAGCTTTTAGTTTTTTATCCACCTCCACGTACCCCAGGTTCTGGAAGTCGTTTCTGGGGAGTTATGTCCTGTTACGTTGAACGTCCATTACGTGATTTAATTAAGGAACAGTGGGTATACCAATATGCATTGGCTTTAACTAAGATAGGTGTTGGTAACGTCCGTGGTAAATATACAGGGATAACCATGTTCGGCGGTGGACAGATTAATTTTAATGATTTACTCAGTCAAGGATTAAAAGAAAAGGACACATTAGAACAACAGCTTTATACAGGTGCTGCTGCAGGTATGGGTGATGCTAACCCACCGATGTTCTTTATTGGATAATGATTCCTCTTAATGGCAAAGGTAAGTTTAAACAAGGTGTCTTTAAGCCGAAGAACCCTACAAAATATATCGGCAAGGGCGATCCAGTTTACCGCTCTAGTTGGGAATTAAAGTTTTTTCGTTTCTGTGATGATAATATTAATGTAGTCGAATGGGCTTCTGAAGCTGTAATTATACCTTATATTAGTCCAATAGATAAAAAAGTTCACCGCTATCACACTGACGGAATCATTGCTATAAAGGAAGCTAATGGTATTAAAAAGTATATTGTTGAGATAAAACCTAGTGCTCAAACTAAGTTACCCGTTAAAGGAAAAAAGAGACAATCAACAATGGTATATGAAACAGTTAGATATGCTCAAAATCAGGCAAAATGGGATGCAGCTAGAAAGTGGTGTCAGAAACATGGTTACGAATTTTTAATTTTAACAGAGTTGGAATTAGGTATAACTAGATAAATAATACAGTCAGCCATAAATAATTTTATATATGTCATTACGCCTACTTGTCGAAACACCTGCTCCTGAGGAACAGTTCGAATACATCGAAGAGCAAAAGAATATTAAAGGTCAATCTAAGCTCATTATCCGTGGACCATATATGGAGTGTGAAATGGTTAATAAGAACCAGCGCATTTATACAGAATCAGATATGGCTCGTGAGGTTGATCGTTACGTAAATGAAATGATTAATACAAAAAGAGCATTGGGTGAATTAAATCACCCTGCTTCAGCTGAAGTTGATCTTGAAAGAGCCTGTCACATGGTTACTAACCTTCGTAAGGATGGTAAAACAATTTATGGTGAGTCAGTAGTTCTCTCAACTCCTACAGGACAAATTGTTCGTTCACTTATTAATGATGGTGTAAAAGTTGGTATGTCAAGTAGAGCACTCGGTCAGTTATCTGAAGAGTCAAATGGTATTAACCGAGTAAATGAAATGCGTTTAATTGCTGTAGATTGTGTTGCTGATCCTTCTTGTCCAAGAGCTTTTGTTAACGGTATTCTTGAATCAAAACAATTCGTTGTTGCTCAGGATGGTCGTTATGAAGAAGTTTACGAGCAATTTGCAAACAGTCTTAAAAATCTTCCACGTCATGATGTCGCAAGTTTTCTTAAGAATCAGATACTTTCTTTCCTATCTAAACTATAAATAATATTACTCATATGAGCGACATTAATCAATTAAAGCAGAACGAGGTAAATGCAAGAAGAGCACTCTTACAGCAACAACTTAAGGATCTAGAAAAGCCTGCAGCAGAAGCTGGTGAAGAGCCTGAGTCTGACCAGGAAAAGATAATTGATCGAGTCATCGAATGGGCTGGCGATAGTATCGAACGTGGTGAAGTCAGTAATAGAGGAAATGTAAATGACCTATTAGGTGGTAGTGAGTTGCTTAAAACAATTATAGGTGACGCAGTTGAAGAAGAATTTCATGCACGTGATGAGGCTGTAAAGGCTGGTGAAGATCCTGATGATATTAATTTCGAACCACTCTGGTTATCAGTTGCTGAAAAATTAAGAAAACTTTCTTTAAGTGATTTTGAAGGTTGGGATAATAATTTACAAGATGAAGATGCTGAAGAAGCTAAAGAGGCTTGCACAGGAAAGTCTGATTGTCCGTGCCCTACATGTACAAAAAAGCGTTCGAAGGAACGTGAAAGGCAAATAGAGGTTAGATATGGTAATATTGATCACTTAAATGATTCAGTGCAGATTACAAACTTTATTAAGGCTATATCTCAAAAAAATTACGCTGTTGCTAATAAATATTTACAAGGCGTAGTTGAGAGCAAATTAAAGCGTTCAATAAGCAAAGCCAACAATAAATAATTTTATATGGAAAAAAACATCTCCCAGGTTCTTAAGGAAGCAACAAAAGACATCCTCACAGAGGACGTACTGAATGAAATTCAGGCCGCGTTTGATGCTTCAGTAAATGAAAAAGTAGCCCTTCACGTTGAAAAGGCTCTTACAGAACAAGATGAAGATTACAGTAAAAAGCTCGAGACTCTTCTCGAGGCTGTAGACGCTGATCACACAACTAAGCTTAACAAAGTTGTAAAAGCTCTTGATGCTGATCGTGCAAGTAAGCTTAGAATGGTAGTAGAGAAGTATGAAGCTGCTCTCACCAATGAAGCAACAAATTTCAAGTCCACAATCGTAGATCAAGTTAGTAACTATCTTGATCTATACCTTGAAGAAAAGGTACCTACCGCTGCAATTAATGAAGCTGTAAACAACAAGCGTGCAATTTCAGTATTAGCTGATATTCGCAAGATGCTTTCAGTTGATATGGCATTGGCTCAGGAGTCAATCCGTGAAGCTGTTGTTGATGGTAAGTCCCGTATTGATGAAGCTGCTAGTCAGCTTGAAGTCGCTAATAAGCGTGTCTCCTCATTAACCGAGGAACTAAGTAAAGTTAAATCAGCTCTTGTACTTGAGCAAAAGATTTCTTCACTCGATGAAGAAAAGCAAAAGTACATGAAGAAGATGCTTGGCAACAAGTCAGCAAAATTCATTGCTGAAAACTTTAATTATACTCTCGGTTTATTTGAGAAGACCGAAGAAGAGCGACTCACAGGCCTCATGAATGAGGCGATTACAGAAACTGTAGCAAGTACAGTTGATCGCCCTATTATTGAGGAATCCATCAATTCAAGTACACAGACTGAATTAGACGCTCCATTGTTTAACGTCTACATGTCTGAGCTTGGCAAATATTAATTTTTAATATAACGGATTTTAAGGAAAAAGTTTTTCCTTTTCTTGTTGAGGGAGTTGTATCCCTAAATAGAAAATAAGGTCGACACAAAGAAAGAAATTTAAAATATATGTCAAATATTCGTCCCTCACAGTCTTACATCGATGTAAATCGCGCTAATGCTTTGCTTGAAAAGTGGAACCCAGTTCTTAACTATACTTCAGACAACGTACAGCCAATCGAAGACGACCACACACGTCTCAATACAGCTATTCTTCTTGAGAACCAAGAAAAATGGTGTTTTGAAGCGTCTGGCGCAGGCACAACATCAGGTGGTATAGGTGCTTTCTCAAACTCAGGTGGAACAGGTGTAGCTTCAGGTATCCAAAACGGTGCTTACGGCAACCAGTTCCCATCTCAGAATGATACCGCTTATGCTCCAGGTGATGCCCGTCTTCCAAAGATTCTCATCCCGATGATCAGACGTACATTCCCTGAGTTGATCACTAACGAAATCGTTGGTGTTCAGCCAATGAGTGGTCCAGTTGGTCTTGCTTTCGCACTTAGATATAAGTACGACGGTCAGGCTTTAGGTTACAACAACGGTACTAGTGGTATTGATGGTTCTTTAACGAACCAGTACACCAGTAATGCCGCGTTGACCTCAAACAACACAGAACTTGGTTACCAATATCTCGATTCCCGATTCACAGGTGCTTCTTCGGCAGCACTCTCTGGTGATAACAGCTACGCAAGTGCTTTATTCCCAATGGTTGCGCAGGATCAAGGTGTTGCTCAGCTTCTCAGTCAGTTTGAGTTAACAAGCAATATTCCTCAGATCGTAGTTTCATTCGAAAAGACAGCAGTTGAAGCCGGCACACGCCGTCTCGCAGCTCGTTGGTCTGTCGAGTTGGAGCAGGATCTTAAGAACATGAATGGTATCGATATCGACACTGAGCTTACTAACGCAATGAGTTATGAGCTTCAGGCCGAAATCGACCGTGAAATGATCATCCGCATGGTTCAGACAGCTCTTAACGCCGGTTTCGGCGCTGGATTCTCAGTCTGGTCACCAGCTTCCGCAGATGGTCGTTGGCTTGTAGAGCGTAACCGTGACTTCTATCAGCGCCTCATCATCGAGGCTAATCGTATTGCAGTTCGTAACCGTCGTGGTGCAGCTAACTTCATTGTTGGTACACCTCGTGTTTGCGCAATCCTTGAGATGCTCCCTGAGTTCCAGTGGGTACCCGTACAAGGTAATGTAAATACACAGCCAGTTGGTGTTGCTAAGGTAGGTAGTCTCGCAGGTCGTTTCAACGTTTATCGTGATACTCGCACTGAAGCTCAGTACGAAGCTGGTTTCGGCGGCAACCTTGCCGGCGCTAACGGCTTCCCTGGTAGTTTCGGTCAGACTCCGACAACACGTTCAGCACGTCTTGATTACGCACTCCTAGGTTATAAGGGTCCTGAATTCTATGATACAGGTATTATTTACTGCCCATACATCCCAGTTATGGTTCAGCGTACTATCGGTCCTAACGATTTCTCACCAAGAGTCGGTCTTCTTACACGTTATGGTGTAGTTGACAACATCTTCGGTGCGAATCTTTATTACCACGTCATCATCCTTCAGGGTCTCGGTAAGGCCTTCACACCTGCCACTCAGTCAGTTTACTTCTAAGAAGTATTCAGATCGAAAAGGTCACAAAGAAAACCCGGTCGAAAGACCGGGTTTTCCCTTTTATACAGTTATAAAAAAAGTTACTGCAGAGAATAAATAATAGTATATGGCATACGAATCATTTTTAACAGTAACACCAATCATTTCATCAGTCGCAGGATTTGTTGCGAATGCTGGTGTTGATGCAGTAATCACTCTTAGTGCTACTAATACAACTCTTGGAGCAGCTACTAGTGATTTAGTAGCTAAATTAACTGTTCTTACAGATCCTGATAGTACAGGAGTTGGCTTAAGTGCAACTGCAGGCGCAACAAGTATTAATATTACACTTAGTTCACCTTCCGTGTTAACAACACCTCAAGTATGGGCAGGACAACTTGTTGCTGGTTCAACTTATAAGAGTGGTGTAAGTGGTACTCTTGCTGTTTATTGGCCAATTACAACAGGTATTGCAACAAGCTTAGCTAACACCGTAATTAGTCTTTCATCTAATGCTTCAACAATTGCTATAGATACAACAAAGACCTCAGCTTTAGATAATTTCTTTATTCTTACAGGTAGTCCAGATGTAAATCATCAGGTTCGCACTACATTTAGTCAATCAAGACTTGCAGCTTACTTAGGTTAATTTAGATAAAAATATAATAAAAAAGGCGTACTTTTAGTACGCCTTTTTTATTGTAACAACAACTAACAATAATTATTGACCCATTGCCTTAATAGTATAGATATTTGCATCTATAAGATTAGTTGGAAGAAGTTCAGGCTTACTGGCACGTACAGGGTTAATATCAAGAGACCCACGACGAGAGTAAAGAAGAGTTACACAACAATCTTCTACTTCAGGACATGCCATAATACTCTTAAAGAGCTTTTCTGCACAGAACTCATGAAACTCATTAACTTCTCTTAATGACACAATTTGCTTATAAAGAGATACTGGATCAATCATCATACCGTCTTTAGAAATAATATGAATATAAGCAGCTCCTGTATCCTTTTGTTTAGTATGACGACAACGTGATCTTAATGCATTAGTAAAGTACTTGGATGATACTTTTTCATTATCTTCTGGATGAATCTTAGCAAACTTAAGATGATTTTCATTAGATGAATAATCAGTAATCTCAATATCTTTAGCAATATCAAGAAGCTCCCAATAAAGATCCCTATACTCTCCATCAAGAGGAAGCTTACCGTACTTATCAGATCCTGAAGGGAAGAAAATAACATCTACTTGAGTCTGAAGAACTCTTGCCAAGTCATCGGCAACCTGTTGTTCATACTTAGCAATTGCCTCAGCAGGTGTATTGCCCATTTTACACATATCGAATGAATTGAGATACAGTTTAGCTGACTTTGACTCTACCATAAACTCTGAGTTAGCAGGGTAGGTATACTTTAATGTACCAGCGATTGGGTATCCATTATTAAGAAGGAATGTTGCTTCATGACAATGCCATACATCTCCTCCTACAAATTCAGCTCCTGTAATACCATGATCCTGACGAGCAAGAACTCTAGGCATTGGGTTAAGAAGTGAGGCATCAAACTGTTCAGTATAGATAGCGTATGATGCAGATGAACCAAGTGACTTTGATGCAAAGTCATTCATACTCTGTTGTGGTGGTGCTGGTGGTGTTGGTGGTCGATTATTACCACCAAATGCGTTTGAGGTTGTGCTTGACATAATTGTTATTGTAATTTTATTTTAATAGCTTCCATTCGTTCTTCAACTGTTCCTTTTAGTTTTACAACTTTATCTTTTAACAGATGATCATATCTTTTTATTACATGTTCAAATGTAGTAATCATATTGTATCTAAATTCCTTATTAATACTTCTCTCACCATCATCAACTAATTCAATATCATACGGATCAGTATAAAAGATTACATCATACATTGTAATAAGTTTTTCAAATACCTTCTTACTATAATCAAATACCCATGAAGGAACAGTACCCTCTAAGTGCAGATACCCTGTATAACAAACTCCATCAAGAATACAGCGATCTAGTATAGCCCCCTTTGTCTCCCTTAATCTCAGTACATTCTCAATATGTTTATTAATGATTAAGCATTGAGTTAAACCTGTACCTTCTTCGTTAATAGGCACATTAAATTCTCTCTTTACTAATCTAGTTACTTCCTCTACAAATTCAAATCGATCACCATAATGCTCTTGACAAGCCTTTAGTAAAGTACTCTTACCACTAGATTGAACACCGCTAAAACTTATTAACATAGTTTAATTATAATACTACTTTGCCCATTTGCCACGATTTACTATCTCAGCAATAATACTATAAACAGATGCATCTAAAAACGCATCAAAAACTGACTCATTAGCTGACTCAAGACTGTTCTTTCTAAGAACAAGATTGATAAGACGCTGAAGTTTATCATTAAGTCTAACTACAATTGCGGAAATTGATGCCTTTCTCTCCTCAGCTGTATTTAAAGATGACCCTAAAGAAATATTACCTGGGCCATAATCAAATTGCTTCTTACAAAAAGTAAGGTAATGCTCTGCCTGAATTTTTTTAAATTCAGTACAGGTCTCCGGATACTGTGTTTCGATTGTTTTTACTATTTCGTCTATGCTCATATTGTTTAAAATTATTAAAGAAGTCATACCACATTACATACGCCATGGAGGCAAGATTGGCATACATACGCTCTTCATCGTTTTCCAGTATAGCTGTATCAATAGCATTTGCCATAAGAATCTCTCCATCATCAACAGTAGGTGTAACCCTATGAATAACACATCCTATGTGACGGTGTTTAGCTTCAATAGCTCTCTTTTGTGGATCTTTTCCTTTGAGTTCTGGATATTCAGTTATGAGACCGGGATGAAGATTATAAATCTCATACTTCTCACAAATCTCTTTAGGCATAATTCTAAGATAACCATTAAGAGTAATAACAGGATTTTTAAATTTCTTTAAAGCCTTTTTGTAATCATTAACAGTGGGATTCTTTGGTAATATTATCCAATTAAGTTTACCATTGTCTTTATCTTCTTTTAACGGATCAAACAACCCCTCATTATTTTGACGATTAGTAATAATAGCATCCGGTTGACGGTTAAAAAATGTTTTTACATTATAAATCGCCTGACCACTCTGACTAAAAAAAGCTATCCAAGGTCGTTTGCCTATCTGCATAAAATTTTCTTAAACATTTTAGTATTATAATCTATGATTTCCATTTCATCTTTTGTAACTTGATGATCAATAAGATCAGCAAGCTTAGTAGATGGTTTAGTAGAAAGACCGTAATCAGCATCATATTTCATATTATGAAGAGCTGCAACAATTGGATTACTGGTATCACAACTTACAATATTAAAAATATTGTGATTAATATAATATCGAAATTCCTTTGCAAGTGAACATCCTAGAAGATGATGAGGCTTATCCAAGTTCCAGATACCCTTCTCAATAAGCTGACTAATAAACCTCTGACGACCAGAGCACCACTTATCAAGCTTTGATCTACCCTCACCTGTAACCTCATAGTAAGAAAAATCAAAACTAATAGCAATCATATCAGCGTGATCCGACATAAACTTATAACAATCAATAAGCTCCTGCCATGTCTTACCCTGAACTGCACCAATAGCCTTTGTAGTACAAACATCCTTTATATGTTGTGTTCTACCTAGTAACTCCCAATCGGTGAAACTCTGTCTAGTCCTCATACCATCTTCAAGTACATCAGGAACAATAAACATATTTGGTTTGAGATCAATAGCAGCAGCTAAGAACTTATCGCTATCAAACGCATGACCGAGCTCAAAAATAGAGTTATCAAGAAGAACTTCACGATTATAAATCTCACGAGCTGTCTTAAAATATTGATAATATTTTGGATGTGATTCAAATAAATGAACTAAGGCATAATCAAAATCGTTATACAACGTTGACGTTTGAAGAATAGAAATAGGAGATTCGTGTGATACCTTTACTAGCATAACTATATAATACATGTAAATAATCATATATCAACTATGGAATTTCCACGTTATTACGGTAATTATGTTGGGATCGTTGTACAGAACAATGACCCACAATACAGAGGAAGAGTTAAAGTCTTCGTACCTCACATCTCTCCAACTGTTTATAAAGGATGGAATGAGATTAATAAAGATAAAAACTTTAATTTCATTGGTGGTATCTCCTCTCTTGACACCAGTCTTCTCTCTACAACATTAAACACTGTTACAGGAACTTCAACAAAACCAGCTGGTAGTGGTGATTTGACAGCTATTTTAGATGATTTAAAAGCAATCCTTCCATGGGCTGAAATGTCAGCCCCTTTAGCCGGTGGTGGATCTTCTGGACGGTATAACGCTACCATAAATCAAGGTTCAATAAGTGATTCAAATAATTTAGATTATACGTCAGCTCAAGGTCCTTTATCCTCTTATCCGCATACCCAGAATATGGATAATATTGGTGAAAAACCTGGTAATATCTATGATATTGCGTATAACAAATTAAGTGACGCATTTAATAACCCACAATTAACAAACGTTAATAATGTTAACAAATATAGTTATGATTATGTTCCTGAAACATATAGTAATAGCGCTAAAGGTGCCTTTCCTCTTCTAAATGTTGGTGCCCACGTTTGGGTATTTTTTAATGAAGGTGATCCCTTAAGACCAGTTGTATTTGGTCTTTCTTTTGGTGCCAACGATTGGACAACAATTACCGGAGCAAGCTCTGGTACACCTGGTATTGATTATCCGGGTACTTACGAAAATATAAAGAAAGACGATAATTATGATATTAATGTACGTACATACAGAAACAAATATGTTATAAATCAAAAAGGAGGTACATTATCTTTTACAAATACAGACACAAGAGAAGCTGTAAAACTTACTCATTACTCAGGTTCATTTAAAGAATTTAATAATCAAGCAAATATTGAACTTGCTACTGGTAATGATCAAAAATTGGTATTAGGTGATACATTCTCAACAGTACGCGGTTTTAGAAATGAATTCACTCAACGTGATTTAGATAATACTATTGTTGGAGATCATTATCGTAAGGTTGGTAATTTACATTTTAGTTTACACAATCAATGGAAGTCAATAATGGAATCTGTTGGCATTCCAAACATAAAGCAGTTATTCGATATTCAAAGAACAGATGGAGTTAAAGGTATTAAGGGCATTGATGGTAGTATTATTAAATTAAATGGAAAAGGGCAATCTAAAAACGGTACACCTTATCTATGTCCATTATGTTCAGCTAATCAACAAAGTGTTTTGGCTCTTAACAATACATACGGTCCAGAGGCATATAGTATTGTATCTAAAGCACCCGGTTATTCGAGCTCATTTGCTGATAGTTCATATGGTCACACAATCACAGATAAAGGTGTTGAACCCTCAATTGCTTTCGGCAATCAGTTATCAAAATTAGTAACTGGTATATTTCCTGTACATAGCCTTATTGAAAATAACAAGTCTGTAAAGGATCAACAAGGTAAAACACTAGTACAGTTAAGTGGTACCATTGGTGGTGTACCATGTCCGGTTTGTAACCCTGCATCACCATTTAATTCAGGTTTAGTTAAAGATCCTTCTATTACATTAAAGCCGGGATATAGTCCAAGTTCCTTTCATGGTGCGTGGACAGTTGAACCAAAGAAAAAAGATTTAGTAAAACTATATCAAACAGTTTTACCAAAGCTTGCACAAATTGAATCACAAATGGGACCTGGTGGTTCGGAAATTATTGAAGTTACTAAACATAAGATTGAAACAATTGGTATGGTAATGAATGATTGGGGTGCTATTAGAGTTGATCCTATTGGTAAGCTCTCACCAGCCTTTGTTGGTATTACTCCTTACATGCCCGTTACTGTTCAAAGACCAACACCTTTAATCGAACAAGTTCAAGTTGATGATCTTCCTGGTGGTACATATACATTAAACGTATGTAACAGATATAATGTTTTAGTTGGCGCTGGTGGATTAAATCTTAAATCATACGGTGTAGTTAATATCTCTGGTGCAATGGCAAATATTGCTGCCGAGCAAGTTAACATTGGTAGTGCAAATGAGGTTAATATTGATGGTGGTCACCGTTTAAGTCTTATTGGTGATATTGTTAGTATTCGTCAGCGTAATAACGAACAGATCTTAATGGATAGTAGTGTTGGTATTACAGGTAATCTTATTGTTAAAGGTGGTATATTTGTTGAAGGTAATCTCACAGCACTCTCTACTTCTACACCACAATTAAAACGTGTTACAGATCAGACTAAGGTTACAGGAAGAGTAAGAGCTGATGCAACAGCTGGTATTGCTATACCGATGGATACAGCCGGTAAGTTACAGGATGGTCAATTGAGACCAGATAATTCTAAGGCTCTATATATGGGATATACTGATCCTGGTCAATGGATTGGTTGGGTTCCACAAGATCCATTATATCAATCAGGAGCTGGTACACCTACAGCACAAATAGGTTATACGACAGCTGCCTATATTGCAGCAGCTGTAGCAGCAAATTTAGCTGGTGATACAACATTTAAAGTACCAATTTATTCTGCTGGATTTGCTGTACAGGGTACAGGACCTGCAGGTAATGGTGGTTCATCACAACCACAAATGATGACAACAAATACACAACCCACGAACGTTATGTCTCTTCGCGGTCTACCAAATGATAAGGTTAAGAAAATTCTTAGTACGGCAGAAGGTAACCCAGGTGATAAGGCATCATTACAATCTCCAATGATGGTTATTGGAGCAGGCGCAAATCCAGATAGTGTTATTAATAACCCTCACAGTCATACTCATAATGAAGGTGATGCTCCAGCTCATGCCTTCCATAGAGCTGAGTTTGCTGCAGCAATGCAAAGCGGTAATGTACCTACAAAATCCGAATATCACGGACAATCACCAGATCAAGATATAACAAACATTAAACAGAAATTTACATCTTACCTATCAGCACTTCAAGGTGGAGCAGGAGGGTTAAAGGGTGCTGTAGGAGCAGTTTCTGGTGATGTTTCTAAATTAAAGAATACTGTTAAGGGTCTCGTTTAAGTACTTCTTTTTATTAATAATCCAGTCAAGAAGAGCTTTTTCATAACCAACATCAATACCCTTACGTTCAGACATATACCATTTATTTCGTAATATATGTTCTCTTTCTTCATGATATTTTTTATAAAGAAGAGTATTTTCAATTAAGAATGTCATGTACTGATATTTATAAAAAAGAAGCAGATAATTGCTTACTAGTAACTTCAAAAAGTTCCCGCCAACCCACCCCTAGTAAGAGTACGATCTGCTCCTTCACTCTTACTTAATATCGACAAATAATTTTTTTTAAAGTTTAAATATTAAATTATCTGTACCGGTTCGGTAAATGCTTTTATTACTGAGAATATAAATGGTGAGATAGCTATATGATTGAAAAATTGGGACACTATCAGTATCAAAAGCATTCTCATATAAGTCATTTAAATCAATCTTATCATTTGTAATATGCTTCAGACTATTACCATCTACAGGGTAAATACCACGTTGTAAATTACCATAACACTCCTTACAAGATAAATTATATTCGTGTAAAACAGATTCATATCTTTTAACAGGTAGATCTGTTAGTGAAATATTAAACTGTTCTAATTGTCTAAACAAAGAATTAACTGCTGGTAAAGGATTTAATTGTATACCGCGAAAAAATGTTGTTGTGGCGCCACTATCAGGCAAAAAATGAACATAGTCTTGAAATTTATAAATCTTTTTGATTTTCAATCTTAATTGATCATATGCATTTTTTAATTGAAAGCCTAGTAAACAAATTGGATACTCCTTGTCAGCTATTACTCTACAGTCATTAGGTATAATTGTTTCTGTAGCAAGATCTACATTAAGATATGTCATATCAGCATTATACTAATATAACATGCATTAATCAACTATTTATTAGTGAGTTGCTGCACGTGCCATCTCTAGTATATGAGATGAAAATAAAATAATAACCGCTGTTACTGTTGCAATGCCTGCTGATACTAAATTTGCTTTTAATTGATGTCCGCCAGCCTCTTTAATTTTAGTGCGTTCAAATTCATGTGCTATTTGATATGAGATATGATTAAAACGTTCATTAACAATAGTTGTAATATTATCAAATTTTAATCCCATCTCTGTATCAATTGCTTCTATATTAGCAATTATTCGGCTTTCAAGAGAATCAAGACGTTCATCTAACTGAACAACCTGATTGGTTAGAGATGGTGTACCATTACCTTGATATACTGTTTTATAAAGACTCTCTACATCACGTCTCAATTTAGCTAATTCTTGTACCGCATTATCATCTGACATATAATTATTTAATTTGAAAAGAATAGGATATAACGCCTTTTGGTAAAGAATATACTCTTCCTGTTATTTTACCCGTGCGATCTTTTACTACAATTGTTAATTTATCCATTGTTACAACAGGACCATTAATAACTTCAATGTCACCGAGAGTTATTGTGTAACTTCTAATACCTTTTTCTACGTTAAATACTTCAATTTTATTTTTATTCGATACAACGGCAGAATAGAGAGCTTTCATAAATACTTTAAGTATTTATACCCCTAGCAATACTAAAATAAACTATAAATAATTTTACTCAAAGTATATATGTCAACTATTACACAGTTTTTGTTTAGACGTGGTTCTAATCTTTCCCGTCAATCCACTCTTCTTGCTGCAGGTGAACCTGGGTTAACAACAGATTCAAATAGATTATTCGTCGGAGATGGTGCTACCTATGGTGGTAATATTGCAGGTAATATTAATTTTGGTATATTTTTAAATGTAATAGGTGGATCAAATGTCTACGGTAGCACGAGCATTGATACAACAGCCTATAGTTATTTGTCAGCTGGTCAAAAAGGAGATGTTATATATGATAGTAGTTCAAACATTGTTTATACATTAAATGCAACTCCTAACGGTACACCAAATCCATTAAATTCAACTTATCTATCTCCTATAGCTAGAAATGTTACACTTAGTGCATCTGAATTTACATTTGGTAATAATTCAATTTTAAGTCTTGCAACTAATGCAATAAGTGGATATCACATTAGTTCGGCAGCAACTGATAATAGTACAATAGTTATTAACCCTGTTAGTACTGTATTAAGTGTAGCGACAGGATCTAGCACTACAGGTATTCAGAATGTTAATTTACAATGGGTACCAGGTAATACTATAAAAGGTAATTTTACAGGTACTACAGGTTCTATAACAGACCTTACAGTATCAACAGGAGGCAATATATATCAATATATCGGTACTGCTGATAATACAGGACTTGGCACTATCTACTTAAGTGCAGGTCAAAATATGACTTTTTCAACCATTACAGGAACAGATGTAAATGGTAATAATACTAATACAGTTGTAATAGATTCTTCACCAAATATTCAAGCTGGTGATGGTATTACATATAATATTGATCCTAAGACAGATAAACATTTAATTAATGCTTATAATTCCTTACAATATATAAAGCCAGGTAATTTATATCCTAATGCAGCTGCATCTTCATCAAGTATTATTGCAAGTGATGGTACAACTATTGCTTCTATTTTATTTCCTTACTACACATCAACAAATTTAAAACTTTCAGCTATACCTATTGTTTCGTTTGAAACCGTTGCACCAGTTGGCAACCCACCAACAATTTCTATTTATTGGACAACATCCGCAACAAACGGATCGAATGTAACAGTCTTTGCATCAAATAGTGCAACTAAATCTACAAATACTTGGACAACGTGGGTTGCTGAAGCTGGGAGAGGTGTTTTATTTCCAAGCTATTGGCAACAATATTCCTATTATACATATAACTGGAATCAAGTATGGTATAATGCAGCGTGGAATTCTCTTACTCAAAGTTGGTGGAGTGGCGGATGGACACTACAGCAATCACCTGTAGTAAATTATAGTTGGGCAGATTGGCCATCAACTATTCATTGTATGTACCTTTCAGGATCTAATTTATGGATAGGTGGTAATTTTCAAAATATTGGTAGTACAGCACAAAAACGACGTAACGGTATTGCGTGTATTAATCTTTTAAGTGGTGCAAATACATCTACTGGTTATGTAGGATCACTTATTACATTACAAAGTAGCTCTACAGGTGCACAGATCCTAAACGGTAATGGATTTGGATTTAATTTTGCAACACCCGGTCACTCTGTAAGACAAATTACAGCATTTAATAATATTCTTTGTGTTGGTGGTTGCTGGGATAGACAACACCCATCTCAGACACCTGCTGGTACTTCTTCTGATATACAACCTTCTACAAGTCTTGCATTATTCGATCTTAGTCAAAATTATGCTCTTTCATCCTATCAATTTATAGCCAATGGTAATGTACCTGCAACAATTACTGCTTTATTATCTGCTGGAAGCTTCCTTTATGTAGCTGGTAATTTCTATCAATGTAAGAGAGGATCTTATCGTACTAGTGGTACTCCTACTGATTATGTTGATAGTGTGTATGTTCAGGCACCTGGTCTTACACGTATAATGCTTGCGCCTTATACACCAACTGATCCTACTCTTACCTCATTTTATAATAATTTACCAATTGGCGGTATTGATACTGTCTTTACAGCTAATGTAGCTCAAGGATTTTTTAATGCTAAAAATACTTCATTGCCAGGTACCATTTGGAAATATCCACCAACATGCTTAGATGTTGTTCCTAATGTTTCTGCAGCAGGAGGTGGATCTGTATTATATGTTGGTGGCTCACACTATGCACAAACAGGTAATTCATCAGTAACTAATTATAGATATAACAACCTTACAACTCATTGGTTAGGCAATTCTGCAAATACAGCTGACGGTTCATTAACAAACTTTAATGCTCTTTTAAATGGTAGAGTGAATGTAATTACGCATGACTCAAATAACACTATCTATATTGGTGGTAATTTTACTTCTTTTACATCACAAAGACAAGTAAATCAAAGTATTACAGTGCCATGTAATTATGTTTTAGCACTTGATACAACCGGCGTATATGGTAATGATTCATCTTCTGGAAAAGGAGGTCAATATCAATCGACAGATATATCTAAAAATGGTAATTACTGGAGACAGGCAGCAGGTGCTAATGGATCGGTAGGTGGTGATTATTCAACATCTACATTTACAAGCGCTGATTCACCTCTTATTGTACCTAATTGGTTCCCAGCTTGTAATCATCAGGTAACTGATATTGATTTTCATGAGGCAAATCCAAATAACCCTGGTGGTATTACCTTATCAGCTGTCTATCTAGCTGGTACATTTACACAAATTGGTGCCACAAAAGTTCCCTATCTAGGCGCTGTTGTTGCACCAAATCCATCAAGTAGTATATTTGATGGATTTACACCTCTTCAATGGTTTCCAACACCTAATTCTCCTCACAATAAAATTGGTCAACGTGGTTGTAATATAATTCGTATACCTTATAACAGCCCGCTTTCAGGTGTATTAGTTGCAGGTAACGCTAGTATGAATAATATTAATGGTGCTGCTAGACCGGGCTGGGCTCGTATATCAGGTATTGGTGAAGCAACTAATACTTCTAATCTATCATCAATTACTTGGAGTATAGCAGCTAATGTTATGGGCAATGGTAATTATTTAAACATTGATAATACCCGTGTTGTTTCACTATCAGATAATATAGGTGCCCCTTATACAGTTAATGTAACGGAGATATTTGCTAATAATCTCACATCACTGTTTAACGTTCATCGTGGTGATCTTTGTCGCTTTGCACTCTATCGCCCTGGAGCCTTTACATCTCAATTTGGTACACCAATAGATACATTTATTCAAAATGTACAGGTACTTGGTATTAAGCTTGATTGGGATACAAAGACTGCAATTGGACAGTATGCAACAAATGGATATGAATCTTTCTACCCTCCTGCATCTGGTGTCAACACAACACCGGATTCCTAATAACTGTTTATGATATTTGATGATACAATCAAAGCTCTATTAGAGGATTTTGGTGGAGAGAATGTATATCCAAAACCCGGCCGTAAAGTGTATGTTAACGGTCCTAACAATCAAGGTACAACAAAGGCAATTTTACCAGGTGAAGAAACAGATGAGGTGGATGGTAATTTATTGCCTAATATGAAAGATCTTAAGTCGGCTAAAATTACTAAACGTAAAAAACGTGAGGAATACTTACGAAATAAAATCCGCCGTCTCCCAGGGAAACGTTAACCAAACATCTGACGGATATTCCTGAACAAAATAATCAGGTCGAAACTTTGTATCCTTCTTAATAGCAAGAGTTGCTACTTTAACATTCTCAAGATAAAATTGATGCTTTAACTTATCTACAATATGAAGTAATGTATCTCCAGAGTCAGATAAATCATCTACAACAAGAACGTTTTTGTTCTTGTAATTACAAATATCAACACCGGGTTCTTGAAAGGTAACAAAATCATTTGTCTTTAGGTTTTCATCACTATAGCTTTGTATAGTAAAATTAAACAAAGCCTTAACATTAAACTTATAGGCAAGTAATGTAGCTGGAATTAACCCACCACGACCAACACCAACAATAGCTTCAGGTATAAAATCTGTCTTTTTAAAATCTTTACTAAGAAGATCTAATCCGTTATAAACGTTATGCCAAAATAATTGTGAAGCCATGTAAATATATTACATCACATTTCTAATAATTCAAATTATTTTTTATCTTTATTATAAGCATCTTCAGCTAACTTGCTGATTGTTTTACAGTACATAACAACATCTTGATATTTCTTATCTCTAACTAACTCATTTAATTTTGCTAATTCACGTTTTAGTGATTTATGCTCTCTTGTTTCCTCACCTTGATATGGTGGATTAGCGCTACTATCCATTGGCAAATCTTTTCCACCTGCAACGACCATTGGATTTCTCTCTCTATTGTTATCATTAGGACCTGCAGATGTAAGATTTTTCTTACCGGGCATTTGTGCTTGTGATGAACCAAAAGCATATCCTTCCTGTCCCTCAGTTACATAAGCTTCATAGATTGCATAAATGTCTTTTTGCATATATCATAAATATTTAAGCAAATTATGCCTACGACAAACAAACAAAAAGAATATATTCTTGAATCAGTTAAAAGATTTTGGTTTGGTTATAAAGTATGTGAGGGTTGTGATACTTTACTTGCTGAAGAGATGCCTGTATGTCCAGTTTGTAGAGCTTACAGATTTGACGACACTAAAGATAGAATAATAGAGACAGTAAATGATCTTTTAGAAAAAGATTTTTTTACACAGAATACTGACTCTTCGATAAAGGAATACAGCAATTTAGATGCTGAGAAAGAAAAATAGCTTTATTGTATATTTCTGTTTTTATCTTTTTATTTGTTTCCTTCTGTGACGCAGAATAGATATCAAGTACCATATCTGCGGTCACTAGTGTGGTATATTTGCGTTCGATTACCGCATTTACCCCTTCTTCTTTTTTAGAGGTCATGTACATATATTTAATATAATATATGCAATTTTAAAAATAGCAAGAATCTACTTCTTTTTGGTCCAAGCTCTATGCTTCTTAAAAATTTTACTCATGACTTTTGAAACAACTTCTTCATTTTCACTACATGAATGAACAAGCATTGCAAGCTCATGTGCTAAATTTTCTATCTCTTTTACATCATCTTTTACTATTTTCTCTACCTTGACCCAATGCTTAGCAGGTAACTGCTTTTCAACCTTCTTAGGCTCTTCACTAGCCTCAACATTACCACCATTAGTTACTGATGCTGGTGTGACATTACGTTCAGTACCAGCTACATTAGACGGTGGTTGTTCAGGTGCTTGTGGTAATTGAGATGGTTTTTGAATAGGAGGAAGATTAGTCTTACCAAAATTTTCCATATACAAACCAGCAATTGATCTTGAATCCCTAAGCATAATATTATTTATACTATCCAACAGGTAGCTCTCTACCACTCTTACCACCCCACGGCCAAATACCTATAAACGCATGACGTATACCTTGATCATTTCTTCTGTCTGCGTAATAACAAAGAAAACAAGGATCATATTCACCTGTAGGTAAAGTACCATTTGCCCAAATAGTACCTCCTTCACTTGTACCAATATCATATGAATTACTAGCCTCGTCATACGTATAAGTTATAGGTCCTTGTATTATACATTGAACGTTTTCAAAACTGAATTTATCTGAACCATAATCTGTACCAAAACATGCTTTATATTTTAATGTCAAATCTTCAATACGTTTCTTATATGTAGCACCCTTACCGCCTGTTATTGGAAACATTTCAGGTCTACCTTCATTATCTACATTGCCTTGCTTTATTAACTCTGCTTTAAGATCAGTTAAAAAGTTATTTACTTCTAAGGAGGCTTGTGGATAGTTTGGATTATCCTTATAAGCGGCAATACCGCCCCAGCGCATCATATCCTTTGGACTACAGCATTTTTTATGAGATATAAACAATACAGGTTCATTATTAGTGTTATATATTGTAATATCCGATTTTACTTCTTTACCAGGCTCTTTTCTAGCCTCTACACAATTTGGATACTGTACACCATTAAATGTTAAAGTAACCGGTTGACCTTCGTTTACTGTTTTTAAAAATGTATTAAAATTTTCAATTTGACCTTTTTCAATAAAATCTTTATTCTTACCACCAAATTCTTTTGTTTTTTGTAGTGCTTTTAATGAAATTGTATCACCATTACGCAAAGGGATCTCTTCCACATCAATACGACCATCTTCTTCTACTGCATCTACCCATCCTGGTTCTGCATCAATAACTAACGATGGATTATTTTCACCTGCCTTAACAAATGGTTCTTTATTTCTTAACTTTCTTATAAAAATGGGTATACGATTCTTTTTTGGAACGTTTATATACTTGTTAAGTTCATTCATTGATAGAGTTGCTTTAGTCTGGCTTACATTACTCTTATCATCTTCTGATAATATAAAAAACTGCTTAAACGTTAACATATGAGTATTTATTGTATAAGGCTATAAAAACACGAGAGACAAAGGGCTCCTTAGTCATTTCTATGTTTAAACCAGTAATAGAACAATACTGAAGAGCTAATGATACCGGTAAAATAATTAAGAAACCACCATATACCAAATACATTGGAATACATATAGATCATTCCAGTAATATAACCTACAAGACCAAGAACAATCATAGTAGGTGAAAGATCAGAAGAGCTTTCAGTCTTTATAATTTTTATAATCTGTGGTATGTAACACAACATAAACGATACTGTCATTATCATTCCAGAAATATCTCTTACTAGGTCCTTGCTAATCATAAAGGTATATTATAATCTATTTGTAATATGGCTACTAAAAAGACTAAAACAAGAGTTATTAAAAACTATTGTGCCAGGGATAATAAAGCTTATGCTAAGTATCTAAGAGAATCCTGCGGTGTTAAGGCTCGTGCTACTCCTAACAAGAAGTAATTACTCTTCAGCGTTCTCACCCCTTGCATTACGCTTCTCCACATCCCTATTGTACTTTAATTGTTTGGTGAGTAATACAGCTAAAGCAGCTGTAGGTGTATTTTTCCAATCAAATCTTGGCTTACCCCCGCCGGTAGGGCTATGATTGTGAGCGTCTTGATAGTCCTCATACAACCCGCTCTTAAGATCTTCAAGGGTATAATGAGAGATCGCTGTATTAATAATATGCTTAATCTCGTCTACTGAACAATTGCAATTATACTCTTTTAAAGCAGCTTGTATCTCTTCATCTGAAGGAATAGTAGGTGTACTATTTTCAGTTAAGCGCTTTTTATAAGCTTCAAAGATAAGATTTGTATCTTTGTTCATATTACTTCTTCTTAGGATTATAACCGTACTTTACTTCTGATTTCTCAACACCCTTTACACACTTCTTAAACTTAGCTGTCTTGGCTGCATCACCCTTGTGCTTACCAATTTCTTTATTACAAACAGCACCTGCAAGAGCCTGCTGTTTCTTTGATACACCGGATACTTTTTCAGTTACTTCATCATCTTGACTATGAAAAGGTTTAACTCCTTTTATTTCAGCTTCATACCATTTAATAAATTGCTCCTCACTCATACCTTTAACTTTATTAAAGATATCTTTTAAACTACTATTACGAATATTTTCTAATTCGCTAAAATCATCTTCTGAAGCTTCATCCTTACTAATACCCTTTTCTTCATTATAACCAAATGACCATTCTTTGGCTTCATCGGAATTAGGATCATGTGGGTTATGAGCCTTTTTACCGGATTCTAATTCCCACTTAGCAGCTCTACGACCATGTTCAACATGATCATTACGCTGAACCTTCTGATGCCAATCTACCTCACCGGCAGATGCTTCACAATCCTCGCTATTAAATGGTGTTGAGTTAAAGAACTTACTTGCGTAAGCTTCGAACATAAGATGGTTATCTTTATTCATGATTACATCGTTTCCTCATCTTCACCCATGCATTTCTTACACTTACAATCAGGCTTACCTGTGCACTTCATATCATCTTCATTATCTTCAGACTTTGACTCTATGTTTGTAGCCTTCTTAATAGCGTGCTCAGCCTTCTTCTCATCATAATCATCACCGTAAATTTTCTTCATGTGCTTTTTCATGTGCTCGGCAAGCTCTGAACCATCATGCTTATCCTTAAGAACGTGATGGACCACCTTAGCAGCACCCTCGTAGTGACCACGGGAGTGCTTTGACTTCTTTGGCTCTTCAGTAGCCTCATCAGGCATACAATCCGGGCACTTACCACATGTACAACCCTTACCACATTCCTTTGATTCACTATCCTCGGATGCTGTACCCTTTGGTCCAAAATATTCAAATGCTTCGTTAATCTTTTTGTAAGCTTCAAAAAGAAGATGAGAGTCTTTATTCATATAGAATATTTATGTCTTATATGTTTCTTTTATGTACTTTAAGGTTTATTTCCCCGGGACCCTACAAGCCTGCCGGCCCGGCCCGAAATGCTTATAATCCGTCCTTAGCCATATAATCCAAAAGCTGGTCATCTGGAATACCCGGATAGTCAAGACGATACTGTTCTAAGACACGTAGCTTTAACGGGGTAAGCTGATTATCTAAAGCTATCTTTAATTGAAGCTCTAAGTCCTTTACCCGGCCTTGAAGCTCTTTTATTCTTATTTCATATTGAAGATGGGTATTCATCGAAGCGGGATATTAAAGTATTCACTAAATTTAATAATACCAAAGGTAAGGGATAGACAAGATAGAACTATAGTAAAGATAAAGATTAACATCCTAGTAGGAGTTCTATACCAATCATCATAGGAAGTATTATTATCAACTAACCATTCTAGAAAACAACCCCCATAACAGAGTATTATCGGTAGAATAAGAATAAAGAAAACAATAGATAACATCTTAGTGACGGGTACAAGCATAATAGATAACATAGAACCAGCTAAGGATTCCATGAAGTATGGCCCAGAGAATAGAGTGGTTAACCGACCAGCTAATAGTAACAGCTAGAGCTGATCCAAGTCCAATACCAGAATTAACGTATTCTTTATTCATTAAGATACTACCTCCCATTCCTTTCCTAGATACCCCATACCGAACTGTCCCCAGAAGCCACCGAGATTCTTCTCAGAAGACCACTTAAAGAGATCGGTCTCAATCTGCTTAATAGGCAGACTATTTGGAATAACTATGACAGCAGGAGCCTTGTCAAAGGTACCCTTCAATACTTTAACGGCCCGGTTACCTAATTCCTTAACCCTAGAAGCAAAGGCAGAAGCTGACCTTGACTCAATAAAGATACAATAACTCTGTTGGAACAATTCGGATTTAATCATACCCTAATAATAGAGTCGGATTAATCTGAAAGCAAGCTTTTACTTATTATTCTCTACTGCAAAGGATGCTAGCTTATCATACTCATCCTCTTCAATTGTTGTATCTTGACCTTTATCTCTATATACTAGGTGATTAATAGGATCTGGTGAATCGGTATGTAAGACTTGCCAGATTACGAACTCCTTACCTGACTGATCCTTACCTACGTAATGACTAAGAATATCATTTTTATTATATTCTTGAAGAAATGGAGTAAACCATTCTTCAGCATTCTCCTTTAAAACTACCTTCTTAAGATAAGCCTCGAATACGAGGTGTTGATCATTGTTGTTCATTATAGTAATATTTATTATTTAGCCTCTCCTAATTTAACTAATAATAAACCTATAACACAGATAACTGTACCAAGGATAGCCTTAAAGTCTAGTTTAATGTTAAAGAAGATAACAGGCATTAGAACATAGAGAATAGTCATACCCACGTCCCAGATAAGATTTATGGTAAAGAGATCTTCGTGCTTGGTACTTCTTGCTAGCTGACACCAGGTAATGCCTGCAATAGCTGAAGCAAGGATTACATAGATATAGGCCTTAAACGGACTATCCTTTATTGACTCACTATAAGAGATGAATGTAATAATAATGGAGCACAGTACAGCCCCAATACAGGAAATAAGAAAGGCCATTTACTTTGTAGACTTAAAGATTGACAGAGTAATACTCCCGGAATCCTGATCTTTGTGACAGATAATACGACGACTAAGAATTTTAAAGGAGAATAAAGATTTGAGCTTCATATGGCTACTTAACCCCCCTATATAGAAAACTCTAGGAAAAATTCGCAAAAAAATTTTACCAAGTTTTTTGGCATGGGGCCTATAGATCCTAACTAACTTTTTTCTCCTATTAGAAATTCCCCTACCCTGTTCTATATAACCCCACGTTTTCTAGACACCCATGTCAGTTCTAGAAGAAGGTGATTGTTTTAGAACACCTATTAACGTCTGAGATAACAGCTCTACCTCACCATCATACCAAGAGGTGAAGTTACACTCCCAATCCAGACTCTTTAACATCTTTAACCTCTCTATGTCTAGGACTAATTGCTTAGGAGTATTCATATGTTAATTAGTTAAGAGCTTTGACAAGGAGTGCAATCAATACAGCTAGTAAGATAGTATGTAGAGGTAGGATAATAATAGCGATGATAAGGAGTATGATAAGGAGTAAGGGATGGTTCATATTACTTAGAATTGATGATGTAGACTACTGGTTGTTGTTGTTGTTGGGGTTGGACGTAAACTGGTTGTTGAATGGCAGTTGTAACAATAGGAGTTGCGGCACTAACAATGGCTGCTACACCCAACAACGTCCCAACATTACCCCATCCACCTCCATAACCATATCCATATCCACCACCATAACCATATCCACCATATCCATATCCACAAGCTCCAGCACCCCTATAATACCCACCTCCATATCCATAACCACCATAATAGGCGTGGGCAGAATTGATGGAGCTTACAAAGAGGAGTCCAATTATAGCTCCGATTATTAGTTTCGTATTCATTGTTATTATTGTAATGGAATTTGTTTAATTATGCAATTGTTAATTCAGCCTCTAACTCCTCTTCATACCTCTCAAAAGCCTCATTAACTCTCTCTTGGAGAGTCTTGATACCCTTATCATATCCCTTAACCTCCCAATCTAACATCGCCTCTAACACTCCACAAACGTAAGCCCATTTCATCGAACGATCATTAGGATACTTAGCTGCACATAGTTCGGTGAGCTTATCTGTCAATTGCTTTACTGTTACGTTGTCTTTATTTTTCATACTATTAGTATAAGGGAATTTGATTGGAAGTTCAAGCAAGGATCTCCCTCTGAATGACTTTCTTTGCGTGGAAGAGATCCTGAAGATCTAAGATCACCTCACCACCCTTACCTTCGGTACCCTCTACCGTCACCCTATTCACTTTCGTTATAGTAATGTAGTGAGTGATGTTATCCGTCCCGCCTCTTCCGTCTTGAAAGGACTCAATCACCTTCAGGACGTCTCCGACCTTATAGCGCTCTTTGAGGGTTTCGACTTTTGTGTTCTTTCCGTTGTTCTTATTTTTCATACTATCAGTATAATGGACTTTGATTGGAACTTCAAGGCTTAATAGTTGTAAATGTAAATGCCAAGATAGACAAGAAGACTGATACAGGTAAGACCAATAACGGATAGGACAGCTATCAAGACGACTAGTGAATCGATTTCTTTAATTTTCATACTATTAGTATAAGGGATTCTAGTTGGAAGTACAAGCATCAATTCCCTATATGGTGAATGAGCTCTACCTTAACATGCCCATCATTAAGAAGTGAAATGTCACCAACCGTGGTATACCCTCCGAAGTAATTACCGGTGTTAGGATACCTCTTTGACAGAGCCGATCGCATCTTACTAACGTCAAGAGTGCCAACAAAAGGCACACTATAATAAGAGTGATCATACCAGGCCGAGCTTCCGCTCTCGATCATGACCTTCTTGCCCCACTTCAGTGCTCCGACGTTGTTCTTATTTTTCATACGATCAGTATAAGGGATTCTGGTTGGAAGTTCAAGGCTTAATACCGCCCATTCCCCCATCCATAATCCTTATAGTCTCCCTCCCTCTCGTTCGAATCAAACCCTGCATGATAGGCCAACACCTCAAGCTCGGTCATCTGGGCCTCTTCAATACGAGGACTGCATCCAGTACCACCGACAAAGTAATGAGGATTCCGGCTACGGCGATAGTAGCTATCCATTGAACCGCGATCGAAGGGATCACCATGACGGCTGCGCTTGAATTCGATTGTCGTTACTGCTTCGTTGTTCTTATTTTTCATACGATCAGTATAACGGAATTCAATTCGAACTTCAAGAAAATTATTCAGTCAAGAGCCATCCTACCTAGTTTATTAAGGTTGCTAGAGGTTTGATCGTTTCCGACCGCCTTACCTAATCCTTCACCTAGAGATGTGCTCTTGACTAAAATTGATTGAGTTAGGCTAGACTAACTCGATTCTTTTCCAGGTCGTTAGCTGAGATGTGAATGACCTTCTTAGTGGTCTTCTTTCGAGGGGTAATCGTAGCCGTTACCTCCTTCTTAACATCTGCCTTCTTCACTACTCCCTTACCTGTAAAGGTAGTAAGGAGCTCCTTAATTCCACCCGCTTTCTCAATCTTACCCTTCAAGTTAGTTCCGAACGCCGTATACGCCGTTCCACTCACTTGGCACTCAATTACAGGAGTCGGGAGATTTCCGAACGTCTCGTAATAGTTAGTTAGGTACTCGATCACTTCAGCGGGCGTGTTGTTTTTGTTCATTTTAGTTTTGTGTTTGTTGTTGTTTGACTTATTCTACTCTTCTATTATGATTAATATTCGTTGGAACTTCAAGCCTCTTCTACAACGATGATCCTGAATTTCTTATTGGAAATCTCTTCATGAACGGACTGTACACTAACTACAGCCTGGGAAGATCCAGGACTGGATTCATGAACATTAACCCAACCTACATCATGATCGGTTAGAGATTCAATGATCTGGTCCATAACCTGTCCGGCTGTAAACGGCTTTCTTATATTTTTCATACTATTAGTATAACGGAACTATTCGGCGAACGCAAGCTTCATCCGCTTTCTGTTATAAGCTTTCAAGTTCTTGAATTTCTTAGTAAGTGGGGCAAAGGGTTGACGAACCTTGACCTCTTTAATTTCGACTGTCCATTTCTTAATTTTCATACAATCAGTATAAGGGAATTAAGAAGGAAGTTCAAGCCAATTTTATGACCTCAACATCATCCGGAATAGGATGTGAATATCCCTCTCCATCTGCATAAAAATGATACTCATTCTCATCAATACCAACTAACGTACCCTCACTACCTTCTACAGGACATTCCATAATATCCCCTACTTCATATTGCTCTCCATTAATAAGAAGGGCGAATTGTTCTTTTTGCTTTTTGGATGTTTTAATTTTCATACTATTAGTATAAGGGAATTTGGAAGGAACTTCAAGCTTATTCTTTCTCCATTTCTGCTTGAGCTTCCCTAGGGTGCCATTCAACAAAGCCTTTAGCTTCTAACTCATTGTAAACATCATCACAAATCTTATATTCATCAGGATTATCAATTCCACCACCTTCACGAATCTTTAGTACACCCTTCCATAAAATATCAATAATATCCTTACTATAATCATCTCCATACATCCTATACATATCATCAAGTGTAATATCATCACTCACATCTATCAAAGCACCATCAACTAATTCTGACATTTCACCACACGTTACTTTATTTTTCATAAATTTATAATATAGGAATTTGGAAGGAACTTCAAGCTTATTCTTTCTCCATGAGGTAAGTAATCTCGGTCAGATCTTGAATGAAGCAACTAAACTCACCATGCAAATTACTATCACAATCATTCTCTTCCTGATCCCATTTCAGGGCCTTTTTGTAATTTTTAGTAGCCATCAACTCCTTCAGCTCTTTTAGATTCTTGTAGATAGCTCCAGTAATGTTTTCGTATTGTTCGATCGTTTCGGTGTTCTTATTTTTCATACTATTATTATGAATGAATGATTAGGAACGTTCAAGCTTAATCTTGCCAAGCTAGCTCACTTACCCATTCAGTAATTAGGTCGTTAATTTTGTATTCAAGATCTGTCAAATTAACTTCCTTATTATGATCTTCAAGAAGAGCATTTTTGAGGGCTTGGATCGTTGTATCGGGTATTTCAATTTTCATACTATTATTATGGCTGGATTAGAAGGAACATTCAAGCTTAAAACGAGACTGTATCTTGAACGGAGTAAGAAAAGTTTTCAAGTTTACATTGATTCTTTTTCGAGAGCTTTTCAAAGTTCTCTTGAGCCCAACTAATAAAGTCCTCGAACCTTTCAATCTCAGTATCGACGTTGTATTTGGCTTTTTCGGTGTTCTTATTTTTCATACTATTATGATAATGGAATTTGAAAGGAATTACAAGTCTATTCTTAAAAAAGGTTTAGAGGTGAAGGCCCATATTAACGCCTCCACCTCCTTATCCCTTTACCGAGCTATTCTTTTAGAAAGGACAATCGGCGTTAACTACCTTCTTCTGGACCTTAACTGTCTTCTTTTTAGGTCGAGCTTCGATGTTAGTCTCAGACTTAACTTCCTTCTTCTTAACTACTCCCTTTCCAGTGAAGGTCGTAAGAAGATTCTTAATACCTCCAGCCTTCTCAATCTTATTCTTGAGGTTAGTACCAAAGGCAGTATAGGCAGTACCTGATACCTGACATTCGATAACTGGCGTAGGAAGGTTACCAAAAGTCTCGAAATAACTTACGAGATAGTCGATAACGTCGGTTGGTGTTTTAGTTGCTGTTGACATGTTGTTTTTTGTTGTTGTTGTTGGTTGACTTATTCTACTCTTCTATTATGATTGAATTTTAAAGGAAGGTCAAGCAGGAACTTGAATGATCATTGACTCCTCACCATCCCAAGTAATGTACCCACCTTCTCCTACAGACTTCTCTCCATTCTCTTTGAAGTACTCAAGGTTCTCTACCTCATTTTCATTAGTTAGATCCAAGATCCTAACTGTACCTTCATACCTATCAACTTCAATGTAGTGCTTAATCTCCTGGTCGTTGTTCTTATTTTTCATACTATTATTATGGCTTGGTTATAAGGAAATGTCAAGTCTATTCTTCGTCAGAGTCTTCTTGAGCCTCACTAATAGTTCCCTTTACATCCTTAACCCTATCATTCTTACACAATATACCATCCTTCAGGAAGATGAGATCGTATTGATCGTCAGCAATAATCTCAGCTACTACATCAATATCTACTCCTTTAGGAATAGGAAGGTAGGTGACTTGATTTTGGATTTTCTCGTTTAGTGGTTCTTTATTTTTCATACTATTAGTATATTAGAATTTGATTGGAACTGCAAGCTTAATCTCCGTCATCTTCATCATCGTAATCAGTCTCAACAATAATCATAACTGTATTCTTTACATCTTCAGCTTCAGCAATATCATAAAAAGCGAGTTTAGCCTCTGACTCCACATCACACATATGGATGTCAGCTTCAGGATTGAATTTGTTGAGATGTTCGATTAGTTCTTTTATTTTCATACTATTAGTATATTGGAATTTGAAAGGAACTTCAAGCTTAATCAAAATCAATCTCCTGTAAGTACTCAGCTAACTCTTCACTTTCTTTATCCAATTTATTATACCATTCACTATCCTCACTTACAATAAAATACATACTCTCTTCACTAAAACCTACACAAACTTCATTCTCGTTAACTACATTAACATAATCAGTCCACTCACTAGCATACTCTAAAGCAGTCTCTTTAGTCATCTCTTCATCATCCTTTAACAACCACTCATAACATTCAGTAGTTAACTCTTTACTAATTTGTTTACCTAAATCACCAACATTCTTATCACTAACCCAAGTCCTAATGTCTCCATCTTTATTACAAAAAGACATCTCATTATAACCTGTATAAATTTCTACACCTTTATAGTTCTTATTTTTCATATATTCAGTATATTGGAATTTGGTTGGAACTTCAAGCTTAATCTTCCCAGACTTCTAGATCACTAACCCAATCAGAAATTAAGTCGTTAATCTTTCGTTCAAGATCTTGTTGACTAACTTCCATGTTATGCTCTTTTTGAAGAGCATTTTTGAGGGCTTCGATCGTTGTATCAGGTATTTCAATTTTCATACTATTAGTATAAAGGAATTTGGAAGGAATTACCAGTTAAAAATTTCGTCTGGATCGTTTTTAATGTTACAAATCTCGTCTTGTTCCTTCTCGGAAAGGTTATCAAAGTTCTCCTCACACCAATTCATGAACTTTTTGAAGCGCTCGATTTCGTTTGTTATGTTGTACTTATTTTTCATACTATTAGTATAAGGGAATTCATAAAGGACTTCAAGCCTGAATTTTAAGCTTGACGTCCCCGGGGATTTTTCATATAATAAGACTGGACCTCTGATCCCTCGGGAAAGTAATTCAGATTCCTATTGCAGGTTCCAGTCTGAGCCACTATAATGAATGGATAATAAGAGAAGGGACGTTGAGCAGGGTCCAGGTTAAAAACAGCTCGCTAGTTCGGTAAGACGAATGTATGTTAGTTAGCTGGGAGTACTCCGATTGACTCACGTCATCCTCATATCTTAGTTCAAGCCCCCTTCACTTCATTTTCGGAGGAGTTAGTGGTTCCGAATTTTTAGCTTGATACTTCCAGAAGTACCTAGATACTAATATATAGAAAATAAACGATATTCGAACCGATCTAAGTCATTATTATTCATCCTATCTTCGAAATAAGATGAATGAGTAAATCGAGTTAGGTAGTCAAAAATTGGTCTGTTTTCTCTTAGTTCATATCCTAGTTTATATAGGAAGAACTTATATGGGTTAGTTAAAAACTTTCTCATATGTTAGTCTAGGGCTAGATTGTACTCATCAAAGAGTTCTTTAATGTAGTTACCCGTAGCGTTATCCATATCGGAGTAACAATTCCATAGATAAAGATAGGGGTTACCATCCGTAGATACGGTACTAGCTGCCCGAAGCACAGCATTCCGGACTTTCGGCGGAAGCTGAAGCAGGGAGTCAATAAAGCAATCGTAATAATTCGGTGGTTTCTTATTCATTAAAGAGATTATACAGGAATTCGGGGGAATATGCAAGAAAAAACCGTTTCTTGCCTAGATGTTGCAGTTTAGGAACTTTGGGAGCTGGGATCGACTTATGTTTATACATTCCCATCCTTCTATTCCATACCTTTTCTCTATATAGATAGGTTCTTCCTATCATTCTACCCCATGTATAGTTATTTCCTTTCATTTCTATATTTCTAACAGTTCTAGACTATTAGTAGAGTGAGTATAGCCTATGGGGGGGCTGGAGAATCCGCCCGCTTTTAATAACTAAACGGGGCTAATCGTTGTTCAAAACTATATATCTATACTATAGTAATAACCTATCACTCCTTATAGGATCATCCTATCTATAGTACTTTTCTTTTAATTCATATACTTTTTTCTTTTAGACTATATGTTTTTTATCTTAAATACTTCTATCTATCTATGTCTTTTAATCATTTAGTTGAGTCTATACTAGAGTCTATCACTAATAATACACTAGGACCTTTTGTTGTCCTTAAGGTTGATTCTAATTCTATACTAGTCAATAGGCCTTATGACACACCCTTAAAGCTCCAATTGTCCCAATCCATTGACAGTACTAAGATAGAGACAGGTAAACAACCTTATTACTTTCAGATCTTAAATGGTAAGGTTGTTAGTATGGAAGAGGCCTAACCTTCTACTTAACTAGTTCTGTTAGGTGTTCAAAAGCTTTATGCATTCCAGCGCTATCTTTTTTATCAGATGCAGCTTTTAACCTATTGACCCAAGTTGTAATCTGTCCCTTCTCAGAAGGATTTTTAAGAATAGCTTTTGCCTTACTAGCTGCTTCCTCTAACTCATTAACATCAATAGAAGTAACCTTTGAAAGGATCCAATGACGAGCCGTTTTAATAGCATTCACGATATCTTTTCCAAGAAATACAGCTGTAAATCCACCTAAGGAAAGAGTAATCAAAGTAATACAAGCAGTAATAATAGCTACAGCTTCTTTAGGATCAACTGTTCCACCTCCTGTAGAAGAACTATATGTTGTATGAAGGTTATTGAGTTGATTGAGAATTAAAGGAATAAAAGGAACAATACTTTCATTTATCATAACCTGTTCATAAGTTTCGGAAATAAGATGAGCATCATTTTGCATTACCAATATACTTATTCAAATTGATATCTATTTGTCCTTCTATCTATGATAGATAGATCATCTACTCCTGAACATCAGCACTATCAATTAACATATCAATAACAGTATCCATTCTAGACTCTTCAAAGTCCTCAATTACTCCATGAAAGTACTCTTCTAAAGCCTCTTGTACATCGAACATTGTTACATCAATTCCCTGATCCTTTAACGTATCAATGATTGAACTAATCTCTCCGTTATCAATATCGATTGTGATTTTCATTATGTCTATATGTTATAGTGTTATAGTCTGAACTGCAAGCCTTAAACCGATGTTGTAACTGCATTAAACTCTGTACCAATAAAGTTCTGAATATCCTTTAGGACTGATGGTACCTCTATTGTAAGCCCCGCATATCCATCGTCTGTTCTGAACAGAAGGTGTCCATCTTCTGTTCTTATTACTGAATCTACAATCTTATCATTATCATCGTAGTAATCTGAGTACATAACTGTTCCTATTTCGGGAACATCTTCAATGCGGTAGGTTACAACCTTCATGAACTCTTTCTTGTATCCGTTAATTTTCATACTATTAGTATATTGGAATTCTTATTTGATTTCAAGCTTATTCTCCAATCATCTCAGCGATTAGCTCAGGCTCAGGCTTAAGCTCCCAATAACGGACTAGCTGATTCTTAAAGAATTCATTGAAGGAATCCTCTCCTATCCAAGTAACCAGCTCGTGAATGAAGTGCTCATCAAACCATGCTCCAGTTGTCTCCTTAAGGTACTCAACCTTATCATGACGGCTTGTATTATGATACCAATCTTCGATCTTATTTTTCATACTATTAGTATAAAGGAATCAAAAAGGAATTTCAAGCAAGAATTAGCTGATCGGGCTCAAGTGAAATAGAGCCTTGAAATTCATCAGATTCACAATGATACATATCAACATGTCCCTCTCCATCATGCTCTTTATCGAAGATGAAAAGATTAGTATTAGCTGCTAGATGAAGCTCTTGCTCCTCACCATTAACAAAGATAATATACCAGCCGTCGGACTTTAGGGTTGCTTTATTTTTCATACATTCAGTATAA